TACGTTGGTTCATTTTTTCTTGACCTATATATAAAAAGATGTTAAACTTAGACTGGGACAGCAAGAACTTGACCTCTTGTTGGGAATTGCTCGAACAATTCCCTAACCAGCCATTATTATTTATAAACAAACGGTTTTTGTAATGCAAAAGAAACAAAAAATCTTCGAGTACACAATTTCTGGCCCGGCATATATTCGCCTTGGTGCAGAACAATGCAATGATCCAGAGACTCTTGATATGATTAAAAATCTTATTTTAAAAACATGTCATAACCAAAACAACCATACCTTTTCTTTACTATATAATGGATTTACTGAAAAGAATTTTGGTGCCAAATTACAAAAGTATCGACCAGCTATTAAGCAAATTCATGCAGACTCAGGTGGGCTACAAATTATTACTAGAGGATTGCAAAATACTCCAGAAGTAAGAGATAAGGTTTATACTAATCAAGGAACATACGCAGATATAGGTATGGCATTTGATGAAATTCCTGTCAAAGCAACTCAAGACGGTAGATCATCCAAAATTGATACGAAGCGTAGATTTTTCGATAAAGAAAATTTTGATACTTATGCAACACAAACAGGCAAGAATGTTAGGGCACAGATTGAAAAGTTTGCAGAATTAAAATCCAACTGTAAACCTTTTGTAATTATACATGGCGCTTCCCATCAAACTTATCAACAATGGGCGGAAACGATTCTAAGAGAAGTTTCACAACCATTGCATCATAGAATAGGGGGCGTGGCGATGGGATCTGCTGCTCTGGGGATGGGGCAATTGGAAGATGTAAAAAGAGCATACTATGTTACATTGATGCCTTTTTCTAAACCTTTTCATCTGCATATTTTGGGGGTAGGTGCACTTAGACGCATGCTTCCTTATTTACTTTTCAGTCAAACGGGTTTGTATGATGGAATTGATATTTCTTATGATTCCACTACTCATTCTATGTCTCTTGATAATGGGTTATTCTACTTCTCACATTATAAGAAGTCACCAGGATCTGCCTATGGAGGCACTTCAGTGAAGATGGGAAGAGAATACTCTAACATCTATAGAACAGTTACAGAAGAAATCAATTCGGTATGCGAGACAGAATACACACCCGAAGAATATCATAAATTAATGAACAAACAAGTTACTGCATATTTAGATGAAGGCGGCAAATTTATTGACATTATGCGAGCAAGACTGGCATTTATTTTAACTAATATTCATAATTTTACTAAAGACGTATCAGAGCTGACACAATCTAAAGAACAATTTCTAAAATTTGCAAGAAATAAAGATTGTGAAAATGAATATGCAGCACTATTTGATGTTAAAAATTTAGATGATTTTCTACATTGGGAAAAGCATATTGGAAGATATATGGACTCGGAATCGGTAGTTGATAAACCACCTTCATCACTAGAGGATTTATTTACATGATTATCAAACAAGACATTAGACCTCGTACAGAAACATTTATTAAGATTCGTACAGAATTTGAAGGTTACCATAGATATCCTATTGCTAGCCAAATTGATTCTCGTATCGCATTTCTTGAAAATGAACATAGACATATGTTTAAAGTCGAGGTCAAGATTTCTGTATCACATCTTGATAGGGAATTGGAATTCTTTTTAGTTAAATGGGCATTACAAGATTTTATTAAAGGTGGTAATATGAATCACAAATCATGTGAGATGATTGCTACAGATATTCTTGAACAACATCTTATTCCGAAATATGGCGAAAGATATTATGAAATTATTGTGTCCGAAGACGGCGAGTCTGATGGTATTGTTGAATATTTTCCGGGTTAATTATGCGTAAATTGTGGTATTGCGGACTAGAGCCGTATGAGGGCAGATATACTTTACAGCTTCAGCAATGGAGCGAAGCTGTATTTAAGCGCAGGGGTATTGATTATGAGGTAATTCATGGTGAACTACTAGATACATCTAAATCTATTGTGACGGGTCAAGTACTTGATGCACATGGCCGTAGTTATTATTCTTTGACTCAAATGGCCAAACTTGTAGCAAAGATGAAGGCGGGTGAAGTAACTTGGGAAGATACTATTTTCTTTGAGGATATGTTTACCCCCGGTATGGAAGCTTTGCCTTATATTATGGATCAGACAACAACAGATTATAGACCTCAGGTGTGGGTAAGATGTTTAGCGCAGACAATAGATCCAGATGATTTTCTTCATGTATGGGATATGCAAGATTGGATGCGACATTATGAGCATATGATAAATCATTTTGTGACTGGTGTATTAGCATCTAATGAAGAAATGGTGGCACATATGAAAATTGCCGGTTGGAATGTTCCAACCTACAATATTTCTGGTCTTGCATTTAGTAAAGAAGAAGTGCAATCTCGAGTGCCTTATAGAAAAAAGTTTTACGATAGACAGAGGCGAGTGTGTTTTGCTGCTAGATTTGACCAAGAAAAACAACCTGGATTTTATATGGACATGGTTGAAAAAATAAAACCATATCATGACATTGAATTTTGTGTTTTGTCGGGCGGACCACTACGCAGTAATGATCCCAATTATTTGGAGAGAGCACGTGAATTAGAAAATAAAGGTATTCTAAAGATATATGAAAATTTATCTAAAAATGAATACTATAATATTTTGGCAGATTCAAGAATTTTATTTAACTGCGCCCTACAGGATTGGGTTTCTAATACTGCTTCAGAAGCTGACGCCCTTGGAACAAATTGCTTATATCCTGCTTATCGATCTTTTCCCGAGACATTTGCCAATGATGAAGAATGTTTGTATGTGCCTTGGTCAACAAAGGATGCTGAAACTAAGCTATTGTGGTTAATGAATAATCCGAGAACTGGACTAGGCAGATTATCAAATTGGACAAATGAAACTATAGATCGTTGTTTAGATATCATGGAGGATGGTTTTGCTAGTGAAAAATGGTATAGGGGAAACAATAGGTATAGAAATTATGTCTCAGAATCTAAATACTAAAAATATTCTAGTTACTGGTGCTGCTGGTTATATTGGTGGCATTACTTGTATCGAGTTAAAAAGAAGAGGATACAATGTCTTTGGAGTGGATAGAAGATTTTTTGATCATTTAAAAGATTACTATGATGATTTTTATCATGGAGATTTTACTGACAATGAATCTTTTTTACTTATAAAGAAAGTAAATCCTGTTGCAATAATTCATTGTGCAGGAACAAGTTTAGTTGCTCCTAGTTTTATCTCTCCGGGGGATTATTTTAATAATAACGTAGCTAAAACAAATAAATTATTAAACTTTATTAAAGATGAAATTCCTTCTACTAAATTTATTTTTAGTAGCAGTGCTGCTGTGTATGGTAATTGGTCTACATATCCTTATCGAGAATATAGTGACACAATACCTGTGTCACCTTACGGTGAATCTAAGCTAATGGCGGAAAAGATATTATCATGGTATCATCAAGTATATAATTTAAATTATGTATCCTTAAGATATTTTAATGCATGCGGTGCAGATTATGATGCTGCTCATGGGCAAGAACCTTATGCTACACATATATTTGCTAAATTATTTGAAGCAGCATTAAATGATACAGTATTTACATTAAATGGCGCAACTTATCGAACTAATGATAATACTTGTGTACGAGATTATGTTCATGTTTCAGATATAGCGGATGCTCATATTAAAAGTATTGAAAATAAAATCACAGGCATATATAATTTAGCTACCTTAAGAGGCACATCAAATCTCGAATGTTTAGATTATGTAGAAAAGCTTTTAGATAAGAAAATTGTGGTAAATGTAGCTCCAGCAAGAAAAGGCGACCCTGCTATTCTTGTAGCTGATCCAACTAAGTTCCAAGTAGTAACAGGATGGAGAGCATGGCGAACTATTCCATTAGTGGTAAGCCATTTACAGAAATGGTATGAATCTTCTATATTTAAAAACTATAGTAATAAGCGGTCTCAGGACGCTCATCCCGCTTTATAAATTCTGCGTGTCATCAAACTTACTCAAGGAGGCAAGAGATGGCTTATACGTATACAGTATATCATAATAAATTTGTTAGTACGACGGAACATCATGATGTTTTATGTTAAGGATTAATTATGACATTCCAACCAATAGTATACAAATTTACAAGTACAAAAGAATATGTTGATGAATTTCCATGTGCCTACAAACAATGGAAAGCTGACACTCACTGTAACAGAAATCACGGTTATAGCTTTTCAATGAAGTTTTATTTTGGGGCTAACGAATTAGATAAGCGGGGCTGGGTTTGTGATTACGGCGGTCTTAAAGAATTAAAGCAAATTCTTAAAGATCAATTTGACCACCGCACTTTAATTGCTCAGGATGATCCGGATCTTGAAAAGTTTAAACAACTTGAGCAGGACGGCATCTTACAACTTACCATACTACCGGGCATGGGCTGCGAAATGATTGCCGATATGCTTTACAAATATGTAAATGGAGTTTATATTCCGCAGTACCTCGGAGAAGGCGAAGCCAAACGAATTTGGTGCTACAGAGTTGAAGTCCGAGAAACCCAGTCTAATATGGCTTTTAGAGAAGGCCACCGAGAGTGGAACGAGGACTTATTTGTAGATTTTTAGTAAATCGACATAAATAAACACAAAACAATATGATTTTTAGAGAAAACCGCAGTCACCGGCATAAGGATTTATTCCAGTTATGAAAATTTGTTTACTCGGTGATACACATTTTGGAGTTAGATCCGATTCTAAAATTTTTCATAAATATTTTCTATATTTCTATGAAAAAATATTTTTTCCTTATCTAGAGGAAAATAACATCAATACAATTATTCAATTAGGCGATTTATTTGATAGAAGAAAGTATATAAATTTTCTTACACTATCTGAGTCTAAAAAATATTTCTTTGATATAATTAAAAATAAAAATATAAAAACAATTGCTTTATTGGGCAATCATGATATTTTCTGGAAGGAAAGTTTATCAGTAAATTCTCCTGATTTATTACTTGAAAATTATGAGACATTGTCCATTATTAAATCTCCAAAAACTTTAGAATTAAATATACCCATAGATATTATACCCTGGATATGTAAAGAAAATGAGGAGGAAGTTTTAGATTTCATAAAAAATTCCAATTCAAAAATTTGTATGGGACATTTTGAACTATCTGGATTTGAAATGATGCGAGGAGTTCCTAATCATGATGGTATAGACAGTAAATTTTTAAATAAGTATGAGCGTGTTTATAGTGGTCATTTTCATACAGCATCTTCTAAAGGAAATATCACATATTTGGGTACTCCTTATGAATTGACGTGGTCAGATTATAATGACCCTAAAGGATTTTATATTCTTGATACTGATACATTGAAACTAGAATTTATTAAAAATCCTATTACAATGTTTGAAAAAATATATTACGATGACATTAAAAACGATATAATAGATACAAACAAATACGAAGATAAATTTATTAAACTGATTGTAGTAAATAAAACTGATTTTAAAAAGTTTGATTCTTTTGTTGATAATCTTTATAAAATTAATCCGAACGAAATAAAAATATTAGAAGATCTTTCTGAATTCGAATCTTCAGATATGGAGGAAAATCTAAATTTAGAAGATACGATGACACTCTTATCCGATTACGTAGATGGTATTGAAACTGATGCGAATAAAGATAGAATAAAATTATTATTGAAAGAGCTATATGTAGAAGCTCACGATTACGAGGAAACATGATTTATTTTCAAAAGATTAAGTGGCGTAACTTTTTATCTACAGGAAATAATTTTACAGTAATAGAATTAGACAGAAATCCCTCGACTTTAATTATAGGCGAAAATGGTGCCGGGAAGAGCACCATTCTTGATGCTATTTGTTATGGATTATTTGGAAAAGCATTTAGAAATATAAACAAACCGCAATTAGTTAATTCAATAAATCAAAAGAATTGTTCTGTAGAATTAGAATTTCGTATAGGCAAAAAAGAATATAGAATAATACGAAGTCAGCGTCCAGGTGTATTTGAGATATATCAAGATGGGAATTTACTAAATCAAGATGCTGCATTAAAGGATTATCAAAAATATCTTGAAGATAAAATATTAAAATTAAATTTTAAATCGTTTACTCAAATTGTAATATTAGGTTCAGCTTCTTTTACTCCTTTTATGCAATTAGCACAGGGCACTAGAAGAGAGGTGATTGAGGATATTCTTGATATACAAATTTTTAGTGTTATGAATAATATTCTCAAATTGAGACAAAGTGAAATAAGAGATATTTTACGAGAAAAAGAAAACAAAATAGATATAGGTAAACAAAAAGTAAAGTTGCAACAGAATTATATTAAACAACTTGAAGATGATCAAAAGAAAAGAAATGATGACCTCCAGGCAAAAATCGAAATCGCTAGTGAAAATATCAAGAATTTTGAATTGCAGAGTAGAAGCTTTACAGAAGAATACGATACACTCTCAAACTCAGTTAAAGATGATATGGAGATCGCTACCAGAAAAGTTGAAGTGGCAAATCTTTATAAATCATTACAAGCACGAATTAAGAAAGTTGAAAGTGATATCATATTCTACGAAGAACATGACTCATGCCCGACTTGTTCTCAAATTATATCTACAGAATTTAAAACAACAACAATCGGTAAACATACACACAAAAAAGAAGAAATCGGTGATGCAATTGATACGCTCTACAACAAAATGCAAGCAATTGAAGCTAGAGCTAATGAAATCATTGAAATTAAACAACAAATTGTTGCCGTACAAACTAATATCACGGAAATAAATGCAAAAATTATTGCTCAACAAAATTATATAAAGGCGCTACAAGCAGATACAAAAGAAGAAAGTAATATAGAAGATAGTTTAGTCAATGCAAAGCTTACTCTTAAGCATCTTGCCAAAGAAGTTATAACCGAGTCAGAAAGTAAAAGTAAATTAAAAGAAGATTCATATTATTTTGATGCTGTATCTACCTTACTAAAAGATACCGGAATAAAGACTAGAATTATAAAACAGTATCTTCCTGTCATAAATAAATTAGTAAATAAGTATTTGACTGCGATGGATTTTTTTGTATCATTTGAATTAGACGAAGCTTTTAACGAAGTAATAAAATCTAGACATAGAGACGATTTTAGCTACGCATCCTTTAGTGAGGGCGAAAAACAAAGAATAGATTTAGCATTGTTATTTACTTGGAGAACTATCGCTAAGATGAAAAATAGTGTTTCTACTAATTTATTGTTATTAGATGAAGTATTTGATTCTAGCTTAGATATTAATGGAACAGATTTTGTTATGAATTTACTTAATACCATAGGTGAGGATGTAAATGTATTTGTAATATCTCATAAAGGAGATCAATTATTAGATAAATTTAGTAATGTTATAAAGTTTGAAAAATATCAAAATTTTTCTAGGATAGTATAATGATTATTATTCGCAAAGATCAATTAAATTTAGTAGAACCTAATAATACTATTTTAAACTCTTCCCCTGCTTTATATGATTTTGAAAAAAATAAAAGTAGCGCTTTAGCTATATCTAATGTTTTATTTGAAAGAATGAAGGAATTGGGGGGTATCGGACTTAGTGCAAACCAAGTAGGCATAAATTTGAAAATATTTGTAATGGGAACCGATCATAATAAATTGGCAGTTTTTAATCCTGAAATCATTGAATATTTTGGTGAGGAAATTTCTTTTAAAGAAGGATGTTTGAGTTTTCCTGGGTTATTCATTTTCGTAAAAAGACCTGCAGGTATACGAGTTAAATTTCAAGATATAGAGGGAAATTTAAAGGAGGGGGAATTTACTGGTTTAACTGCCAGAATTTTTCAACATGAGTATGATCATATGCAGGGAAAAGATTTTACAGAAAGAGTTTCAAAAATCAAGTTAGATCTTGCAAAAAAGAAATATCTTAATTTAAAAAAGAAAATAATTAAAAAACACGCAGTACAAACTATGATTGGTGCTTTAAATGAATCAGAAAATTTAAATTTGCAAAAATAAGCTTATTTAGTATTGACATATATTACATTTGACTATATAATAAAAATATAGTGAAGGAGAGTATATGTCTGTAGCCAATATTACCAATTCCAAATCAGTCTTAGCCAAACTTCTAGCTCAGGAAAATATTACCGTAGAGCATAGACGTATTCATACGGCAGCCTTCGATCCCGTCAATCGAGTACTTATTTTGCCCCTTTGGAAAGAAATGGGGCCAGATATTTATGACTTACTAGTAGGACATGAAGTAGGTCATGCCTGGGAAACTCCGGCAGAGGGATGGCATTCAGCAATTGAAGAAAAGGGCAAAGGATTTAAATCTTTTCTCAATGTAATTGAAGATGCTCGTATTGAGAAAAAAATAAAAACTAGATATCCTGGACTTCGTGCTCCAATGTATCGAGGATATAAACTATTATTTGATCAAAAGTTTTTCGGTGTGTCTGAAACAAATATATCCGATCTTAAATTGATTGATAGATTGAATTTGCATTTTAAAATTGGGCATTTGCTTAATGTTCCATTTTCTAGTCAAGAAAAAATATATGTTTATAGAATGATGCAGCTAGAAACATGGGATGACGTTTATGAACTGGCTTGTGAATTATTTGATTATACGAAGGATTTTGAATCCGAAACAAATTTTGACGATATTGATATAAATCAAGATGAGAATGAAAATAGTGATAGTTTTGATTTAGATTCCTACTATGAATTTGATGAATCAGTAGAGAATAATGATTATTTAAAAGGAAGATTTGACTCTACTGATCCGGAATCAATAACTGACAAGGCATTTAGAGAAAATGAATCATCTTTGATAGATGATACACTTAAACCTTATGTTTATGTGAATTTACCTATAATTAAAATAGAAGATTTTATTGTTCCTCATCGAGTTTTGTACACTAAAACTGATTTTAGTAACTTTGATACATATTTTAACGAACACGATGAGAATAGCTTTAACAAAAGTAAACTTTTTACCGAATATAGAGAACGTAACACAAAATTTATTATGTATTTGGTTAAAGAATTTGAATTAAAAAGAAATGCGGCACAATATGCAAGAGCAAGTATTTCTAAAACTGGGGAATTAGACTGCGAAAAAATTTGGTCTTATAAACTACGAGAAGATCTATTTAAACGTGTTACTAAAATACCAAATGGTAAAAACCATGGTATGGTAATGTTTATTGATTTATCTGGATCAATGACAAATAATATTACAAATACTATTGAACAGACCTTAGTATTAGCAGATTTTTGTCTTAAGGTAAATATTCCTTTCGAAGTTTATGCTTTTTCAGATTCTTATAAAAATTACGAAAATTATTTAGGGCATGAAAGAGGCTCCAAGGTAAGATTTTCAAGAAGGCATAAAGATTTAGTTATGGATAATAATTCTTTTAAATTATTAAATTTTTTATCCTCAACTATGTCTAAGAGTCAATACAGAGAAGCACAAATTAGATTATTGCAGTATGGAGCAGCTTTTGAATATTTTAGAAAGGGGCCAGATAAAAATGGTAATGTGTCAATTCGATATAGAACAGCTGCTATACCCAAAGGATGGGAATTGGGAGGCACTCCTTTAGATGAGACAATATTATTTGCCAATTATTTTGTTGAAAAATTCAAAGAAGAAAGAAAACTTGATATTGTAAATACTATTTTCTTAACCGATGGGCAAGGGGTCGAAACTAATGCCCTTGTTGATGAAAATGGTAGGGGTTGCAGATTCGCATATCTTACTTCCAGTAAAAGCTTCAATTTGATTCTTACAGATACCAAAAATAAAATCACAGTATCAGCTGCACCGGGAGAATTAGTAAGTAGTGCTCTTTTAAGAATGCTAAAGGCAAGATCGGGTAGCAACGTTGTAGGTTATTTTATTTCTGATAGAAATGTAAGATATTCAACGTTCAATATTTTGCAATCTTATGGAAAATTTATTTCAGAAGATCAGATAACTAGTTTTATCAGGAAATACAAATATTTTGATATACAAAATATTGGTTTTGACAGTTATTTTGTAATAACCAATAAAGATTTACTTATTGAAGATGATGAATTAAAAGTTGAAAAGACTGGTAAAAACGAATTAAGAAAGGCATTTATTAAAAATCAAAAAAATAAATTAATGAATAGAATTCTTTTAAATAAGTTTATTGAAAGAATCGCTTGACACTTTTTACTTTTTATAATATAATATTATTATATATTTGAGGAGTTGCTAAAAAATGAAATTGACAGAAATTGAAAAACGAGATATTGTTGCCGATCTTGCTGAAAAATTTGGTGCATCAGCATCTAGAAAAATTATTATAAAGCACTTTAAAGATTCATCTCTCCCGGTTCCTAATTGGCTAATTAATGGTGACGAGTATCGTTTAGAACGAGGCATAATAAATTTATCCTTGCCCTTAGATCAAAATAAAATAATAATGAAAAAAGAAGAAACACATATGCCCGCATTACAAGCACAAGTAGTCCAAATTAAACAAAAGAAATTAGATCAACAAATAGATAATCTAGTTCCTATTAAAGATTATACTTATGTTCCTTTTGGATTTTTTAAAGATTTAGAAGAAATTATTAAGTCTGAATCATTTTATCCATTGTTTATTACTGGTTTATCTGGTAATGGTAAAACAACTATGGTTGAGCAAGTTTGTGCTAAGTTGAATAGAGAGTGTATTCGAGTAAATATTAGTATTGAAACGGATGAGGATGACCTTGTAGGTGGAAATACTTTAGTAGATGGAAATGTTGTCTTTAGAGAGGGTCCTGTAATTACTGCTATGCGTAGAGGAGCTATTCTACTTATTGATGAGATAGATAGAGGTAGCAATAAACTTATGTGTATTCAAGGTATCTTGGAGGGCAAGCCTTTTTTTATTAAGAAAACCGGCGAAGTAGTACATCCAACTAATGGTTTTAATATCGTAGCAACTGCTAATACTAAAGGTAAAGGCACTGATGACGGTAAGTATATTGCTGCTCAAATTTTGGATGAAGCTTTTCTAGAACGTTTTCCAATCACTATTGAACAGGAATATCCTACTTTAGTAACCGAGAGAAAGATTATTCATAATAATATGAAACTGCTAGGGTGCACTGATGATGAGTTTGCGGATAAGTTGGTAGAATGGGCAGAAATTATTCGAAAAACTTATTTGGAAGGCGCAATTGATGAATTAATTTCTACACGACGTCTAGTACATATTGTTAAAGCATATTCAGTATTTAAAGATAAACTGAAAGCGATTAATCTGTGTATAAATCGCTTTGATTCTGATACTAAAAATGCTTTTATTGATTTGTATAATAAAATGGATTTGCCAAAACAACAGGAAACTGTACCAAGTCAGCCTTTATCTAACAATGATGAATTGCCTTTATAGTGAGATTATGTTTACATTAGATAATTTTCTAGTAATGGAATCTATGTATGGGAAGTTTATTCTTCCCAGGCATTGTACTCCGGGCCCACCTACACCTGATCCTGCATCTACTATGCTTCGCACAGGTAAGACACATATTGAGGACGAACTAAGCAATATTTTATATCTTGTTAGTAAATTGCCTGAGAATTCTATTATTGTGGATGGGGGAGCAAATATGGGATTTTTCTCTATTCCAGTAGCTCAGGCAGTTAAAGAAAGGGGCAGTAAAGTAATTGCGTTTGAACCACAGAAACAATTATTTTATGCTTTAGGTGGCACTATTGCATTAAATGAATTAGATAATGTTTTTTTACACAATTTGGGTATAGGTGACAAACAAACTGTTGCTCAGCTTTCTGAGGTAAGTTATAGCCAAGTTTCAGATTATGGTATGGTATCTATTTCTGAAATTTTAAGTATTAATGAAATACCATATCTAAGATATAATACATGTGAAGTTATTACTATTGATTCTATGAATCTTCCGCGCCTAGATTTTTTAAAGTTGGATATTGAGGGATTTGAATGCCAAGCTTTAAGGGGTTCTCTAAATACTATAACTAAATTCAAACCTTGGATTTGGATCGAATACAATATGGCCGGTGAGCAAAATATTAAAAAAGAACTTGAAAATATTAAAGAGTATCGATATCAAATTATTGATTGGCAAAATATGTTGATTGGAACTAAAGAGCAATTTTCTTCTATTGGGTTTAGACATGGATAAACTATTACTGCATACTCATACCGGCCTTGGGGATCATATTATTACGAACGGAATGGCACATGCCTTTGCTGAAAGATATGATAAGGTATTAGTTATTCATATCAAACAATTAGGAGAATCAGTTAGAGCTCTCTATGCTGGTCATAACAAAATTCAAACTATTGAATTTCCCGATATTGATGTTACTCGTAATGGTATGGATATGGTTAGAAAAACTGCAGAAATCGAAAATGCAGAATTAATTAGTATAGCTGATCCATATTTAGTGTATCCAAGACGTTATCTTTTAGACAAAGACAATAATCTAACAGTGCAGCATGTCGCCACAAATTTCGATAGACAATTTTATGAATTAGCTGGAATGCATTTTTCTATTAGATATACTAAGAGTAGAATTCCAAACAGCACAAAAAGATCAAGAGAAATTCTTGGTGATTTATCAAAAGGGCAACCTTTCAGGCTAGTCCATAATACCAGTAGTCAAAATAATTCTGGATATCCTTTAGAATTTCAAAAGTTTACTAAATTTCATGATTTACCATTTATTGAAATTCTTCCAGGTATTACCAATAACGTATTTGACTTTGTGGACTTAATTAAACATGCTTCAGAAATACACACGGTGGGTAGTTTCTTTCATCATATTGTGGATAGTATGATTCCTCAAACAAATGCAGAATTATTCTTTCATAATATTATGATGAAACATGATACACAAATTAATTGCTTTTGGAATAATAATCGTTGGTCTATAGTAGAATACGACAGAAAATACTAATAAATAATTATTTTAATATGTTATATGAAAAAGTTAAAACTTGGATTTACTGATACTCATGATCACCTAGCTTCATTCTTTTATTCCCTATTATCCACTAGATATGAAATAGAAATAGATAATAGTGACCCAGAATATTTAATTTTTGGTGATAATAATTTTGGCAATAATAATTTACGGTTCTCTAAAGATAAGTGTATAAAGATTTTTTATACAGGTGAAAATCAGAGGCCCGAGGATTATGATTGCCATTATGCCATTTCTTTTGATCACATTTATGAACCATGGCATTATAGACTTCCTTTATTTGTAATTTATATGTGGGCATGGAAGCATATTCACAATATGAAATATGATATGGATTTCATTCTTAGAGATAATGACATTCTAAAGAAAACATCTTTTGCTTCTTTTGTTGTATCTAATCCAAATTGTAGTGAAAGAAATAAATTCTTTAAGTCATTAAATGAATATAAGACAATTGACAGTGGAGGAAAACTATTCAATAATATAAATGCTAATATAGATGGAGAGCAGGGCAAAATAGATTTTTTGTCTACTAGAAAATTTAATATCGCATTTGAACCTTTTTCATATCCTGGTTATACTACCGAAAAAATAATGCACGCATTTTATGCTGGGACAATCCCAATTTATTGGGGAAATGAATTAGCTAACTCAGACTTCAATAGAGATGCATTTATCAATGTACATGATTTTTCATCATTTGACGATGCAATTAATTATATTATGAGGGTTGATAATGATGATTCACTTTATAATAAAATAGTAAAATCTCCCAAGTTTATCAATAACATTCCTCCATCTTATCTTATTTTAGATAATTTTCTAAATTGGTTTGATGCAGTGGTATATAATAAGATACTACAACGATGAAAATACATACATTTATCTTTAATTGGCGTAACCAATACAATAAAACACTTGAAAAAATTGAACAATTCAGAGAAATAGGAATCCACCCTACCGTTATTAATAGTGATGAAGCATTCTATTTAGACAATTGGCACAACTTAGGGGATGATGCATATTTTACTGCGCAAATGCTTAAGGCATTGGAAGTTTTTGATGGGGAAGTTTTATTTCATATACAAGCGGATGCTAGTTATAATAGATGGGCAGAATTAATAGCAGATGCTAAAAAATATTATGATCTTTACAAATGGGGTATCTATGCCCCTAACGTAGATTACACTTGGTATGATTCATCTAGAACAGATTTGGATTGTTTTACTGTAGATGAAACACCATTAAAAATGGTGGCAAATACTGATTGTACATGTTGGTTTATTCATAAAGATGTAATTAATAAAGCGACTGAGCGCGATATAAATTTCGCACCGTATAAAATGGGTTGGAGTTTTGATATAGTTTATCCTGCATTATCATATCTTATGAAACGTCCTGTATTGAGAGATTATTCTCACACTATTAAGCATCCAAGAGGAACTAATTACGATACACAACAAGCAGAAAAAGAAATGGCGGATCTTTATAACTCATTACCTGTAGATATACAAGAAGCTTTTTACTATATTAAGGGTGATAGAATGCAGTTGTCTAAATACTATATGGATCAACAATGATAATAGATTTTCATCAAACTAATAGTTTTTTAAAACAAAAATTATTAGATAATGAATCATTTTATGCTTTAAGAATTGACAATACTGCAGGGTATGTTATTGAATGTCTCTTAAAAGGTGAAAACCCTGACCCAGGATTTTATACTGAAAAATCTATAATCGAGGCAGGTGTTGTGCCAACAACCAAAGAATATACATTAAATAGTTTGTATCCAATGACTATTGAATGTATGAAAAGATCTGATTTACTTGGTTTTGTTGATGTAGCAAATACACTTCATACTAAGAAAGATTTTTTAAATCATTTTTCCGGAAGACCTATATTTGCTGGATTACCAATGTTGGTTATGGATCCGGCGGCATTAGTAAATATTTCTGGTTATTATGAATGCACCGATCCTTGGACAAAATATTTAAAGGGAAAGAAGGTTTTAGTTGTATCTACTCACGCCGAATCTATTTTATATCAATGGGATAATATGAATAAAGTATGGGGCGATAAAAAAGATTTAATTGTTCCTTTTGATTTAGTCGACGTAATTAGAAGCCCTTATCATCCTAGCATGGATAATAGACAGTATCCAAATTGTAAAAATTGGGAAGAAACTGTAGAATACATTAAACACAAAATGGAGTCTTATGATTTTGATGTGCTGTTAGCAGGATCGACAACATCTGCTCCTTTCTATGCAGAACATGCTAAGAATATCGGCAAAGTGGGCATTCAAACTGGTGGCACAATACAACTCTTTTTTGGTATACTTGGTTATCGTTGGACACAGGTAGAGGGATATAAAAATTGGCATAAGATGTATAATGAACATTGGATAAATCCACTGCCTATTGATGAAGCCAAATTTCGTAAAGATAATCTTAGATTAGAAACTAATTTTGCATACTGGTAAAATGAAACAAGAAATAATTGATAATGTATCAAAGTTTTTCGTTGAAAAAGCTAAAAATAAAAAATGGACGGCAGGCAAAGACTTTGTAAATTATGCAGGACCATACTTTGATGAGAGAGAATATGCTTCTGTCATGGATACATTACTTGATGGTTGGTTAGTAATGGGAGAGAAATGCCTAAAGTTTGAAAAAGAATTCCCAAAGTATTTTGGTAAATCACATGGCATAGTGACCAATTCAGGTTCAAGTTCTAATCTTCTTATGATGTCATCGTTGACATCTAAAAGAGGTTATAATCTATCTAAAGGAACTAAAGTATTAGTGCCTGTAGCTGGATTTCCTACTACTTTTAATCCCATTTTGCAGGTAGGATTTGAGCCAATATTTTTAGATATTGAAATTGATACATTAAATTTAGATTTAACCAAAGCAGAAGATTTAATTAAAAAATATAATATTAGAGTAATAACGTTTGCACACGTTTTAGGTAATCCCCCAAACATGCGTTGGATAATGGAATTAGTTAACAAATATGATTTATTATTTTTAGAAGATTGTTGTGATGCGTTGGGAACAACTTATGATGGAAAAGAGCTTGGCTCATTTGGCATAATGTCCACCTGTAGTTTTTATCCTGCTCATCATATAACTATGGGTGAGGGTGGTTATGTTGCTTGTAATACATATGAACAAGAAGTTATTCTCAGATCATTTAGAGAATGGGGTAGAGGTTGTTACTGTGTAGGACCCGAGGCGAATAAATTACAATGCGGTACTTGTGGTAAAAGGTTTAGTGAATGGATTCCGTGTTTAAAAGAACAGATTTTCGATCACAAATATGTATATGATGAGATAGGATATAATCTTAAACCCATTGAAGTTCAGGGGGCGATGGGTGTAGTTCAACTACAGAAATTAAATGAAATTCATTCATTACGAAAAAGAAACTACAAATTAATGTTTGAAATTTATAGTAAATATGAAGAATATTTTCATTTGCCTAGAGCACAAGAATATAGTGATCCCAGTTGGTTTGCATTTCCATTAACTATTAGAAAAGGTTCCCCTTTTAATAGAAATGATATAGTAGATTATCTTGAAACAAATTTGATTCAGACAAGGCCGTATTTTGCTGGTAACTTATTACTACAACCTGCTTATTCTCATTTAATGAATTCTGAAGATGCTAAAAGAGAATTTCCCATAGCCACATTTGTGATGCAAAATACTTTCTTCCATGGCACTAGTCCGGTTATTACGAAAGAGCAAATTAATTACATTGGGTATACTGTAGATAATTTCATGAGTTTATTTAAATGAGAGTATGTGATTACATAGCAGAATTTTTATATAACTACGGTGTCAGACGTGTTTATGGTTTGATGGGTGGGGGCGCATCTGGTCTTAATGATGGTTTTATAAAAAATGGTTTGATAGAATATGTTTGTTTTCATCATGAACAGGGTGCCGGATATGCTGGATATGCTGAAGCTAAATCTACAAATAAACTAGCAGTTGTTAATCCGACAACAGGATGTGGTGGTACAAATTGTATGACGCCATTACTTAATAGTTGGCAGGATTCAATTCCTGTATTATTTTTATCTGGTAATGTTAGATTAACACATACTTCTAATTACATCAATAAAACTAAAAAGGTTAATATTCGAAAGTATGGTGTTCAAGAACACGATATAACTAATACGGTAAAAAATATAACTAAGTATACAACAGTTATAGAAAATCCTGACGATGTACAATACGAATTACAAAAATCTATATACATCGCAACAAGCGGAAGACCAGGGCCCGTGTGGATAGATATACCCAGTGATGTACAAACAGCAACAATGCCTAAAAATTCTAGAATCTTTTTATCTGATTCTAATAAAAATAAAAAAACAATAGCATATAAATCATTTGAAGAAGTACTTCTTCAATCTAGTAAACCTATTGTATTGGCGGGCAACGGTATTCATCTAAGTAATACTAGAGATATATTTAAAGATTTTATTGAATATCACAACATTCCTTTTGTGTCTACCTATTTAGGTAGGGATTTAATAGAATATGATCACGAATTGAATTTGGGAGCAATCGGCATAAAGGGAACTAGAGCAGCTAACTTTGCTTTGTATTATGGTGATTTATTACTAATATTGGGTTGCTCCTTAAATGCTACACATATGGGGTATGATGAAAAGCAATTTTCGCCTTTTTCATATAAAATAATGGTAGACATTGATAAAAATGAAACATTAAAATCTATTATTAATATAGATAAAATTTTTAATTTAGATTTAAGGATTTTCTTTGATGAATATCAATACAGAAAGACAAAAAAATTGGGCAACTCTTTGTAAAACTTGGAAAGATAAGTGGCCTGTTTATACTAATGATTATAATGATACTGATCGAGCAATAAACATTTATACATTTATAGAAGTTTTGAACGATGTAATGAATGAAAATCATATAGTAATAACAGATGCCGGATCGCCTTCATATGCTTTACCTCAAAATTTAAAATGTAAATCTAATCAACGTTTTATTTTCTCAGCAGCACAAGCGGATATGGGATTTTCTATTCCAGGATCTGTAGGAGTAGCCAAAGCTAATCCAAATAAGCATATTATTGTTGTAACGGGTGATGGTAGTTTTAATTCAAATCTACAAGAGCTGGCAGTTATAAAATATCATAGATTGCCAATAAGTATTTTTGTTTTGGATAATAATGGATACTTAAGTATTAAAAATACACAAAAGAAGTTTTTTGAAAATCGAGTATATGGTGTAAATCCTAGTACAGGTATAATGTTCGCAGATTTAGTTAAATCTGCTAAATTATTTAATTTAGATTACTATGTTTTAGATAGAATTTCCGATATGCAGAAAATTATTATGGAAATACTTGATTCATCTAAACCTAAAATTGTACAGGTTATTTCTCAAGAAGAACAGGATATTATACCAACTCAAATGTTTAAAACGGTTAATGGTAGTAGAGTACAACCCGGATTAGACGATATGTATCCATTTATAGAAGAACAAGATTATATTGAAGAGAGGAAAAAAGCTTTAAATATATGAAAATACTTGTATTAGGTGCTAACGGCTTTATTGGTAATCACTTATGTCAATATTTAGTATCTAAAAAACATCATGTAATAATGTTTAATAAACACGTCGATGTTTTAAAAGATAATAAATTGTATGATTATATAAAGGATATATCCCCTCATGTATTAATTAATTGTATTACTTTTGGAGGCAAAAAAGAAATATTATCAAATGATTTACATTTTGCTATAGATAATTTAATATTGTTTTCTAATATTTTTAAGGCATCCAAATACTTTAAAAAATTTATAAATATAGGGTCCGGCGCAGAATTTTTAGAAGATAAGAATACGAATCTTGATTTTATCTCAGAAGTATCTATATGGGAAAAATATCCCAATTTTGGAGCATACGCTTCATCCAAAAATATTATAGCTAGATTATGTGATATTACTGATAATTACTACACTTTAAGATTATTTGGTTGTTTTGGTCAAAATGAACCCGCATTTAGAATATTTACAGCATATAAGAACTCATTATTAAATAATACTGTTTTTCAGTTATCTGATAAGTATTTTGATAATTTTTTTATAGAAGACTTTTGTAAAGTAATTGAATACTTTATAAATTACAATCCTGCGATCAAAGATATAAATTGTGTTTATACGGAGAAATTTAAACTAAGTCAACAGTTAGAACTACTTTCTTTTGTAAACAATTGGCCAATAAATTTTAAAATAAAAGAGACAGGTACAAATTATACAGGATGTTCTAAAAATTTAGAAAGTCTAAATTTAAATTTGGTAGGGTTGACATCGGGATTAAAAACATACAAATGAGAAAAATAGTTTATGTAACAGGGTGTTTAGGTTTTATAGGTTACCATGTAACCAAAGCGTGTTTAGATAGGGGTTGGTATGTATATGGAATAGATAAATGTACATATGCTGCTAATTGTAATTTATTAGACGATTTGCAGAGTTATGGTGAACATTTTAAATTTGACGTAATAGATATAAATGATATTTCAAGATTATATGACTGTGATTATGTAATTAATACTGCTGCTGAAACACATGTAGACAACAGTATTGAGAGCTCGGATGTTTTTCTTAAAAGTAATGTTAATGGTGTTCACAAATTACTTGAATTGATAAAATGTAAACCTAAATCAAGAAGACCTATTTTGTTACATTTTAGTACAGATGAAGTTTATGGGGATATTGAAATAGGCTCTCATTCTGAGGAAGATCTTTTATTACCAAGCAATCCCTATAGTGCCACAAAAGCAGCTGCTGATATGCTTATCTTAGCATGGGCAAGAACATATAGTATTCCCTATATTATAGTTAGGCCTACTAATAATTATGGTATTGGTCAATATGTGGAAAAATTTATTCCGAAAGCAATTAAAAATTTAAGCCTTGGTAAAAAAATTGTAATGCACAATGAAGGATTACCTAAAAGAACATGGCTTCATGTATCCGATACTGCCAATGCAGTTATTACAATAATAGAAAAGAATGTAGTAAATGAAATTTATAATATTTCTGGCAATGTAGAAAAACAAAATATAGATGTAGCTCAACAATTACTTGGTTTATTTTATAGTAATACTTCATATACATTTAATGATAATTTTGATTTTTCGGAAGTAAGACCTGGTCAAGATGTACGTTATTCAATTAACGATAAAAAATTAAAAGATTTAGGTTGGGAGCCAAAAGCTATCTTTGAAAATGAATTGATTCAGATAATGAATTGGTATAGAAAGAATTTTATATGGTAAAATATTTTACGTTTAGTATTTGGGGAGATAATCCTAAATACACTTTCGGTGCTATTAGAAATGCTCAATTAGCACAAAAAATATTTCCAGATTGGAAGTGCTTATTTTACCATGACAATACTGTTCCTAATGCGGTCCTAAATATTCTAAGAAATTTCGACAACAGTGAAGTAATTGAAATCACAGATAATTCATTTGGAGCATTCTGGAGATTTGATATAATGTTTGACGGCGGGGACGTCGTATTATCAAGAGATACTGATTCTAGATTAAGTGAGAGAGAAAAAGTTTTAATTGACCATTGGCTTGAAACTAATGCTAATTACATGGTAATTAGAGATCATCATAATCATTATGAATTCCCAATACTTGCTGGTATGTGGGGGAAAAAATGTATTGCTCTTAATAGAAATTTTAAAGTTATTATGGAGCAATATAGATACACTAAAACTTATACTGTAGATCAAGTATTTCTTAGAGACGTTGTATGGCCTTTGATTCAATATGAGACTCAAGTTTACGGTGTTAAAGAAGTAGAATGGATGAGGGATAATTATGATTTTACTGGTCGTCATTTTATAGGACAAACATATACTGAAAATGACGAACCAGTATACGAGGGAAAAATAGATGAATGAGGTGATTCTTTACCATCATTTAGGTCTAGGTGATACATTTATTTGTAATGGGTTAGTGAATTATTTTTCAGAAAAATATGATCATATATTTTTGCCCTGCAAAATAGAATACTTTCAAACTATAAGATGTTTATATAGTGAAAATGATAAAGTAACAGTATGTCCTATGCTTAATATTAATCCTGGTAATGAACAGCAAATTATACAAAATTTTCAATGTGATAAAAATATTCCTTTAATAATGATTGGGTTTAAAGATATAGATCATAGTAATTTTGATAGACAATTCTATGAATTAAATGATTTATCCTTTGGATTTAGATATAGTAAATTTCAAATGCCAAAGTATGTTGAGAATAGTGATAAGTTATATAATTCTTTAGTGAAGGATGATTACATTCTTATTCATAAAAATACCAGTTTGGGTACAATGGAGATAGAGATTGATAGTGAACTGGATAAAATATACATAGATCCCACTATAACTAATAATCTTTTAGAATGGAAAGATATAGTATATAACGCTAAAGAAATTCATTGTGTGCCGAGTAGTGTTTATTGTTGGATTGATAGTATTTATGATAAAGTAGTCGGAAAATTATTTTATCATAATATTAGAGAAGGCACTAAATTAAACGTGAATAATGATTATAATAAACATTCTTGGATAATTAAAGAATATGCTAGCAAATTATGAAAAAGATGAGTTTGGAGTTATTAAACAAATCGAAGTTACAAAAATATCTTATGATAAGAAATATATTAATGTTAGATACGATTCATATGGTGAATTAAATTCTTATATGAGCCATTTAAGATTTGGGTATATAGTTGGCTCTATAGGTTACGTCCCTAAGTCTATTCTAGATGTTGGTTATGGTAATGGTTCATTTCTAAAGATTTGTGGAAAACTAATAGATAATTGTTACGGAAATGATATTAATGGATATGCTATTCCCGATAATGCAGTTTTTGTTGAGGATATAACTAAGAATCACTATGATGTAATTACATTCTTTGATTCCTTAGAACATTTTGAGAATTTAAATTTTATTGAAAATCTTAAATGTAATTATCTTGTTATATCTGTTCCATGGTGTCATTATTTTAGCAATGAATGGTTTAAAACTTGGAAACATAGAAGAGAGAATGAACATCTTTATCACTTTAATAAGGCATCATTAACTAATTTTATAAGTAGTTATAGATATTCTTTAGTTACATCAAGTAATATAGAGGACACTATTAGAAAAGGTGTTGATAAAAATGAAAATATTTTAACTTGCATTTTCAAAAAAGATAATACTTTATGAGTAACGTTACTATTATTACTGCTACTACAGGTGCAGATTTTTTAGAAAAGAATATAAATTCTGTAATCAATCAACAAGTCTCAGCTGATGTTAAAATACAACATTTAGTTGTTGTAGATGGGAATCATCATTTAGAAAAAGTTAGCAAACATTTAACAGGTAATGAAGATCTAATCGTATTGCCGTATGCTACAGGTATTGAGCAATATAATGGCCATAGAATATATGGAGGTTGTACTTTCTTAGCCAAAGGCGACTTTATCATGTATTTAGATGAGGATAATTGGATTGACTCCAATCATGTACAAAGTTTAGTTGATATTTCTAATGAATTATCTTTTTCATGTTCTTTAAGAAAGATAGTAGATATGGAAGGCAAATATATTTGTAATGATGACTGCGAAAGTTTAGGTAATTGGAAATCAATTATAGATGACTTTTTTGTGGATGTTAATTGTTTCTTTTTACCTAAAAAACTAGCATTACAATTATCTCCTCTGTGGTTCAGACGAGCAAGACATCCAGACGATCAACCTGAAGTCGATAGAATATTGACTTCCACTCTAAAAGATAATAATATAAGATGTAATGTGTCAGGTTTTTACACTGTTAATTATAGAGCGGGTAATAGACTTGATTCAGTGCAACCCGAATTTTTCATTAATGGTAATCAGGTAATGAAAAACTTATATAATAATAACTTACCTTGGGCAAAGTGATGAAAGATTTTTTATTTTTTACATATAGTTTTGTACCCACTGCAATGTATTTATTCAAAGCTATAGAAAATTGTGGTTATAATTGTGACTTGGTGACAGAATTAGATTTTGATTCTTTTGTTTGTGAGTCTAAATATAGAGTAGTTGTTGGATATTTACATGAACCAAATCATATTAGAGTCATAAACGAATTGCGAGAAGGAATATTAAAGGATAGTTATTTTATACAACATGATGATACTGATAATTATTGTATAAATTATTGGTTCAGCAAACCTCCAAATTTAATAATGCACCGAGAATTATTCTCGTACTCTAGAACACCTTATCCAGATGTGCCAGCTTACCCGATGCATTTTCCGATACCAAGTATCTATAAAGAGGAATATCAAAATAAAATTTATGATGTAACCTTTATAGGAGGACACACTAATCCAAGACGAGTGCATTTTGTCAATCACCTAAAATCTCTAATGGAAGGTAGCCTTAAACATTTGAATTGGTATTTTAAACATGAAGGCTATGGAGACGGTAAAGATTATCTTGTAAACAAAAATGATACGTTTAGAGTATACAATCAATCAAAAATAATTATACATAATCCCGGTAATAGTCAAGATTCAGTAAGGATATGGGAAGCAGTATCAGCTAAAGCAGTCTTATTGTCGCCTCAACTACCTAATCTAAGTTTAACTAAAGAGTTCATGGACTTTGATAAATATGTAGTATATAAAGATGACTTTTCAGATCTTGCAGATAAAATATTATGGATTTTAAATGGTGACAATTGGAAAAGAATATCAGATATTTCTGTCAATGAATACTTAACACGCCAAGCACCGTATCATTGTTTTGTGTATTATTATAACATTATTATGCATTACTGTGGTTTGGAGAAAAAACCAATTAAGAGAATGTCTGCTAGACCTATATTCATGGATATTAAATGGGGACATGAATTTGGGTATGGAGCCGATATAGAATAAGTGAAAATAATTAAAGATTTATATGGTTATTCTTCAAACAAATTAGAAATTATAGATGATAATGGTTTTATATTTGTTAGAAAATATGGCGATAACCAAAGAAATTTAGAACGATTACTAGTATTAAAAAATTTGGATCTGCCTACTCCAAAGATATTACATTGCACTAATGAATATTATGATATGGAATTTATTCAGGGCATGGATATCAAAAACTACCTTTTGAATCATTCGTCTGAAGGGTTGGCAAGTTTTTTAGTATCTCTGTTGGATACATTTAAAAAATATACTAAAGAAAAATGTTATATAGATGTATACAACAAAAAACTTTATAATGTAGATTTCTCTGATCTTAGCTTTAATAAGCAACAACTAATAGAAAAATTACCTAAAGTATTGCCGTCTTCTCTATACCACGGGGACTTAACTTTAGATAATATTTTATATGATATAAAAAATAATCGATTTGTTCTTATTGATCCATTAACTACTGATTATGATTCATATGTATTTGATGTATCCAAATTAAAACAAGATTTAATATGTAAATGGTTTATACGAGATACAGATTTGATCTTAGATTCTAAGTTAAAGCATATAGATGATTTAATAAGTGATAATTTTTCCTATAATTATTTAGTTATACTAATGTTGTTAAGAATTTATCCTTATGTAAAAACCAAAAAAGATTATATTTTTTTAACTAATGAGATTAATAAATTATGGAAATTATAATTCCGTGTGCTGGTCATTCTACTAGATTTCCTAATCTAAGACCTAAATATTTACTAACAAATTATAGTGGCAAACTGATGGTCGAGAAGGCAGCTGAATGTTTTTCCTCGGACAAAAATAGATTAACTATTGCTATTTTAAAGGAACATGATGATGTTTATAATTCAAGTAAAATATTAACAAATACTTTTGGTAATACAATTAATATTGTAGTATTAGACAATTATACAAAAGGTCCCGCTGATACAGTTTATCAATGCTTAAAAAAATTAGAATTAAATAAAAATGAACCTTTTCTAGTAAAAGATTGTGATAGTTTTTATCAAACAGATTTACCTGCGGGCAATTCTATTCATGTTTCAAGATTATCGTCTAATCCAAAAATAAAAAATCCAGCAGCTAAAAGTTTTACTATTTCAAATAATCAAGATATAATTTTATCCATTATTGAAAAGAAAATAGTTAGTGATACTTTTTGTGTAGGCGGTTATCAATTTGAAAGAGTAGAAGATTACATTAATGCTATAGAAAAATTAGCAACATCTAATTCTGCTGAAATATTTGTTTCTAATGTAATAGATTATTTGATTTCTAAAGGCAAGGTATTTACGCAAACTGAAGTTTCTAACTATATAGATGTTGGTACAGCGGAGGATTGGTTAGATTATAATAAAAAACCAACCTATTTTTGTGATATAGATGGTACTATTATAAAATCTAAAAGTGATATTGTTACCTATGAACCTTTGGTTGAAAATATTAAAATTCTATTGGAAAAAAAATCTAAAGGGTGTAAAATTATATTTTGTACAGCAAGACCGAACAAATTAAAAGATATAACTCGTACAATGTTGGATAATCTTGGTTTTAATGGTTGTGAATTAATTATGGAAATACATCATTCATCTAGAGTTTTGATTAATGATTATGCAAAATCCAACCCGTATCCCTCAGCAGTTGCTATAAATCTGCGAAGAGATACTGATAATTTAGGAGAATTGATTTGATTGATTACAAGTACAATGAAATTAATTTATTGAATGAATTAAAAAACTATATTGATAATACTTATTCTCAACATTATGCTCAAGGTAAAATTCAAACAACAGAATTTATAATTGACAATGGGCATGGTATTGGACATACTGCCGGAAATATCATTAAGTATACCCAAAGATACGGCAAAAAAGAAGGAAGAAATAGGAAGGATATACTAAAGGTGTTACACTATGCTTTAATTATGCTGTATGTGCATGATTTAGAGATAAAAAATAAAGAAGTGATAGAAACAATTCATCATCCAGTATGAGGTTATTATGCAAATTAGTAAAGAAACAATTGAAATTCTAAAGAATTTTGCCAGCATAAACAGCAATATTCTTATTCGTAAAGGTAAAACGCTAGCTACTATTAGTACAGCAAAAAATATTTTTGCTAAAGCAGCCGTAGCGGAAGATTTTCCTGTAGAAGTACCAATCTATGATTTGAATTCTTTGTTAGCATTGCTGACACTAATGGAAAATCAAAATGTCGAGTTCGGGGATAAATCGTTAACGATTTCCAAAGATGGAGGAAAATTTGAGTATTTTTATTCTAATCTAGGCGTAATTGTAGCAGCCCCAGATAAAACCATTGAATTAGATAATCATTTTCAGTTTAAGTTATCCGCTGAGGATGTACAAATGATAATGAAAGCTGCAGCAATCACATCTGCCCCTACTATTTCTGTTACTTGTAAATATCAACAGGTTGTTCTTACTATTGGTGATAAAAAGAATGATACTGCAAATACTTATAAGAAAACTATAGGTTCTGGGCTTGAAGATTTTGAATGCCATATTGCTGTGGAGAACTTTAAAATTATTCCTGATGCGTATTCGATTACTATTTCCAAAAAGAAATTTATGCATTTTAAAAATGAAACAAAATCTATAGAATATTTTATCGCAATGGAACCAGATTCTGTAGTTTAAATAAAATGTATTTCTCTGAAAACAATCTCACCTCCGTTTTAATTGGCACTCCAATGTATGGAGGAATGTGTACTTATGCTTATACTAGTAGTTTAATCAATAACATTATGGATTTAAGAAAAAATGATATTGGTGCTTACTGGTATTTTGTTGCCAATGAAAGTCTAATTACTCGAGGCAGAAATTATTTAGTAGATTATTTTTTAACTCAAACCAATTGTACACATTTAATGTTTATAGATGCAGATATTACATATCCTGAAACATCTATACGCAGACTAATTGAAGCTGATAAAGAAATTATATGTGCTCCTTATCCCAAAAAATTTATTGATTGGGAAAATATTGCAAAAGTTGCTGCGTCTAAAAGTGAACCCATTCCCAATATCCATGAATATGGTGCATCATATGTAATTAACTATATCGATTCTAGTAATATCCCGTTACCAGATAAAAATGGTGTAATAGAAATATTACATGGCGGCACCGGATTTATGTGTATTAAAAGAGAAGTTTTTCTTAAAATGAAACCTCAGCTTAAGAAAGCGAGAGCGGCAAATTTTGGTAGATTTGATAACTGGTACACTGAATATTTTATGACAGAGATAGATGAGGACGGAGTTTTTCAATCAGAGGATTGGTATTTCTGTAATAGATGGAGAAATCTAGGGGGCAAAATTCATTTAATTCCGAATATTAAATTAGATCATATGGGATCTCATATATACAGCGGGAATATTTTAAAAGCTGGCGCAAATATTACTTAAAATAATGGAGTTGTTATGGAAGTTCGTGAAGATCAATTTTTATGGGTTGAGCGTTATCGTCCTCGTAATTTGAGTGAATGTATTTTACCTGCCGCACAAAAACAAATATTTGAGGATATGATTGCCAAGGGCGAAATACAAAATATGCTTTTGTGCGGTTCTGCTGGTGTTGGAAAAACAACTGTTGCTAGAGCTTTATGTGAAGAACTAAAAACAGATTATATGATTATAAATGGATCAGAAGAATCTGGTATAGATGTTTTAAGAACAAAAATTAGACAGTTTGCATCTACTGTATCTTTTACTGGTAAAACTAAAGTAGTAATTTTAGATGAGGCGGATTATTTAAACCCAAACTCTACTCAACCTGCTCTTCGTAATTTCATTGAAGAATTTTCTTCAAACTGCAGATTTATTTTTACTTGTAATTTTAAAAACAGAATTATTGCTCCACTTCATTCTAGATGTGCAGTAATAGAATTTAAACTACAAAAAGAGGATAAACCCAAAATTGCAGCAAAATTCTTTAAACGTGTATCTGAAATTCTCACTCTGGAAAATATAAATTTTGACCCAAAAGTAATAGCAAAAGTTATTGAGAAATATTTTCCAGACAACAGAAGAACTATTAATGAATTACAAAGATATTCCAGTTCTGGTAAAATTGATGAGGGTATACTAATAAACGTTGGTGAACTGATTATAAATGATTTAGTAAGTTCTTTGAAGGAAAAAGACTGGAAAAGAATGAGAACTTGGGTAGTAAACAATATTGATAGTGAACCTGTTACTATCATGAGAAAACTATATGATACATTAACTGAAAATGTAGTACAAGTGCCGCAATTAGTTATTATCTTAGCAGATTATCAATATAAGTCTGCATTTGTTGCTGATCAAGAAATTAATCTGGTAGCTTGTTTAACTGAGATAATGGCTACGGTTGAATTTAAATGAAGTCGAAGAAGTCTAAAGTAACAATTTCTAATGATAAAGAAATTACGAGTGAAGGATACTTATTTGATGATATAAAACATAAAGATACAATAGAAGAAAAATGGACCGCCCCAAATATCTCTCCTTTTGATTTCATAAATGCTATTCATTATTCAAAAGAAAATCTTATTGTGGATGAATGGTCCGAAAAACAATACTCCCCATATATAGTAAACAAAGGATTATCATATGGGCAGGATACCGCTATTCCTGCTAATGAAATGAATTCCCGTCCACATTTACCAAAAAGCCTTCAGTTTTCGTTTTTAATAAATATAGTTAAGCCTAAAAAAAGATTTAACAAATGGATTAAGGCTGAAAAGATTGAAGCGTTAGAAGTAATAAAGGAATACTATGGATATAGCACAGATAAAGCCCGCCAAGTACTTCTGCTTCTTAACGATGTTCAACTTGAAATAATAAGAACAAGACTAACTAAAGGTGGTAAAAATGGCGGATGATTTATTCCACATCGATTTTCCGGGGTATGCTCCATTAGAAGTAACGCTTACTCATCCTGATGATTTCTTAAAGGTTAGAGAAACTCTTACTCGCATCGGGGTAGCATCTAGAAAAGATAAAGTATTGTATCAATCTTGTCATATTCTTCATAAACAAGGTAGATATTTTATAGTACATTTTAAAGAATTATTTGCTTTAGATGGAAAACAAGCTGATTTAACAGATAATGATTTGCAGCGTAGAAATACTATAGCAAAATTATTAGTTGATTGGGGATTGGTAAAAATAAATGAACCTAATTTATTTTTTGATATTGCTCCATTATCTCAAATTAAAGTTATTGCTTTTAAAGATAAGGATGACTGGGATTTACAAACTAAGTATAATATTGGTAAGAAAAAACAATCTGCATAATAAATAATATTGTCTATATTAACTAGCATGTCAGTGAAGGCTAGTAAAATATACACTGATGCCAATGCCATTTGGGTTGGCTTTACTTAACTCGCTAAATAGGAGAACTATAAATGACACTAATGTTTCCTTCATTATTTAAAGATATGGATAAATTTCTTGTTGGTTTTGATGATACATACAATCGTATGTCGAAATTTCATGATGATCTGACCAAAAATGTTCCCAATTATCCTCCATATAATATTCGTAAATTAGACGAAAACAAATATATTATAGAATTGGCTGTTGCAGGTTTTGCTAAATCTGATATTGAAATTGTTTTCGAAGATAATAAATTGATTATTAGCGGTAAATCCCAAGATGATTCCGATAATGCCAATTTTCTTTTTAAAGGAATTGCAAATAGAGCATTTACTCGCACATTTTTACTTGATGATCAAATAGAAATAAATGATGCAGCAATGATGAACGGAATGCTTAAAATAGCTTTGGAAAAAATTATTCCGGATCATAAAAAGCCCAAGAAGATTCAAGTAAAAGATGGAGAAGCAAAAACATCTAGTAAACAATTATTGACGGAAAACGAGCATGATATCTAATCTTTTTGCTTTTTTAGCAAATACTTTAGATAAATGGTCATATATTTCTACCGCAGAACTTTATCTTTCTAAAAGCGTAGACAGAGCAGATTTCGATTATAGAGAAAAAAATCTAAAATATCGAAGTTTACTATGAATTTTATTAAGAAATTAATATTCACTATGATTGAAGGTAGAAGAATGAGAATTGAAAAACAAGTGCAAAATTATGTTAAGAGGTATAGGCAATAAAAGATTTTGTACTTTCGATACTATTAAACTAGGGAACTGGTTAGTAAAAATTAGTTCCCTAGATAGTCAAATTATGATTCATAGTATGAATCTGTTTACTGACGAATATGAACTTCGTGTTTTTATGAACGATCTTGAAGCATTTTATTTTTTAGAGAGATATAATGATTAAAATTATTAAACTTATCACTGCAGAAGAAATTCTTGGTGATATGACAATTGAAGATGAAGTATTAAAAATTAAAGAACCCTGTGCTATTATAATGATTCCCTCGCAATCCTCTGTTAATCAACATAGTATGGCACTTATGCCTTATGCTGGTTATACTAAAAACCATAGGATTGAAGTTAATATGAATAAGATTGTTTGGATAGCTGAGCCGGCGGAAGAAGTTTATAATCAATATAATAAAATTTTTGGTACTGGAATTCAAATAGTTGTATAATTCATGAAAAAAATTACACATGGTCCTGTGGTTTATATCAATCCTATCTCAGGATTGCCCAAATGTTCTCCAAAAGACTGTGTGAATAAGTTTCAAAGTTTTTGTGAAATAAAAGAAACCAATTATAAATGGATTGGCGGGCCCGTATTTCATGAATACTATTTTTCAATTTGTAGAGAATGTAATACTAGAACTATTACTACTTTTGATAAAAAAAGAACAGACCAATCTTACAAAAATGCTATTAAAAATAATGGTAAAGATCCAGCAATTGAGGAAAAAATAAATGACAACAGAGAAAAAACACAATAGAGTTGAAAAGAAAACTAGACAAAATGGTGGCAAAAAAGCTACAATGAATAAATACGTTAAAAGATCACATAAAGAATACCGAGGACAAGGAAAATAGCATACTTGATGCGGGTTGGTGAAAAGGTATCACAGAGGACTCATAATCCTCAGTCTCTAGTTCGAATCTAGAACCCGCTACCAAATATATCAATCGTTACAAATAGATTTTGTAATATCTTTATTACCCATTATAATATAAGGAGCGTACCAGTACATCAATAGGTACGCCACTGATACATCAAAAACTAATTGGTTTAATTGTTGGTTTACCAATTGGTCTTACTCCTGGTGTTGGTTCGCTAGATACTGGTTCAGAATCCAATGGTTCGGGCCCAAAGTTTCCTCGCACAGACATCGAATCATTATTACCCATTCCTGCACTCATGGATAAAGGAGCTGGACCAAATGGTCTTGGACTCGCTGGTTTATTTAAACCATTCATTGCATTCGCTTGAGCTGCTGCACCTGCCATTGCTGCCTCTTTACCTGAACCTGCTAGCATGATACCAGATAAAGTACCACATAAAAATGTTGCAACAGGAATAATAAGTTCAAAGAATTTTTGATCTATTGGACTTATAGCATTTAAAGGTTGCGTGACAAACATGATACTATAAAGAACAGTAAAAACAATCCCAATAAGAGTGAGCGCCAAGCAGACTCCGATAATGAATTTAAGCCTGACCATAAGTTCATTTTCAGTGTATCTTTCACCTGGTTTTGATCTATCTGAATGTTTTTTCTCTTCATTAGCATTTGATTCAATCTTTTTAGTATTTGGTGAAGTAATAGTTTGATTTTCAATATCATTTGTTTTTTCCGGTTCCGTAAACATATTTTTTAAATTCATTTGTTAGCTCCTTTACATTCAGAACAACTATTTTTGCTAGGTGTGGAGTAGGATGCTACACCCTCTTGTCCTTTAAAAATGTGCTCAGGGCAATCCCTTGATACTTCGCAATAAGGTTTTTTACAATAATCTTTTTCCCAATTATCCGGATTTTGGCATGGGTATCTGTATCTAGAATCACATCCTGCTAGAAAAAGAATACTAAGAAGTAGAATAATCTTTTTCATTTACATCTTTCCAAGAAATTTTTATTAATTAATGACTTTATCATTATAGTCATTCTCCTTTTTTTTATTCAAGTATTTATCTAAAATAGCATTTCCAACCCAAGTAGCCATGTAACCGACGAAATACCATTCACTAAATCTTTCTTCTACAATTAAGTACACAAATCCCCACGTACTTACTATCCAAGCGCCAAATCTAACAAATTTCTTTTCATCAAGTTTACCATCGGAACATATTAAATCTTTAAGATCAAGACTATTTTCGCTATTACGATGCCAAACCCAAAGTAATAAAATAAGAAATACAACCACTATAATCAAAATGGTAGACATTGTAAATTGTGTTTTATTGATATCAATCCAATCTATCATTTATTTGCTAAAGGATTATCCAGAGCTTTCTTGAGCTTATCATCTATGTCCCTCTCCAGTTTTTTCATTTTGGCATCGATGTCTTTGTTGTTGGCATTTATGGCCTTAGTATTTTCTGCTGTCATTGAAGATACAGCCTTGGTATTTTCTGCTGCCATGCGATTCATTTCTTTAGTAGCAGCATTAATTGATGCATCAGCTTGCTTTTGAATGTTTCTTACATCAGTTTTTACTTCAGCTACCGTCTTATCAATTTCTCTTTGTTGAGTTTTGTTACCACGTTCTACATCTTCAACTGTTTTCTCGAGGCGACGAATATCTGCCTTCAAATCATTTTTAATATCACGGGTGTATTCTGCAGTTTTATCGCTTCCTTCTTGAACTGCCTTGGCTGTCTTGCTGGCATTTTCCTCTATCAGAGCTAATCGCTTGTCAAATTCCGAAAAGTCCGGACTGACATATTCAGCAATTTTTTTCTTCATGCTCATGTAGTCTTTGTATATCTCAAAGGTACCATACAGACCACCTAGAATAGATGACACCAAAGTAAATGCTACCATGAGTTTTGCTGGCGTAAATTCGTAACCGCCTATACTAATAACTGTATCTTTACTAGCATACTTTTTAACTGCTGCTTCGGCATCGTCAATTTTTTTGTTGACGTCTTTGATTTCTTCGGTCATTTTAACCCCTATTCTTCTTTTTTACCGGTAGAAGCTGCCAGAATCATTAAACCAAATACGAATAATATAACGTGAAACAATGGCAAATAATTGTAGTTTTCCATGTTATCTCCTGTATTGTTGATCGACCATTTCCTGATGAAGTCTGTCGCTTGATAGTTGTCTTAATGCCCTTACATTATCCACAGTTCGTTGATTTCTGTATATCTCTTTGGGAGCATAAAAATTAACATCTGATAAAGCAACCAAATAGGTATTAAATCCCACTGGCGCTCTGGCCAGATTATCTATAGAAACTCCAGCAGCTGCATCGTTGTCTTGAATATTTTGTTTTGTGGTATACTGAGTATTAGTTTGTCTTTCTGGTTCCGGAGTAGTTGGTTTTGTATCTAGAATGTTGTTTATAGGATTAGTTCTATCGATTAAAAAATTACCTGCAGTTTGAGGAATTTCTAACTGTGTAACAGGAGCTATGGCAACTGTCTGTGTTGTAACTGGTTGAACTTCTGCACTTTGTATTTGTGGAGGTTGTACTAGGTTTATCTGTATGGCTCCAGCATTGGTAACAATATTTTCTGACTGTAATTGTTCCTGTTTATCAGATAACTGCATCATCGGCGGAGTATATTGACTACTTGTTTGTGTTTGAGTTGCAGCAACAGCAGAACTAGTTGGTGGCAGTAAAGGACTAGCAGTGCCTGTTTCAGATCTTCTTTCCTCGATAATTGGCGCTGTACTCACATTTATATTTACAAAGGTTTGTACTGAACCTGTATTTTGTTGAATGGTCTGATTAGATGTATTAAAGATTTGTACCGGATTAACTATGACTACACTAGTATTTGTACTAGTTTGCTCGGTCTGTGCAACAGATGTTATGGGTTTTAATGATACCATGCCTAAAACTTCTGCACTATTCTGAGTATTTTGTTGGTTATTTACTGTAGCACTGGAATCTGATTTATTGAAAACTATGCTAGTGCTGCCTGGTGCTGGGCCAACTATAAAGGTTTCAGATTTATTTGTGCCAGCTATGGATTCTGTAGAGCCAGAAGATTTCTGAGAACTTATATCTGAAGAACTTTTCTGAGCCAAATCCAAAGCCAATGTTTCTGCCTGTTTTATGCCTGCTACAGCGCTTATCTGTGCATTTTCTACAGCAGTCTGACTAGCCTGCAGAGCTATGTTGTTCTCTCTTTGTTGATTTTGTTTGATTATAGATAATGCCAGAGCTGTAGAATCAGACTGTGCAGGATTATCAAGTCTTGAAATAGATTTGCCTGTTGATTCAGATACGCTCATGGTCAATGAAGTTACGGGCGATGGTGCTCCAGGTGGAGGGGCGGAACCTGGAAGTGGGGGAGATCCCAGTGGAGGTTTACCAGAATCACTATCAATAATGGCTACTTTTATTTTGGGATTAGTAGATTCTGGATCTTCCAGAGGAGCAGGTATTTTTCCTGCAGGAGGCGGAGTGGATGCAGTAATAATTTCATTCAATGATGTTTGTTGAATTTTATTTTGTTCGTCTGCCAATCGTTTTATTTCAGCATTAAAGTTGCTGCAGTTTGGACTATATAATGGCTGTGTATAACAGGGATCTGGACTCCATATGGGTTTAGTATAGGGTGCTATGCCCATGTTGTCGCCATATCCTCCCCATACATTCCAACTTATTCTGCCCATGTTAAGACTATTCTGCGATTCAACAAAAAGAACTCGTCCAGATCTGCTGCCCCCACTGTAATTTCCTTCGACCCACCAGCTATCATTGTACAGACTAGTACCAAATTTATCGTTTATATTAAAACTAACATTTCTTCCATTGGCGCCACTGGAAGCCCAACAAATTATAAAACTAGCAGTACAATAATCACCAGCATAATACCCGAATCCATAGTCAAAACCATGTAACTGTACACCGCCACCTATGTGAGGAAGTGTTTTAGCAATATCATAGTTCCACCAAAAGGTTGGACTCAAAGATCCTTGTACAACACTGCTAAATCCCGGACAACCTGAACTAAAAGCAGGATTTAGTATGCAGGGATCTACACTGTAATTCACATGCATGTAGGCATCTTTTACCTGCGGTCCATAGCATTGGTTTCCAGAACAGGCCCAAAATCCTGTATCCATGCCAGTGATGCTTAGCTTGGCTGTGCCCACTGTTGACAACATCTTGGCCCCGGAAAATGTATAGGTTTCGGCCAAGGATTGCCAGGTAGGATTATAAGGGGGATTTCCGTCATTGATATTTTTTAAACCAAGCTGATGCAGTTGTGAATGCTCTATGGCTCCGGACTTGTTAAAATATTCAAAGGTTGCACTCAGATTATCCTGCATTCCAGATACATCTTCACAATATCCACCGATTTTATTTGCACAGGGAAATCTATACTGAAAACCATAGCTTATTCCAGTAACAAAAATAGCGCTCGTGTTCTGATAATTAACTGGAAAATTACCTGCATTTACTGTTTGCGATACTGTGCTGTTGGAATAAGAAAAAGTATAACCATCGGTCACAAAACTACCAGGCATTCCGCTGACATTCCAGCCATTGTTGGTTTTTAGGCTACTGTCATAGTTTAGTAAATTGCCGGTCTGTAGATCTATGCTATAACCGCTGGGCGTATTAATGGATCCTGAACTGGTAGCCTGAGCCAGAACAGCAGAGCTCTGCGTCAGCAACAATAAGCACAGTATAATCTTTAAAAAATTCATTAGTTATACTCGCCCGATGTATAACCCTTTACTGTTTTTGCTTCGGCGGGCTGAGTTTTATAATCATACTGAGGTATTTTTTCGGGATTGGCTTGCCATAAATCTTTGGCCTGATCACCTATTTTTCCTTCATAAGGACAGGGAGTACCAGCTGCCATCATGGCTTCCCATACTCTGCGATCCTGACACATGGTAGCCACAGCAGCAACCTTCATGCCCATGTCAAATAAGGTTTTACTAAGCTTTAATCTTTCGCAGTTTAAATCTCGTTGAGTACCACCCAATGCCATACCGAACATCTGAGTTTGCAGCGCACCGCTGGCACCTGTAGTGCACAGATCAGCACCCCCGCCAGACATCATGGCAGGAGCTATGGCTGTTGGGGGCGGCTGTATGACACGCTGTGTAATAGTGGTTTCGTTGATGTTTCTATTGGTCATGTCTCCAGTCTGGACATTCTGATTAATATTAGTGTTGTTATTCTGATTTATATTTGTGTTGGTTGATGTAGCAGTGGACTGATTAATGTTGCGATTGGTCATGTCTCCAGTCTGGACATTGGTATTATTATTGTTGGTTGTAGCTGTCGTCTGGTTAATGTTGCGATTGGTCATGTCTCCAGTCTGAACATTGTTGTTGGTGTTTACATTGTTGGCTGTACTGGTGCTATTGTTGTTATTATTATAGGTCATGGTGCCAGTATTGACGTTATTATTGGTGTTAACACTGGTGGAGTTATTGGTGTTTATGCTGGTACTCGTCGATGTATTGATGTTGCGATTGGTCATATCTCCAGTATTAATATTATTATTTGTAGCAGTGCTGGTACTGGTATTGACATTGTTGTTATTGTAGGTAACAGTTCCAGACATAATAGTTCTATTGGTACTGTCACTAGTACTGGTATTTTGATTGATGTTGGTTATTTGTCCAGACTGAATATTGTGATTTGTATTAACATTAGTCGCAGTACTGGTGCTGGTATTTTGATTGATGTTAGTTATCTGCCCAGACTGAATATTATTGTTGGTATTTACATTGTTATTTGTACTGGTGCTAGTACTGGTATTTTGATTGATGTTGGTTATCTGCCCAGACTGAATATTATTGTTGGTATTTACATTGTTGTTTGTACTTACACTGGTGCTGGTTGATGTGTTGTTATTGTTATTGGTCATGGTACCAGTATTTACATTATTATTGTTGTAGGTAACCGATCCACTCATATTATTGTTGTTGTTATTGGTTACTGTGCCGCTCTGCACATTATTATTGGTATTTACATTTGTGCTTGTACTGGTGCTGGCGTTGACATTATTGTTGGTATTAGTACTAATACTGTTTACTGTACTGTTATTAGTATTTGTACTTGTACTAACACTGGTATTATTGGTTTGTACAGAACTGGTGCTGTTAGATGTCGAATTGGTATCTACAAGACTTTTGGAATCGTAACTGCCTTGGTTTATGGGGTTAGTAGTACTGGTAGTAGTTCCGTTAGATGTTGACTGAGTACTGGTGTTTTGCGCTGATGCTATCGCCGTAAACATAATTAAAAGCGCTGCTAGAGCCGCTTTTAACATGAAGTTCTCCTTTTAAGTTAGTAATGAGCAACGTCACTTTAACAAAATCAGAGTTCAACAATAAATATTAATGCACATACACCATAAGTATTTTGATCAAACTTCTATTGACATCCCTGTCTATTTTATTTATAATTATAGAGTCTATGGAGATTCTTGATGCGCTTTTATACTAATGTAGTAAGTTTTGGTAACAAAATACTTGTTCGAGGAATAAACAACGGTAAAAGAGTACAAGATCGAATTGATTTCGGCCCAACTCTTTTTATTAGATCAAACAAATCATCTGAATATAAATCCTTATATGGTCAAAACTTAGAATCAATTGCCTTTGAATCAATTAATGAAACTAGGGATTTTATAAAGCGATATAAAGAAGTAAAAGATTTCCCCATATTTGGTAATACTAATTTTGCATATCAATATATTACTAAAGAATTTCCTGAAGATATAGAATTCGATATTAGTCAGATAAAAATATGGACAATCGATATTGAAACTTCTGCAGAATTTGGTTTTCCCGATGTTTCTGATCCGATTGAAGAACTATTACTAATTACCATTCAAGATTTTAATACTAAAGAAATAGTTTCGTTCGGCACTAGACATTGTAATTCTATAAAAGAAAATCATACATATCATCGCTGTAAAGATGAATATGATCTCTTTAAGAAATTTATTGACTTTATGTCTAACGACTATCCTCATATTATTACGGGTTGGAATATTGAATTTTTTGACATTCCTTATCTATGCAATAGAATTCGTAAGATTCTCGGTGAGGATATTTTAAAACAATTATCTCCCTGGAATGTGGTCAATCAAAGAGAAATTAGTAGATTCAAAAGTATAGAAACAGTTTTTGATATTTTGGGGATATCTATTTTAGATTATTTAGATTTATATAGAAAATTCACATATACTGCACAAGAATCCTACAAATTAGATCACATTGCTAAAGTAGAACTTGGAAAAGAAAAAATTGACTATGGTGAATACGATTCGTTTAGAATGTTTTATAAAAATAATTGGCAAAAGTTTGTTGAATATAACGTAGTTGACGTTGAACTTGTAGATCAACTTGAAGATAAAATGAAGTTGATTGAATTGATTCTTACAATGGCATATGATGCTAAATGTAATTACGTTGATGTATTTTCAGCAGTAAGGACATGGGATTGTATTTTGTGGAATCATCTTTGGAAAAAGAACATTGTTGCTCATCAGAGGGATGAGTCTAGAAGTGGTAGACAAATTGAAGGGGCATTTGTACAAGAACCCAAACCCGGTAAATATGATTGGGTGGTATCTTTCGATGCAACAAGTCTATATCCAAGTATTATTATGCAGTATAATATGTCACCCGAAACAATTATGCCGGGAAAAGAAGATGTAACAGTTGATACATTAATTAATAAAGAGCATTCACTTGATACATTGAAAAAAGATAAACTTTGTATGGCAGCAAATGGTTATAAGTTTAAAACAGATAAGCAAGGTATTTTTCCTGAAATTGTACAAAAATTATTTGATGACCGGCAAAAGTATAAAAAATTGATGATTGCCGCTCAAAAAGAGATGCAGTTAATAGAAGAAGAAATACGAAGAAGATCGTCATAATATTCAAAAAGCAATAGAGAAAAGAATTGGAAGTAAGGATTCCCTCGAAACCATCTTTAAAAGAGCAAACTCGGTGAAGAATTTTTATTCTAACAATGTGAGCATTTTAAAGGACGTACCAAAATCAGCAGAACATAAACCGCCATCAATATGAAAAGATGGCATTTTGAACGTTGCAAAAGGAAAATATGAACCTTAAAAATCTTTCTATGGAGGAACTGCAAGCGCTTCGAAAAGACACTGAGAAGAAAATTTCTAGTTTGAATAATTATCAAATGGCTAGAAAAATTCAACTCAATAGTCTTTTCGGTGCGCTTGGTTAACTAAGGTAACGAATACTTTAGATTTTATGATGATAGAATAGCAGAAGGCATTACAATTACTGGGCAGTATACAATTAGGACTGTAGGCAAAGCTCTAAATGAATATCTTAATAAGGTATGTAGTACTAACGACTATACTTATTCTTTTTATTCAGATACTGATGCATGTTATATTACGCTTGATCCCTTAGTGCAAAAATTTTATAAAGATATGCCTAAGGACAAAGTTGTGGAAATTCTTGATAAAATCTGCGATGAAAAGATAGAAAAGGCAATCAATAAGGCATGCGATGATCTCATGTCTTATACCAATTCCTTTGAACGAAAGGTATACTTTAAACGAGAAGTAATTGCTGATAGAGGTATTTGGGTAGCAAAGAAAAGATATGCTTTGAATGTCTATAACAATGAAGGCGTACAGTATAAAGAGCCAAAGTTAAAAGTAATGGGTTTAGAAATTGTTAGATCTTCCACTCCAGAGCCTGTTAGAAAGGCATTAAAAGAAGCAGTAAATTTAGCATTGACTAAAACAGAATTACATATTCAAAAATATATTAAAGATTTCGAAGAGGAGTATAAGACACTTAAAGTAGAAGATATTGCTTTTCCTAGAAGTGTAAATGGTATTAACAAATATAGTGACAAGTCAAGTATTTATAGACAAAGTACTCCAATGCACGTAAGAGGTTCTCTTTTATATAATTTCCATTTAAAGAATAAAAACTTAGATAAAAAATATGAGTTGATTAGAGAGGGAGACAAGATTAAATTTATATATTTGAAAGAACCAAATACTATAGGAGAAAATTGTATTGCATTTATTTCATCCATACCCGACGAATTTCAATTGACACAGTATGTCGATTATAATATAATGTTTGAGAAGTCTTTTCTTGAACCATTAACAACTATTTTAAATGGTATTGGTTGGAATGCTAAACCAATAGCAACTTTGGAAGGTTTGTTTGCATAGGAGTTTTTTATGTCTCTATTAGAAAAATTAAAAAAGAATTCTACAATAAAGGAAACAGAAGTATTGGACAAGTCCAAATTCTTTTTGAAAAAGGATATGATTCAAACTTCTGTACCAATGATAAATGTTGCTTTATCGGGATCTTTAGAAGGAGGATTGTCGCCGGGACTTACAGTATTTGCCGGCCCATCCAAGCATTTTAAAACCGCGTTTTCTTTACTATGTGCAAAGGCTTATTTAGACAAATATGAAGATGCTATTATTTTATTTTACGATTCTGAGTTTGGTAGCCCTCAGTCTTATTTTGATAACTTCAGTATCGACACATCCCGTGTTCTTCATACGCCCATAACTGATATTGAGCAATTAAAATTTGATAGTATGCAACAGATCAATAATATTGAGCGCGGAGATCACGTAATGATTGTAGTTGATTCTGTAGGCAATCTTGCATCCAAGAAAGAAGTAGAAGATGCTTTAGAAGGCAAATCGGTTGCGGACATGACACGTGCTAAACAAATGAAATCTTTGTTTAGAATGATTACCCCACATCTAACAATCAAAGATATCCCAATGGTTGTAGTTAACCACACATATTCGGAAATAGGATTATTTCCGAAACAAATTGTTTCCGGTGGCACTGGATTAGTTTACTCAGCAGATAATATTTTCATTATTGGACGCCAACAAGAAAAAGATGGTGCTGATGTAGTAGGGTTTAACTTTATTATAAATGTAGAGAAATCTAGATTCGTCAGAGAAAAATCTAAAATTCCGATCGAGGTATCTTTTGAGGGTGGTATCAGCACATGGTCGGGTCTACTTGATGTTGCTATGGATGGTGGATTTGTTGTTAAACCTAGTAACGGTTGGTATTCGCATAAAGGGACTGAAAAGAAACATAGACATAAGGATACGTATACTAAAGAGTTTTGGATGCCTATTTTAACTAGCAAAGAGTTCCGAGATTATATAGAATCAAGATTTAAAATTGCTGGTACAGATATGTTACAAACAAGATTAACAGATGAGGATTTAGACCAGGAGTTTGATAATGCTAGTGAAGTATGAACCATGGAATATTGAAGATACTACTTGGGGTATAGAAATTGTAGAAGGAGAATTCAAGGGAACAAAAATTAGTATTAATGATATTTCTATGCCAAAAGAAAATGGGGATGAGATGTTATTAGATTTTAATTTTATAAAAATACCTGAGGGAAAGACTGATCAAGATATGAATTCCGATGAATTTAATATTACAATAAATTTTATTCTCAACGATATCTTAACTAAAGCTATAGATGAATTTCAAAATAGAAACCGTAATACTTCAAAATCTGATTAATAACGAAGAATACATGCGTAAAGTTATTCCGTTTTTAAAACGAGAATATTTTACTAGTAATATGGAGCAACAAATATATGATGAGGTAAAAAAATTTATAGATGAATACAATACGTTGCCCAGCAGAGATGCGTTAGTTATTGCTTTTCAAAATAATAGAAACCTAAATGAAGAGCAATACAAAGAGGTAATAGAATATGTAAATACACTTGAAACGACAAACCACAATAAAGATTGGCTCTTGGATCAGACTGAAAAATTTTGCAAAGACAAAGCAATTTATAATGCAATACTGAGCTCTATTTCCATTATTGATGGTCGTAATAAAAATTTATCTACAGATGGAATACCAAGTTTATTACAAGAAGCTCTTGCAGTATGTTTCGATAATAATGTAGGGCATGACTATATTGACAATGCGAATGCTAGATATGATTTTTATCATAAGGTAGAGTCAAGAATACCCTTTGATCTTGATTATTTTAATAAGATCACTAATGGTGGTCTTCCTAATAAGACATTAAATGTAGTTTTAGCTGGGTGTGTACACCCCAATACTAAAGTTAGAATTCGTTTTAAAAAGTAGCACCAAGGCGATATCCTTAATTGGTTTTCTCGTCCTCTTTGAACCCAAATAGCCCGTTTCTCTTTAGAAAAACCATGAAAACCTATTTTATTATCCCTGCAATATTCTATTTGTATTTTTAGGAGTTTTAATGAAAGATTGGATAGTAAAAGATGTAGAAATTCAAGAAATAAACAATCTTTTGCAACAAGGATATGAAGTTCAAGTTGATAGCCCCGATGGTTGGATAGATGTAGATCTATTTGTCGATAAGGGAATGTGGCCAGAATATGTTCTAAATACATCTAATGGATATATTGTTAAATGTAATGAAAATCATTTATTTGAAACAACCTCTGGTTGGGTAAGAGCCAAAGAATTATTGGATTTCCAATCTTCTCAGGTCATAACTGTTCTAACAGATAAAGGATGGCTTACTGCAAATATTGAAAAAACGAGTAACCTTATTCCCATAGTAGATATCAGAGTCAATCATCCAAACCATAGGTACTATACCAATGGAGTAAGTTCGCATAATACAGGTGTTGGAAAATCTTTATTTATGTGTCACGTTGCTGCATCTATTTTATCGCAAGGTAAAAATGTTCTGTATATTACTTTGGAGATGGCAGAGGAAAGAATTGCCGAAAGAATAGATGCCAATTTAATGAATATAACAATGGATCAATTAAAAGATTTACCTAAGCCGCTATTCACTAATAGAATAGAAAAAATACGAAATAAAACTAATGGTAAATTAGTTATCAAAGAATATCCAACTACTAGCGCACACGTGGGACATTTTAAATCTTTACTTAACGAATTACAACTAAAAAGACAATTCAAACCCCATATAATTGTTGTAGATTATTTAAATATCTGCGCATCATCTAGATTTAAAGCTGGTGCTAATATAAATTCCTATACATTAATTAAATCTATTGCTGAAGAACTAAGAGGATTGGCAGTAGAAGAGAACTTACCCATTTTATCTGCGACTCAAACTACCAGAGGCGGGTATGGAAATACTGACGTTGAACTTACAGATACTTCAGAATCATTTGGTCTTCCTGCTACAGTTGATCTCATGTTTGCTCTTATTGCAACTGAAGAACTAGATCAATTAAATCAGATAATGGTCAAACAACTTAAAAATAGATATAACGATCCAACAATAAATAAAAGATTCGTAATAGGTATTGATAGAGCAAAAATGAAATTATATGATTTGGAACAGACAGCACAAAAGGGTTTATCTGATTCTGGTATTAAGTTAGATGAGAATAAACTTGAGCAATATGATTTAAGTAATGTTTTTAAAAAATCCAGAGATTTTTCTGGTATCAAAATATAGGAGGCAACATGCTTTTTCCGCACCCAAACAAACAAACAGTCCAAGAACAAATTGATGAAGAAAAATTACTTCTTAAAGAAGTATTAAATGATAAACCAAAAAAAATTAAGAAGATAGAAGAAGAATTATTTAATCAAGAACCATCTTCTATATTAGATAAATAATAGTAACAGAAAGCTTGGGAAATAGAAGCATTTAAGTTAGAGGGGGAAATGTTAAATTATTTTAGGAGAAATACTGGTACATAATTAAGAAAGGATTAGTATGAACTCAATAACATTTACGTTAATTGACCTTGGACAAATTGCTTTACTATTGGCAGCATGTTATGGATGTTATATTAAGGGAGTTAATAAGGGAATAGGCGATACTTTAGAGTTCTTTGAGGAACAAGGATTAATAGAAAAAGAAGAAATAAGCGAATAATAGTTACGATGTTGTTTTTTCACAACACTAAGTACCCGAGCATTTGACTCGGGTTACTTTTTCTATTATAATAATGATATGAACTTAGAAATCGGAAAATTCGTAGAGCTCAAAATACGTCAATATTCTTATCTTTATAAGAATGAGGGGTGGATTGAGAAAACTATAAAAGGACAAATCGTTCCTAATCCCAAATGGTTAGACGACGATTACGTTAGTATTTTGACAGATCAATCACATTTTCCTGTTTCAATGGTTTTTAAACAAAACATTATAGGGCTAGATATAGCAAAAGGTAGAACTGCTAGTAGATTTTTTAATGTAAAATCAAAAAAGACAGGTAAACAATATAAAGTAATTTCAAGTAATGGTTCAGTTACTTGTGATTGTATTGGTTTTCAGTATCGTAAGTCATGTAAGCATTCATTGGCTGTAAAGAAATTTATTCAAAATGCTTGACATTGTATACAAATGAATTTATAATTTAAGTGTAGTAGTTAATTTATTCAATTTTTTGAGAGGTAATATTATTATGTCAGATTCATATTTCACAGTAGCGGGTGTTTCTACTCAAAATGGTTCCACTAAGGTTCGTTTTGCCAATGACCTAGCATCTCGTGTTAAATTGCTTGCAAGGGGTGGCCATAGTCCATTGGAACTTATTCAGCTTCCAACAGCAATGACGAAGGCAGAAGCTTGCCAATACTTGCTAGATTTTGGGGGTGTTTTTACGCAGTGGAACGCGCTTATCACAGAAACTATTGGTAAGAAATCCGGTGTTTCGGCTGTACATAAAGCTGCAGCAACATCTAAAGCGCCGAAAGTTGCTAAGGCGCAGGCAACGGTCAATGCTCCTGTTAAGACCAAAGCTGTAAAGCAACCCAAGATTGTCGTAGCCCCCAAAGCTGAAGACGAGGATCTTGAGATCGAAGAGCTGAAGCAAATTGCAGCCGTATAACGTCGGGAGACGTTAATTAAGGGGGAGCGGCATACAATGCCTGTTCTTAAATAACAATAGTGTGCCCAAATACGCATATCCATACCAACAATTACCACCGAGCCCGATATCGGTCTTCTAAATCGATCCTTAGATTCGGGTGGAAGGCATGAGGTTCGATTCCTCCCGGTGGTGCCAAAACATAAAAAAACAAATGATATTGCTTGTTACTAATAACTAATTACTATAAAATAGAGCATGAATAGAAATTTAGAGCATTACATGAAATTTTATCGAAATCATCTAAATAATGATTTGGTAAAAAGAACAATGGGTGAATTACTAACTACTGATTATAATAAACATACATTTTACAATGTAACAAGTAATTCTAATCATTCGTATGATGACGATTTGTTTATAACTTACAATACTTCAACATCTGACGAAATTATGAAAAGAATCTGGGAAGGAATTTATTCCTACTATCAAGATATGAATTTTTCTTGGTTTTCAGGTTGGAAAGGATTTTCTAAAGTTAGATTTAACAAGTATCCTGTAGGAACAAATATGAAACCGCACTGCGACCATATACATAGTTTATTTGATGGTAGTATAAAAGGTATTCCTATTTTAAGTGTTTTAGGAAGCTTAAATGATGACTATGAAGGCGGTGAATTAATTTTTTTCGATAACCAAAAAATAGTATTAAATGCTGGTGACATAGTTATTTTTCCTTCTAATTTTTTATTTCCTCATGCTGTGAAAAATGTTACTAAAGGAACAAGATATAGTTTTGTATCTTGGGTTTGGTAAGTATTGGGGATGTGGTGAAATTGGTAGACACACCTGGTTTAAGCCCAGACGTTTCGACGTGAGAGTTCGAATCTCTCCATCCCCACCAATAGGTTTCTTTGTGCGACCATAGCTCAGAGGTCAGCAGCGCCCGGCTCATAACCGGTGGGTCCCTGGTTCGAATCCAGGTGGTCGCACAAAGAAACTTATAGGTATAAATAACTAATTAAATTTTTACGAGGCAAAATTATGGTAAGAGAATGGGTAGTTTTTGAAAAAGCATTTTCACCGGACGCATGCGACACTCTAATAGCTTTATGTAATATGTTGCCAAAAGAAAATGCCAATATTGGTCCCGCAGGCACTACGGTAAATGATGATTATCGAAAAAGTGATATTGCTTTTATACAAGTAGATAATACTAAATTTAGTGGTCTTTTCGACAGTTTGTGGAAATTAATTTGGGCATCAAATTCCCAATTTTTTGATTTTCATATTAGTAAATTAGACTTTATGCAGTATGCCGAATATACAGCTGATAAGAAAAGTGAGTATAAAAAGCATCAAGATGTTTTTTGGATAAATAATGCTCCGTATTATCATAGAAAACTTACTGCTGTTCTACAATTAAGTGATGAAACCGCTTATGAGGGTGGAAATTTGGAATTTTATGATCTAAACGAAAACCCAGACAATACTATAGTCAGAAAACAAGGAAGTCTAATAATTTTTCCCTCTTTTTATTATCATTGTGTAACCCCTGTTACTAAAGGTAAAAGAGAAAGTATTACAGCTTGGGTTGATGGACCCAAATGGCGATAAAGTATGAATATTCTAATCACCGGACATAAAGGGTTTATTGGTCAGAATATGGTGAAGGCATTATCTGATCATAATCTTTACTTTTATGAATGGGGAGATAATGTAAATATTAATGATATAAAAAAGTTAGATTGGGTTGTTCATCTTGGAGCCATAACTTCTACCACTGAAACTAATGTTGAAAAAGTATATAGACAAAACGTAGAATTTACATTAGTTCTTAGTAAAATATGCAGAGAATTAAATATAAATTTACAATATGCAAGCTCTGCTAGTGTTTATGGCTCTAACACAAATTTTGAGGAAAATGCGCCAAAATCTCCTCAAAGCCCATATGCCTGGTCAAAATTTTTAATAGACAAGTATATGGACGGAATGTATTTTAAAAACAAACAAAATATTATTGTACAAGGTTTAAGATATTTTAATGTCTATGGTCCCCACGAAGACCATAAAGGTGATCAAGCTAGTCCTTTCTTTAAATTTAAAAAACAAGCAGAAGAGACAGGAGTGATAACTATTTTTGAAAATAGTGAAAACTATAGAAGAGATTTCATTCATGTAGATACAGTATGTAATATTCACAAAATAATGTTAAGAAAAGAAGTATCAGGAATTTTTAATGTCGGTATGGGGGACACTAAATCTTTTCTAGAGATTGCAAAAGAGATTGCAGATGTATATAATGCAAAAATAGAATTTATTCCTATGCCAGAAAATATTAAAAGGCAGTATCAAGCTTATACTTGTGCAGATGTAACTAAACTAAATGAGGTATTAAATGGCACGAATAACGTCGGAAGTGGCATCGAATAAAATTGGTAGTAAATATGACATGATTTTAATTGCTGCGGTTCGAGCAAGAGAACTGTCAAGGGGATATAAATCTACATTAGGAGAAAAAAATAGGCCTATTGTTACTGCCATTAAAGAAATTGAACAAGGTATAATTGGCAGAGAATATCTTAGGAAAGTAAAAAATGCTTCAAAAACAAAAAGGAAGTAAAACAGTTTGTATTCATTCTAGAACTTTTGGTGGTTATAGATTATTTTTATATAATGCGTATTATGATTCCCAGGAAGAATTATACTTCGAATCATTAGAACAAGCAGAAGATTATGCAAATATTTGGCTAACTTCAGATTGACATCTATATCAAATAATATTAAAATAAGAAATGGTGACATTCGCACACCTTAATGCGAATTTTTTTTAAATGGAGTAATTATGCTTAAAACTCGTGTATTGAAAGTACTACAATCTGGTCATCAGTTTACCCCAGCACAACTTGCAGGTTTGACAAATTCTTCTGAAGACAGCATTCGCCCTCGTATTAGCGAGCTTCGTTCTGAAGGATATGCTATCTATACCAATACCACTAAAAATGGAAAATCAGCATATCGTCTTGGTAAACCAAGTCGTGCTATGGTAGCTGCTGCATATAAACAAGCAGGCAGTGAAGCATTTTCAGCCTAATTGATATGCCGAGGGACTCCCTCGGCTTTTTACTATGAATACATTTGATTTTACTGAGAAGGCATTAGTTAAAGAAGCTAGACGTCTTAATCTTGTCAAGAAAGTTGGCGAACGAAACTTAACTGAAGATGAAACTAGTCTATTGGTAGCGTTTACTAAATACGAATACCAACTAAAGAAAGAAAAACTTAAGAATCTACCTGAAAGTAAATTACGAAAACTAAAAGAAAGGCATGGTGCCAGTTATCGTAGACGCAAAGCTGATCCTTTACGTTTCGGTAAAATGGAACATACTGCTCTCAAAACAAGAGCAAAATCAAAAGATCTTAAATTTGATCTTACTCCAGAATACATTCAAAAGAAATTTGACGAATGTGACGGAAAATGTGCTATTACCAAAATTCCCTTTAGTATGGAGATGGGTACCAAAGGAAAACGAAATCCTTATAGACCCAGTGTAGATCGAATTAACTCAAATAGAGGATATATTAAAGGGAATATTCAAGTAGTATTAGCTGTCGTAAATACTATGAAAATGGATTATACCAATGATATTTTACACCCTGTAGTTAAAGCATGGGCAGAAAATATTTAATTTTAATCACTATCTTCAGGGGCCTTCGGGCCCTTTCTTTTTGATTTTCTAGAACTAATAAATATTAGAATAAATTTGTTCTAATGGAGAAAAAATGGCCTCACTTTTTAAAAATTTTAGGCAAAAACTTGATGAAGCTAGGGGATTTATTAGCAGCTATGGTAATGAAGCAGAAAAACATAAAATGAAATATCTAGATCCATACGTTGGTTCTGAAAATCCCACACATGAGGTTGGAACCAAACATGAAAATTTAAAAATTGGATCTAAAGTTAGATTACATTCTGTCTATACTGGAAATGATAAAAAAAATTATGCTGTAGTTTCCGGTGAAGATAAAAAACAAGTTACTATTCCTGTTTCTAAGTTATTAAAACCCGGTGAGGAAAAGGTTAATCTTGGTACTAAATACGAATCAGACTTTGTGGATAGACTTAGAAAACATGGATTAGTTCCAGAAAAATTTCAAGCTGCAGGATCTACTGCAGGCGCAGATGTTATGGTTTTGAATAAAAAGAAAAATATTACACACCCAGGTCGAGTGATGAGTGGGGATAGTGTGTTTCAAGGCGAGGTCAAACAAGATATAACCGCAGCTATGGGGCAGTTAACAATTAGACACAATAAAGAAAAAGGATGGCATATTCCAGATGATGCAAGAGCCAAAAGACCTAAATATGCCGCCGAAATAGAAAAGGCAGGCATTTTAGAACACATGAATAAAACAATACCCGATCCAAATACAGCAGAAACAACCGCTAGTGGTAGAGCCAAAAGTATTGTTTTGAAACATTCTGATCTATCTCCTGCAGATGCGTATTTACAAGATCATCATGTTGATTTTGTTCAAGTAGGTTCGGGGTTCGGTACCTATAAGGTAGGAGACAAGGATAAAACAGAGCATGGATTGCCCGGATTACGAGGTAACGGGAAATGGACTATTAGAGAAAAACAAGCAGGCAATAAGAATTCTAGAACAGTAATGTTTCAACCCGATGGTAAAAAGGGTTTGATAAAAAGTCATGTAAATTTAGATGATGATAAACATTTAGAAGATTTTAAAAAGACTCTTGGTCATAGTGTAGTAAATAAAACTAAAGAAAACCAAAACGTACCTGAAACAAAGCAATCTGCAACTAAAAATGCACAGTTATCTGCAGAACCTTCTCATATTATTGTCCATGCTGGTGATACGAATAAAAAAATAAGAATAAAATAATGTATTCCTTTAAGTCATATTTTTATGAATCAGTGACGGATGAGAGCAAACTAACTCATCTTGAACATTTAGAAGACCATGTGATAAATGCTGGATCGGAAGGATTTCACCATGCTGTTAACAATCTAGTACAGACGCACAATCTTTTAACTGGAAAAAAATCTAATGCTTCCATTTCCACAAAATATGATGGAAGTCCAAGTATAATAGCCGGACATAATCCTGAGAATGGTAAATTCTTTGTGGCATCAAAATCCGTATTCAATAAAAACCCAAAATTAAATTATACAATCGAGGATATAGCTAAAAATCATGGCCATGCGCCTGGATTAGTATCTAAATTAAGTCATGCATTAAAATATCTACCAAAGGTGATACCCCCGGGTAAAGTATATCAAGGCGATCTAATGTATAGTAAAGATGACGGTGATGTGCAAGAGACTAAAGATAGTTATCACTTTAAACCCAATACTATTACTTATTCAGTAAAAAAGAATAATCCAGAAGCCAATAAAATTAAAAAAGCTAAATTAGGTGTTGCTTTTCATACTGCATATAGTGGACCTAGTTTAGACAATATGAAGGCAGAATATAATGCCGACACCGGACATCTAAAAGCTAACGACAATGTTCATATCATCAATACAAAGTTTGATCATACCGCTGCTACGTTAACTCCTAAAGCAAATGAAGAATATAATAAACATTTTTCTGCTGCTATTGCTGAACACAATAAATTACAAAATTATGGACATCAGAATGGCCATGAGGATAGAATGAAGGAATATATTAATCAAACAGTTAAAGATGAATCAACGCCTAATACTAATGATTACAAAAAGTATCTAAAATCTTGGCATAGTAAACAGATAGATAAGGTGAAGACTCAAGTAGCCAAACAAAGAAAAACTAATGAGATGAATAGTGTTCTAAATCACGTTGATACTCATAAATCTCATTTTGATTCAAGTTTTAAGATACACCATCATCTACAAAAGGCTAAAGACATTTTGACACACTCTATGGCAGCTGCAGACTTTGATTATAACCATAGTATAAATGGAAAAGCAGCAAAACCAGAAGGTTTTGTAGTTGCCATAAATAACCGACCAACTAAATTTGTTGACAGAGAAGAATTTAGTAAAGCTAATTTTCAAAGATGAAATCATTTAGAGATTACAATAAACAAAAAGAAATTATTAGAGATTTCGTAGAATATACTAGTAAAGAACTTGGACTTAAAGAAGTCCCTAAAGTTTTCTTTAGTGATTCAAAAAAAGAAGCATTTGATAATACAAGCTTCGGACATTATAATCCAAGCGAAAACAAAATAATGGTAAATACTGCAGGTAGGCATCTTGCAGACATACTCAGAACATTAGGTCACGAAATGGTTCATCATAAACAAAACGAAGATGGTAGACTTCATGCATTAGCTGGTGAAACAGGATCATCCTTTGAAAATGAAGCAAATTCTATGGCTGGTATACTTCTTCGTAATTTCGGTAGATCTAATCCAACTATATACGAAGACTATGAAAACCATTATCGCTTCGATTGGGGAACTCCCGAAGGAACAAAATATATGATGAGCTTACATCCTTGGAATATAATATCACCTACAACAGCTAAAGAAATAATCAAAAATAAAATTAAAAATAGAAATTTAAAGTAACTTTATCATCTAGGCTCATAGTAAATAATAACACCTTGTCAATAGAATGTCTATAAAATCTATCAAAGAAAAGCAACTTTTGGTCAACTTAGCCAATTATTTTGGACAGAAAGTCGATAAATCTATAATTGAGGATGTGAATATACGCAATAATTTAGTTAATAATATAAAAGAAAATATTCGCTCTAATGTTTTTGAAGATTTATCGGATGCATTGGATCTTATAAAGAATGAAACAAATAAAGTATCACAATTGCAAAATAATACTTTACCAAATATATCAGATCATCTAATAGAAAAAAAAGTTATTATAGTAGAAGAAAAAAATGAAGAGATAGGTTTTAGCCGAAGTCTTACTGATCTTGCCTCGGAAGCTATTACTGCTAGCGCAAAAAGAGACTCCTTCCAGCAACCTGATCCCTTGTTGGTGGCGCCAGATATAAATTCTATTCAAAAGAAAATTAGATATCTTGAGCAATGGATAGCTAAATTATCTGAAACAGGTCCAGGAGGGGGAGCAGGATCAGTAGCTAGATTAGATCATGAAACTAAACTGGTAACTACTCCTTATTATGAAATAACAACCAAAGATTTTTATATAGGTATAAATTACAATGGTAATGTTACTATTACTTTGCCAAGTATTATAAATGCTGGTAGAATGTATATTATAAAAGATGAATCTGGAAACTGTTCTGTAAATCCAATAACTGTTTTAGGGACAGTTGACAATGATGCAGGTGGTTTTATTTTACAACAAGATAATGGCGGTGTACAATTAATTTATAGAAATGGTTGGAGAATAGTATGACTTATCTATTTACTACTAGTAATACAGCTACTATAGTTAACGAAGTAGAAATAAAAAATAATTCTGGCAATGCTATATCTGTGGTACTTGCCGAAACTAATTACGATTCTTTTGGTAGATTTAGAACTACAACGCCCTATACTCTATTTGATTCCTCACAAAGATATGCCGATAATGGCAAATTTGCAACATCTAATACTGCAACCACCAGCTATTCTTTTCAGGCAAATACAGCTAGCATAGATATGGTGGTTGATACAACAGCTAATGCTAAAGTTTATAGAGAAAGCTACAGAGTATTTGCCTATCAACCAGGCAAATCCTTGCAGATTATTAACACATTTGTCATGAATGCCAGCAAGGCAAATCTCAGACAGCGTGTAGGATATTTTAGTACAGACAATGGTATTTTTCTAGAGCAGTCAGATGATGTATATTTTGTAAAACGATCCAAGGTAACTGGATCAGTTATAGATACAAAAATTGCACAATCTAATTGGAACATAGATCCCATGAATGGAACTGGTCCTTCAGGATTGACGTTAAATCTAAACTATCCGCAAATCTTTTGGATGGACATAGAATGGTTGGGTGTTGGCACAGTAAGAATGGGATTTGTAGTTAATGGTCGATTTATTCATTGTCATTCCATACACCATGCAAATCTTTCTAGCTCGCCTGCTGGCGCTTATATGCAAACAGCATGTCTGCCGGTAAGATATGAAATAGAAAACACTGGAGCAACTGCGAGTTCTTCTACTCTTAAGCAAATATGCTCTACAGTGATTTCAGAGGGTGGTTATGAACTAGCAGGAAAAATGCGAACCATAGGTATGCAACCTATTACTGCTGCTAATTATAATCTAGCAACAGCCAATGTATTTTATCCAGTGGCCAGTATTAGATTAAAATCCACTCATTTAGATGCCATTGTCATTCCTAAGAACATAGCTTTGGTTGGTACAACACAAAGTGATTTTAGATACAAGATTATTTCTAATGCTAATGTTACTGGAGGTTCTTGGGTTTCTGACGGCGCAGATTCTGCTGTAGAATACAACCTCTCTGGCACTTCTTTTACTGGAGGAACAGACTTAAGATCTTCTTATCTAATATCTACAGGTAGCCAGAGCTTAACTGTTGATCTCAGAGATGGTGATTTTAAATTTCAATTAGAAAGAGATAGTTTTACTGCAACTCCCATAACCTTTACCCTAGTAGCTGCTGCTAAAAATAATAATGATAAAGTATTGGCTTCTATAGATTGGGAAGAAATCACATAGTAATTAACCAAAATATCTAATTTTATAAATAAATAGATAACTATATTCTAATGGACAACTATGGCAATTAACGAATCAAAACACGAGGATCATGCTTTTGCAATAGGCGGATTCTCGCCCTTTACCCTAGGTCATCAAGCTGTAGCAAGGGAAATGCAAAAGGGTAAACACGCCAGTGTTAGTGTATACACCACTAAAGCTACCACTAGACCTATTCCTGTTGACAAAAAAGTAGAATATATCAAAAAATCTGTTGCGCCTTCCATACATGTGGGTGCAACAGTTACTCCACTTCACGCTCTATCAGATATGCACTCTAGAGGTTTGAGAGGATCCGTCACTTTCTATGGTGGTTCTGACAGAAAACCTATAGTTGACAGATTAAAACAATATAATGGTAAAGAGGGAGGACATGGTTATTATAAATTTGATGCTATTCATTTCAAACAGGTAGGCGGAGAAAGAAAAGAGGGAGCAAGTGGTCTAGCTGGTATTTCTGGTACTGCTGCCAGAGCTTCTAAGTCGCCCGAAGAACTGAAAAAGTTTATTCCGAAAGAATTGCACAAGCACGCTACTGAGATATTTAATCATATTCAAGATAAAACAAGTCAAAAGAAACCTATAAGGGAAAGATATATAAACGAGGAATTATTTAATCTGTTAGATACTGTAGAGACGAAAGAGGGCCATATTGGAGAAATAGTATACAGAGGTTCAAATTATGTTACTATTCAATTACCAAATAATCAAACAGTTAAGTCTTGGATTTATGAAATAAAAGAATCAAAACAAAATAAAATAGTAATAGAAAATACATTACCTGCAGAAAAAGAAAATACCTATGTTGTTAGATATAGGCATAAAATAAATGAAAAAATTCCTGCTCTATTATTACCATCAAAAAAATTAATAGAAGAAATGGGACAAGTAAAATACGATGATTATACTACTAAAAATTTAGAAATAGATAAAACAGCTGGAAGATTACTAAAATCTATATCAACTAGAAATGATCTTAATCCAAAATATGTTAAACAGGCTATCATGGCAGTAGATAAAATGTTTGATATTGAAAAACAGGCAGCTAAAGGTAAAATTCCACCGGAAAAAGTGCACGATTTTACAATGTATGCTTCTATTGCGCATGATACTCTTAATCTTCTTGGATATCAAGATAAAGAAATAATGTTTGTACAAAAACATTACATAGATTTTTCTAAAAATGTTGATGAAGATGATGCGGATCTTCAAGATGATGCCCCTGGACATTTAGTTGGGATTCATGGTGGGGGTGAAATCGATGAATGGACCGCCCCAGAAGAAAATAGATTTATTCAAAAGGGAAGAGCAAGTCCTGGCATGTTTAAAAAAATATCAACTGCTGACTACGAGACCAGAACCAGCCCTGATGGTAAAACTTATAAAGTAAAAAAACAAATTATTAGTAAAGGTCATCAAAAAATAGATGATAAAGATAAATCTAATGTACAACCATTTGTAGGAATGTACGAGGAAAAAATGAAATTTAACTACGATAAACCTATTAAAAATCTAACTCATGATACAACTAAACCTGATAATAGAGTAGGATTAGTACCATTTAGTGATTTTTTAAAAATGAAACTTGATCAAAAAAATAAAGTATTTGGAACAGAGATAGGAGGATCAAGTATTCAACAGCCTCCCCCAACATCTAATCAGACGAATTCAAAAAGTTTAGATTTAATTTCTAAAACAAAACAGGCAAAAACAGCAGCAAAAAGAATTCAAATGGGACTTGATTGATGGAACAATTGCAATTAGTTTTAAATAAAGTTTTAGCTGACACATTTGGTATGTATTATAAGGCACATACTTATCATTGGAATATTGAAGGTCCCAATTTTCCTCAATATCATACTTTTTTAAACAATCTATATGAAGAATTATTTGAAGCTGTAGATAATATAGCTGAATTTTTAAAAGCTATAGATGGATATCCACCGAAAAAATTATCGGCATTACAAAATATGATGTCCATAATTGAATCTGAACCTGATACGGCATTAGAGATGATTAATGATTTAAACATTACTAATAACTTAGTTTTGATTTCATTAATGAGGGCATATCAATTAGCAGATGATGCTGATGAATTAGGTTTAGCTAATTTTATTCAAGATAGAATAGGTGTTCATCAGAAACATGGTTGGATGTTAAAAACAATACTAAAATGAAAAAATTTAACGAATTTCTAACTGAAGGTAGAATTAAAGAAGAACAACTTAATGATTGGATTTCTGTTTTTACCTGGGAAGATATAAGTGATTTGTATGGTCTACACGAATTTGAATCTACCCCCGAAACTTTATCTGAAAAAATTTCTGCCACAACAAGATTAAGAAAAAGTCAGCAACTAAAAACTAAATCTGCAAAATTACAAATGGCAAGGCAGATGAAGCTACTTCGTACTTCTACACCGGCAATATTGAATAGAAGAGCTAAAGAAGCAGCGAGAAGAATGTTGATAAAAAAGCTTTTACAAGGTAAAGATAAATCACAATTATCTGCTCAAGAAAGGGATAGAATAGAACAAAGCGTATCTAATCTTATTTCTACAAATCCCGTATTTGTTCAAAAAATGATTATGAAAGTTAAAAAATTAGAACAATCAAGATTAATCAGTAAAAATAATACTAAATGAAGATTCCTATAACTAATGAGGATCTAAGAACCTGGTTTAGACAAAAATGGGTTCGAATGGATACTAAAGGTAATATAAAGGGTGACTGCGCTAGAGAAGAAGGTGAAGGTAAACCAAAATGCTTGCCCTTGGCTAAAGCATCATCAATGAGTAAAACTGATAGAGCAGCTGCAGTAAAAAGAAAAAGAAGAGAAGATCCTATAGCAGATAGATTCGGTAAAGGCGGTAAACCAATAAATGTTAGGACAGAGAAAATGGATTTAGAGGAAGAAAATAAACCAACGAAACCTGATCTATGGGCAAGAGCAAAGGCATTGGCAAAATCTAAATTCGATGTTTACCCTTCTGCTTATGCTAATGGTTGGGCGGCTAAATGGTATAAATCTAAAGGTGGGAGTTGGAAATCTGTCAGTGAGGGTATAGATGACGAAGGTGGAATGGCTAAAGGTGATTTGGAAACTATAGCATCTAAAGCTAAAGAATTGTCTAAAATGATGAAAAAAAATAAACAACTTGATGCTTGGGTACAATCTAAAATAACTAAAGCTGATGATTATATCGGTTCAGTGCATGATTTTTTAAAGAATGGAAAACAAGAAGTAGATGAACAAATGCAAAAGAAAACATTTTTTACACTTAGAGAACAACTTGATTCTGTTTGTATAGATTGTGATGATTCTCTTTATGGATCGGTAGAAGAAGATTTTGAACCAACAGGTGAAGAACAATATGAGAATTGGGATCTACAGGAATCTACATATTCGTACGATCCTTTCAAATCAATTACAAAATTTAATACAACGTCTAAAGGGCACACAGTTGTAGGTATAACCAAGGATGAGCAAGGACGAAAAGGTGCAAATATTTTAAAACATAAAAGTGGAGGATATTTTGCATCACCCGGATCATTAACTAGACCAGAGGGCGATATACATAAAACACCCGAAGAAGCTGCTAAAGCATTTCATACGAAGCGTAATGAAAAACTAGTTGAAGCTGAAACACCATTGTCCTATATGCTTAAAAATCCAGGCAAAAAAGTGCCCTTTCATTTAGATCCAAATAGACCATTTGACCCAGATATGCCTAAGAAAAATCCAGTGGCCAAAGCAGGCAAATATGGGCAAGGTTTCTCTACAGCAAAACACTTGGCTAAACAGGGCATGGCAAGTGTTAGTAAAAAGAAAATCAAAGAAACACATGATCAAGCATATCAATCATCTTATGGTGATAATAATGCTATAGATATTTTACAAAACTGGAAAAATGAGGTTCCGGCGCAATATGCTGAGCATTTAATGAATACTTTTGGTGAACCCGATGATATAACTAGTGATCTGGTAATATGGAAAAATACCGATGGATTTAAACGAATAGAAATTAAAGATGAATATGTAATGCATACTAGTCCAGAACCACATTATGATTATTGTTATTGTTTTATTGATCTTAAAGTGCCTCATATGCTTGCTACATCATTAGCTGATTGTAGCGAAAGTATTTTAATAGATTTTTTAAAAAATGAGGTAGGTGCAAGATGTGCAAGCTTAGCGGCAAATGCTGTGACACTAAATTTTGTAATGGATGTAGTTGCCGGCAGAGCGAAACCAACTAAACAAGAATATGAATCTAGAATAATGAAAATGCATGATGCATTTGATCAGGGAAAAACCTTTAAAATAGATTGGTGGCCAGACGAAAGTCATGATACTGATCCCAATAATCCTTACTACGCTGAGGATACTGAGGGTGATTTGTATGAAGCAAAAAATCTTGCACAGCAAGCAGCAATTGCAATTGCTATGAAAAAAGCAGGTATACCCCCTAAGAATGTAGATGAAGCCAAATATCAAAAATTAACTCCTCGACAAAAATTTACTAATTCTTTAGCACGTGCAGGCTATGATGTAAATGCCAGTTCAAAACGAATACAAGACTTATTAGCTAAGCAAAAGAAAGAGCGTGAAGAAAGAGAAAAGCAAAGTGTGGCGGAAGGCGCTAAATGGCGTAAACACCCAGATGCATATGATGTAGATGATGAGGGTAATAAAACACCTCGTAATCCTAATAGTTCTAAGTTTGGTTACGATCCACTTCAACGCAGAGCAGATACAGCAAATGATGCTAAAACTTCCAAAGGTAAGGTATCAGCATTAAAAACCTCATTGAAAATGGCTAAAGGTCAGAAAGGTGTGGCGGAAGGCATTGAACTACAAGAAGCAGAAAAGAATGGTAGAACTGTTCAGCTAAATAAACCATTTAGAACATCTGATGGCAAAGGAAAATTTGCTGTTTATACAAAGAATGATAAAGGCAATGTGGTAAAGGTTAATTTTGGAGATACTACAGGATTAACCATAAAGACTGGTAATCCAGAAAGACGTCGAAGTTTTAGAGCTAGACATAATTGTGATGATCCGGGGCCTCGTTATAAAGCGCGTTTCTGGGCATGCAAAAGTTGGTCCAAAGATACTGTTTCTGCAGGCTTAGGTACTTAATCAAATAAATATAATAATAAGAATTAATAAAAGGAACTACAATGATTAGAATCACTAATAATCTTTTTGAGGCGATTCAAAAAGTTACGCAAGGCAATAATAATCCTTCAAAACTAAATGAAGAGCATCTGGATGTTTCTGACGATGTCATTTCTAAAATGGTAGATGAACTATCGGATGACGAATTTGTTGAAGCTTTGGAAGAAGCCAGTTATTCAGCTAAAGCTGCTCGTGCTGGTAAAGACATTGGTAAGCCGGGCAAAATGTTTGCGAAGATTGCTGCTTCTGCTGCCAAGCGTTATGGTTCGGAAGAGCGAGGCAAGAAAGTTGCTGGTGCTGTTCTAGCTAAACTTCGCAAAATGGAAGAAGCTGAAGAGTTGGATGAATTAGATAAATCTACTTTAGGTTCTTATGTTAAAAAAGCTGCCAGGGATGTGCAACAAAATACTTATAGATCGGGATTATCTGCTGCTAGAGGTGTTACTAATGAACCAAGTATTAGTAAGACTCAAAAAAGACAAACGGGTATTGCTAAAGCAGTGAATAGACTTACTAGTGAAGATATTGAGCAGACCAATGAAGCACAGACCAGTGCTGCAGCCAGATATGCTAAAGCTAAAATGAGTTCGCAAGCTAAAACAACTATGAAGCATGTTGCTAATCCTACTGCTGGAGAAATGCAAGCTGCAAAGGATATCAAACCTGGTATTGCTGGGTATCGTGACCGTGCAGCAATGCTTAAGTCTGCAGAAAAAGACGGGCGCCTAAAAGAAGGTATGGATTCAGTAGGCAAAGAGGATTCGGATATCAACAATGACGGTAAGACAGATAAGTCAGATTCTTATTTACTCAATCGCCGTAAAGCAATTAAGACTGCAATGAAGGAACAAATAGAAGTAAAGTATTATGTTGAAGAAACGGCAACTGTTGAAGTTCCCGCAGATCCAACTTATGCTGATTATCTTGATGCAGTACAAACTATTGTAGGTTCAGATGATCATGAATTACAACAAGATATAATAGCTATTGCTGAAGAAGCATTTGACAAACAAGAGTTTAATATTATTCTTGAAGCGGCAATCACAAAACAGCAAAAGAAAGATTTAAAACAAAAAATGAATTATTATTTTGGTGATTTTAAACCAACAATGAAACCAGAAACTATTAAAAGAACTGTTGGCGCCAGACATGACATTGAAACAAAAGGCGGAGTAACAAAAGCAACTGCTAGGCTCGCTCATACCACCGGAGAAAGTCCAGAAGAAGCAAAAGCAAGAAGAGCTGTCGATAAAAGAGAAAAGCAACTTGCAAAGATGGCTAAAGTTCTAAAATCAAGAAAATAGCCAATACAAAAGGGGAAAAAAATGTCTCAATGGGGAAAATTAGATAGAATAAACCTATCTGGTGTAACAGCAATAGCAAATTTAAACAGTACAACTGTAACAACTACTACTAGTTCTTTTGTAACTGCCAATGTTAAAGTCGGTGATGCATTAGTTATTGAGAACGTGGCTTATAGAGTAAATCAAATTAATAATGCAAATACAATTGTTTTAGATGTAGCGTATACGAGTGCTAATTCTGCTATCTTAACTTTAGGAGTACAACAGTCACCAAAAGAATTAACCACATATGGTTGGGGTAATGCTGCGATTGGTTTGTGGAATTCTAAACGTAACGTGTACGGCGTAGATAGTGTTGAAGTTGGTGTTAATGCAAATAAGGCAAATGGTATTAGTCACACCGGTTGGGTAAGATATGAACGATATACTTCATCTAACGGTAGTACTAGAAATAAATCAGAAGTATTAGTGGCAATGTCTAAGAATTTTAATAGAAATAATGCCGGTACACTACAAACTGATGCAAACGACGATACGATAATCAAAGACGCATAAGTTTTTAAATGGCTGATCTTAAAGTCTCTGAACTAGAATCAGCTAATGTAGTACAGAGAGGTGATTTACTTTATATTGTTCAGGATGGAACCAGTAAAAATGTAAATGCTGGTATTCTATTTGCATCCTTATCTGATCCTAGATTAGCTGGTAATGTACAACTAGGTGGAAACGTACAAGTACTTTCCACTTCTGGTGTAATTAGTTTAACTGTTCCCAGAACAGAATTAATTGGTGGTAATGTTGCTAATACCACCGCTATTACTGATGGTACAGCATTACCGGCAACAATCTTTATGTATACTCCCAATGTGTCTGGTACAGGATTGGGATTTACATTCACTGAAGGCGTAAGTTTTACTAAGAATATAGTTGTTAGTTACGCTAACAATAAAATAAAGTTAAACGGTTACTTCCCAAATGAATGGGCAGGATCGGGTGTAAATAAACCATTCCCAAGCGGATTGACCTTTGTTAAAGGCGCAAATTATGTCTTTAATGTTAGTGATCCTACCAATATTGGAAATACTTTATCGTTTTCCACATCCATAGATGGTACCAATACTCTAGGTACTGAATACACTGCCAACGTTGTTAGAAACGGAACTGCAGGTTCTGCTGGTGCTAATATAACATTTATTCCTGCTAATGTAAGAATAGATGATGGTGGCCTAAAATATATTGATATCGCAAAAGGAACAGATGGCCAATTAAAGATTATTACTTTAACTAGCACCAGTGGAGGTAGCTATAGTTTAAGTAGTAATATTTTAAATAATCTTAATATAAAATTTACTAAATCTGGCGAAACAGCTTTCTTAATGTATTCAGGCAATGCTTGGATATTAGTTGGAGCAACGCCTGGATTTCAAACCACATTCTCTGGTACTTCCGATGATGTGCCTGAGGGATCGAAATTATATTTTACTAATGCGAGAGCAAGAGCAGCAATTTCTGCATTTGATAATAGTATTATATACGATTCTGTTTCTGGTACTATAAAAGCAAATGCTGCGTTCTTAGGCAACATTAGTATTTCTTCTATAGCAACTACAGATGAAATTCCCGAAGGACCAATTGCTTTAGCAAATTTAAATTATGGTAGATCATATTTTACAAATGCTAGAGCTATTGCTGCAGTTACAGACGTTATACGATCTCAAACTGCTAATCTTAATGCTGTAGCAAATATAACCTTTGCCAATGTAGCCAATGTTATTTACGTTACTTGTACTGGTAATGATGCTAATGATGGAAGGTCTATACAAAAACCTTTGGCTAATATTCATACCGCATTAGCTAGATCAAAGGCATGGGATACTATTAAAGTAAGTAGTGGGCAATATGTGTTGTATAATCAACCTGTTACTATTCCCACAAGAGTTTCTTTAGTTGGTGATAGTTTAAGAACTACTTCAGTATATCCATATCAAGCTAATGTTGATATGTTTTATGTTAATAATGGATGTTATGTAACCGGATTCACATTTAGAAATCATGTTTCACCTGCTGCAGTATTTTCATACAATCCTAATGGATCTGCTGGATTTATTGTAACTAGTCCATATATTCAAAATTGTTCATCAATTACAACTACTGGTTGTGGTATGAGAGTTAATGGAAATTATGTTTCCGGTTTACGATCCATGGTAGTAGATTCCTATACCCAAACCAATGAGGGTGGTATTGGAATTCATATGTTAAATAGAGGATATACGCAACTGGTATCTGTTTTTACTATTTGCTGTAATATTGCTATTTTATGTGAAAATGGCGGATTTTGTTCTATTACCAATTCCAATTCATCCTTTGGTACTTATGGTTTGGTAGCTAGGGGAGTAAGTTTTCCTTTGTACTTTGGAACATTATTGTATCAAGATGGCAATAATTTGACTCTGGGTAATTTAAATCAAAAACCAAATTATGGAGATGCAGTTTTAATTGCTGATTTTGATCAAAGTAAGTGCTCAAGAGATACGGGATTGATAGTAGATGCATTATTATTTGATTTAGCATACAACGGTAATACTGAAGCTACTTTTGCTGGGTTGCAGTATTTTGCTCAGTCAAGTTCTGCAATACCTGGGCAAGCCACTGAAACAATCAATGCCTTAAATTATGCGAAAAGATTGGCAACCAATGTTATTCTTAATATTGCAGTAACTCCTACATATCAATTAGCAAATTCGCAAGTTATTGTTGCGGGCCCAGTGGGGGGCCAAGATGGTGTTTATAAAATAAATAATGAATTTTATCTAATTACTGATATCATTCAAAATGGGACGGTTGGAGTAACTGATAGAATAATTCCAAATAAGTATCCTGCTAATAGTGCTCCAAATATTAATCTATCAGCTAATATTCTTTATGCAAATAAAAATTTTATTCAGTCAGAAGTAGTAGCTTATGTTGCTAATGTATATCCCGCTTTCTCTTTTAATACAGCTAAATGTTTTAGAGATGTTGGCTATATTATAGATAGTATTGTATTTGATTTAAGACACGATGGAAATAAACAAGCCATTACATCCGGGGTATACTATTATAACTTTAATGCGAATGTTTCACAAATTAATAATCAAGTAGTGCAAACGAGATACGCATACAATTATATTGGTAGTTTAGTAACAAATTTAATACAAAATAAATCTGTAGCCAACTACAATGAGGCAAAGTGCAGGCGTGATACCGGATTGATAGTTGATTCATTGGTTATTGATTTGGCATATCAAAGTAATACTCAAGCAGTATTTGCCGGTTTACAATATTGGGCCCAAAGTTCTTCTGCTATTCCAGGTCAAGCTACAGAAACAATAGCAGCAATTGGATATGCCAAAAATTTAGCTACTAATGTTTTAGCTAATGTAACTATTACTAATCTTAGACAAACCAATGTAGCTCAAGTTAGGGGATTGGGTGGTACAGCTATTGAAAAAGCGAATGTAGCAACGAATTTTGATCTAGTTGCCAATATTATTGGTGGTGGAACAGTAGGTGTAACTGATAGAATTATATCTAATAGATATCCAAAAACAGCAAATGCAACCATTAATAATGCAGCTAATTTATTGTATTTAAATAATACTTTTATATCATCAGAAGTAGTAGCTTTTGTAAATCAAACTTATCCTTCTTTTACGTACAATGCTAATACTTGTGCAAGAGATGTTGGTTTTATTGTAGATAGTATTGTATTTGATTTAAGACATGGTGGAAATAGACAATCCATTATGTCTGGTGTCTATTATTATAACTTTAGCGCTAGTAATACTCAAATAAATGATCAAATTGTTCAAACAGGTGAAGCTTATAGATTTATTGGATCCATAATTGATGAAATAGTAACTGCAAATACGATTACAAGAACATTTCAAACTGCAGTAACTCAAAACACTACAGCAGCACCTGCGGCAACAACTTCACAATCTGCATATGTGGCAACTGATATTGATTTGATTGCGAATATAATAACAAATGGTCCAAATGTCGCTCCCCCGAGACGTCCAATCACTTACAAAGAAAATATAAACATAAATGATAATAGAGCTGCTTTATTAATAGATGCAAATAGACAATTTATTATAGAAGAAACTATAGGTTACGTTAATTCTGCATTTTTTAGTCCTCCTTATCAAGATGCAGTGAAACAAAATACGAATTCCGCCCCAGCTTCAACTACAGCAATTGCCAATGTAATATTGAATAATATAAATCTTATTACTAATATCATTTCAAATGGGCCAAGTGTAGCACCTGAAAAAAAACCAATAAGTTTAACGGCAAATACGGAACCGAATGTTATAAATGCAGCAAAAATACTTTATAACAATAGAGACTTTATCAAGGCAGAAGTTTTAGAGTACACCAATCAAAATTGGGCAAATCTTGGAAATAATAATTATGTATTCTATACTGTAAATGCATCAACTCCACTATTAAGTAATGTAGTTCATGGAAATACATCTGTTATTTCTTTACTTGAAACAATAAATGATACCTTTAGAATTGGAACTCGATTATCCTTTCATCAGCCAAGTTACATTTCCGGCTCAGGGCATACGTTTGAATACGTGGGTGCAGGTGATTCTTTATCTAATTCTTTACCATTTTTGGGGGGCGTACCTATTCAAGAAAATGAAGTAATCTCAGAAAGGGGCGGCTCAGTTTATTATACTAGTACAGATCATAAAGGGGATTTTAGAATCGGAGATAATCTATTGATTAACAGAACAGATGGTACTATTTCGGGAAGAACTTTTGTTAAAGCTTTGTTTGCAACTATGACCCCATATATATTAGCATTAGAAGGGTAAAATGGCAACAGCACTTAATATATTCAGAACAATAACATCAAATATATTTACTTCGGGAAATGTAATCTATACTGCTCCTTCCAACAGAACAACTATTATTTTAACATGCTTAATTTCTAATTTGTCTCAAAATACAGCTAATGTAAGTTTATATCACAGGGCTAATTCTGCGGTTGGGTTTTCAAATACTTTAATTGTTGATAAGTTTGATATTCCAACAAAAGATGCCGCCACACTTGTTGGTGGAGGTGTTGGCAAACTAGTTCTTGAAACTGGTCAAAGTTTATATGCAAAATCAGGATCTGATAATACTTTACAGATAGTATTGAGCGTTTTAGAAACAGCAAATGACTAAACTTCTCTCAGGTCGTGTTAAAAAGATACCTAGTGCAAATGTAAGTTCAACTAGGTATCAATTCTTAAAGTTAGAGGAAACTGAACCAGATTTAGGTCTTCCTTCAACCGACGGTCAAGCACTTTTAAGTAATGTAACCGGTTATAGATACTGGGGCAATGTTTTTGCTACTATTTCTGATGCGGACAAAGCAAATATTGCAAATACAGTCCTCGGTCAGGTTCAAGCAGCAACAACTTCAGGATTTGCAAATTTAGCAGGTTATGCTAATGTTTCTCAAAATGCTAACGTAGCAAATATAGTTTTATCACTTTCAAATTTCACCACATCAAATTTAAGTGAAGGTACAAATCTTTACTTTACCAATGCTAGAGTAGCAGCAAACGTTTCACTTCTTAGTATTAATGTATTGTATGATGTTGATACTACAGGAGCAAGCACAAATCAAGTTTTAACATGGAACGGTACTCGATGGGTAGCAAATAATATTTCAAGTATTGGCACCGCGAGCTCTGCTACTAATGCAAATACTGCTTCAATTGCCAATACTGCATTGACAGCAAATGTATCGAATACTGTTTTATCCATAAGCAATTTTACAACTAGTAATTTAACCGAAGGCACAAATCTTTACTTCAGCAATGCTAGAGCAATAACGGCTGCCATTCCGGCAGTTACACAATTAAAACCCAATATTGGGGGAGGTGCACCTTCCTCAGTATTTTATTGGTTATTTGATGATAATCAGTATTTAGGGACAAATCCTACAGTTTATGTCACTGCGGGCGAAACGATTTCATTTGATTTAAACAATATCAGTATAGATACATTTGGTTTAGTTAAAGCATCCACTGGTAGTAACGTTACAACAGGATTAACACACGTATCTCCAGCAGGAACAATAACCACTGGTGCCGGTGCTCAAGGAAAAACTAGCGGTAAATTATTTTGGAAGGTTCCGTTTGAGGAACAAGGTAATGTTTATAACTACACCAGTTTCAGCAGATCTTTTACTGGTAATATAGTAGTACAAAAACCCACTGCGTTACTTAGTACTTTTCATATTCCGGAAAACGGAAATCTTTATTATACAGATACAAGAGTATTAACTAATGTATCATCCATGAGTATAAATGTTTTAGCAGACGTTAATACTACAGGAGCATCTTCAGGGCAGATATTAGGTTGGAATGGATCTGAATGGATTCCAACATCTGTAGCAGGAGTAACATCAAGTACATTTGCTAATTATGCAAATACTGCTAACATTGCTCGTACTGCCAATCTTGCCAATTTTGCTAATGTAGCTAATTTTGCTAATACGTCAAATATAGCGAATTCAGTATTATCATTAAGTAATTTTACTACAAGTAATTTAACAGAGGGAACAAATCTTTACTTTACAAATGCTAGAGTAACAGCTAATGTATCCTTATTAAGTATAAATGTTTTATATGATGTTGATACAACAGGATTAGCCACAAATAAAGTATTGACATGGAATGGTACTGCTTGGGTACCGACAGATGTTTTGGGTACTGGTGTAGCAGCATTTGCTAATACATCTTTGCTAGCAGGGTTTGCTAATTCTGCCGGGCAGGCGAATCAAGCAAATACTGCGTTAACAGCGGCAACAGCAACTATTGCATTCCTGGCTTCTTTAGCTACCTCTGCGGTGTCAGCTACTACTGCTTCCGTGGCTGATATTGCCAATGTAGCTAATTTTGCCAATGTCGCCAAAGTTTCCAACACAACCAATTTTGCCAACGTTGCCAATATAGCAAATCTAGTAGTATCATTAGAAAATTTTACTACAAGTAATCTATTAGAAGGCAATAATTTATATTATACGAATGCCAGAGTATTATCTAATGTTTCTGTAATGAGCATAAATGTTCTTGCAGATGTCAATACTAGCGGCTTAACAGATGGACAAGTATTAGTATGGCAAGGATCAAGTAATAATTGGATACCAGGAACAATTTCTTTAGTTAATGCTTCTAATATTTCTGCTCTTGCTAATTATGCCAATGTATCAGGGGGAGCTAATGTAGCCAATGTTGTATTAACCATAAGTAATTTTACTACAAGTAATCTTGCTGAAGGCAATAATTTATATTATACGAATGCTAGAGTTTATTCTAATGTAATAAATGTATTAACAACTTATAATGGAAATATAAGTGCTGGAAACATCAATCTTAGTGGTAGATACTATGGTAATGGTTCAGCACTACTAGGTATTACTACAGCACAAGTAAAAGAAAGCGGAAACTTATTATATTTTACTAATGCGCTTTCAAGATTATCTGTATCAAGCGCTAATGGTATAGATTATCAACCAAACACTGGCGTATTTCAATTAGCCAACACTGTTACATTTACAGAAGTTAGAACAGTAGTAACAACCTTTGAATCTGGTACTGCTAACTCGTTAACAATACTTGGAAATCTTACAGTATATGGTAATGTTGTTGGATTTTTCTCTAATACATTAATTGTAAATGATCCTCTAATTCAATTGGGTTACAGCAATCCTTCAGATGCAATTGATTTAGGTTTTATTGGTCATTATAATCAAAGTGGCACAGAAAGGCATGCGGGATTATTTAGAGATGCATCTGAAACTGATAAAAGATTCAAATTCTTTGAAGGTTATACACTTGAACCCAATACTGCAGTTATAGCTACAACTGACCCATCATTTGCATTGGCAAATGTGGAAGCTAAAGAGTTTATCGGCAATATAAATTGGAATAGAATTCTTAATGTTCCCGATCCAAGAATAACAGTTAATATTACTGGTGATGTATCTGGTTCAGCATATGGCGATATTATTGATCTACAAAATAATACAATCAATATTGTTACTGCTATTAATCCAAATAGCGTTGCCCTTGGTACAGATACAACTGGAGATTACGTCGCCAATTTAATAGCTGGTACTGGTGTATTTATTTCTGGATTAACAGGTGAGAGTGCAACACCGACAATAGCTATTGGGCAAAATATAGCACCAACTGCAAATGTAACATTCAATAAGATTACTGCCGATGGGTCAAATATTACTAACTTATCTACAGATCAGATAAGAGAGGGTAGTACTAATCTTTATTATACAAATACAAGAGTATTTTCAAACGTATCATTAATGAGTATTGATGTACTAGCTGATGTTAGTACAGTTGGTGTTCAAACAGGTAATACTTTATATTTCGACGGTAGTTATTGGGTCCCGGGTCCAAACTTCGTAGAAACTCCAACAGTTGCATCAACAGCAAATCTAGTATTAAGTTTAGATAACTTTACTACATCTAATTTAATAGAGGGTAGTAATCTTTACTTTACAAATGCTAGAGCAAGAGCAGCATTTACCGCAGGTTCTGGTATTTTCATTACACCGAGTGGTGTTATTTCTGCAAATGCTTCATCATTGTATGTTGACCAGATAAAATACACCTTTACGTCTGTAGGCAATCAATCAGTATTTAATGGAAATGATGATAACGGACAAAATTTAGTTATTGCTTCACCAAACAAGGTACTCGTTTTCTTAAACGGTGTTCTATTGATGAAGGATATAGATTATACTGCTAATAGTATAGCAGTTGTTCTAAATGATTCTGTCACAGCTAATGATGTAGTCACAGTATTTGACGGTGTTCTTGTTGGTGCACAAAATACTATTGTAGATTATTTACAAAATGTTAATGCTAATTTATTGCCTTTTATAGATAACTACTATAGTATTGGATCTTCTACGTTATCTTGGAAAGATTTGTATCTTGCCAATGGTATTATTACATTTAAAAATGCTGGTATATTGAATGCCAAAGCCAATGCTATAATTTATTATGATACTACTGGTAATATTATTTTTGAAGCAAATGCCAATAGTAGAACCATAACACCTTTACTTGGAGTACAAGGTACTTATGGTAATGCAACGATTATTCCAGCATTTTCTGTTGATCAGTTTGGTAGAATAATAAGTATTTCAAATGTTAATGTTGCAGGAATTAGTGCTGGTTCAGCAACATCTGCTGAGTCTGCAAATGTTGCAAATATTGTTTTATCTATAAGTAATTTTACAACTGCAAATTTAACAGAAGGATCTAATCAGTACTTTACAAATGCCCGAGTTGCAGCTAATGTGGCACTGTTAAGTATAAATGTTCTAGCTGATGTAGATACCACCGGTGTTTCTACAGGTAATGCTTTAATATGGAACGGAACAAATTGGGTACCCGGTACAGCATCTGGAGCAGGAAGTGCAAGTACTGCTATCTTTGCTCAAACTGCTAATGTTGCTAACAGCGCAAGTACAGCAACTTTTGCCCAAATAGCCAATGTATCCAATACGGTACTTTCAATTAGCAATTTTACTACAGCTAATTTAACAGAGGGAACAAATCTTTACTTTACAAATGCTAGAGTAACAGCTAATGTTTCACTACTTAGTATTAATGTTTTATATGATGTTGATACAACAAATGTTAGAACTGGTAATGTTTTAACTTGGAATGGTACTCAATGGATAGCAGCTAACGTTGTTTCTAGTGGAGGCGGCACTGTTGATCTTGCCACATATGGTGGTAACATCTTAGCAAGTAACGTTGTTGTTACTGGTAATTTAACTGTAAGTAATATTAATTTTATTGGTGGTTCAACATTAGGATTTTCTTCTGATAATAATACAATAATAAGATCAGGCGTATTTGTATCAAGATTTGAAGATTCTGGTAATGTATTCTTACCAAATTTAATAGTATCTGGTAAATACTTTGGTGATGGCTCATCATTAACAGGCGTACTGACTCTAGCAAGTTTATCTAATTCTTATATTTCAAATATTTCTATAGGTAATGTTGCAGCTGGTAATATTACTGCAGGAAATATAATTGTAACCGGTAGATTTATAGGTGATGGTTCTGGATTGACTGGTATCACAGCTTCTGCAATTAGTATTACTACTAGTTCTGTAGCAGAAGGAACAAATCTTTACTATACCAATGCAAGAGTTATATCGGCAATACAAAATAACTATCTTGGTAATATTACTGCCGGCAATGCATATATCGCCAATCTAGTTGTCGGCAATCTAGTATCAACTGGTAATATTACTTCCATATCATTTAGATCAGATAACAATACCATAATTAGAGCTGGTATTTTTGATTCAACATTTACCGATACTGGTAATGTATTGGTGCCTAATTTGTATGTCTATGGTAATATCTATGGTGATGGACAATATTTAACGGGGGTATTAACTAGAGCATCCCTTGCAAATACTTTTGTTTCCAATATTTCTGTTGGATCATTAAGTGTCACAGGCAATATAAATGCCGGCAACATTATACTAACAGGTAAAATTACAGGGGATGGATCTGGTATTAGTAACATATCAGCTGCTGGTATTATATTATCTACATCCAATGTTTTTGAGGGATCTAATCTATATTTTACTAATACCAGAGTAATTACAGCAGTACAAAATTCATATTTTGCCAATCTTTCCGTAGGAAATTTATCTGTAGGAAACATAAACACCAACAATGGTCAGCTAGTTATTTCTGTTTCACAAGACAATAATACAATAATAAGATCTGGTATTTTTGCAACTACATTTACCGATACTGGTAATGTAACAGTTCCAAATCTTATTATAACTGGTGGTATATTTGGAAATGCTTCTACACTGACAGGCGTAGTAACAACGTCAAGTCTTAATAGTTATTCTTTTGGAAATATTAGTGCCGGCAATGTTATTGTAACAGGTAAATTTATTGGAGATGGTTCTGGATTGACCGGCATTACCGCCTCTGCTATCAGTATAACTACTTCAGCAGTAGCTGAAGGTTCTAATTTATATTATACTAATGCAAGAGTAATTTCGGCAATTCAAAATAATTATTTAGGTAATATTTCTGCGGGCAATGCTTACATAGGAAATTTAATTGTCGGTAACATAACATCTACTGGCAATGTTACGGCATTTAGTTTTAGAAATGATAACAATACCATAATTAGAGCTGGTATTTTTGATTCAACATTTACCGATACTGGTAATGTTATATTGCCCAATTTATATGTTTCTGGTGTTGTTTCTGGTAATGGTGCCGGACTAATAAATGTTCCGACAACAATTACGTCTACTACTTTAGTATCATATGGTGGTAGTATTCTTTCTAGTAATATTGTTGTAACAGGTAATGTAAGTGCCAATTCATTCATAGCAACCGGCAACGTAAATGCTGCTCAAATAGGTGTTACTGGTAATTTAATTGCTAATAATGCTACAATTATAAATGATATTCTTTTACCTGCAGATAGAGCTAATAGTATTGTTTTCTTGAATGCAGGTAAGTATGTTACTACTAGTTCTGCATTGACATTTGATGGTAATGTAATGTCCATCACCGGCAATTTAAATGTTAGTGGTAATATTAATTTTGCTGGAAACACAAGCTTATTATTCGTTAATGATAACAATACTGTTATTAGAGCTGGTATTTTTACAACTACATTTACAGATACAGGTAATATTCTTGCTCCAAATATTTACGCATCGGGTATTATATCTGGAGATGGCTCTGGCCTAACAAATCTTAGACCCAATCTATTATTAACTATTCCGACTTATACTGGTAGTATTGCTGCCACTAATGTAACTGTTGCTGGTAATGTAACAGCACAGAATGTTGTTGTGTCTGCAAATACAATTACCGGTAATTTAACTGTTATAAATGATATCAGTTTACCGTCAGATATTTCAAATGCTATTTTATATTTAAATTCAAGTAAATATATATCATCAAGTAATTCATTTACATATGATGGATATACTGTTAATTTAACTGGTAATTTAAATGTTGGCAATGTCAATACTACAGGTGGCGTATCCGCTATTAGTTTTAGTAATGACAATAATACTATCATAAGAGCAGGCATATATCAATCTGTTTTTAGTGATACGGGCAATGTCACAATGCCAAATCTAGTTGTCACTGGTACAGTTACGGCAACTGATTTAAATACAACATCAGATATGACATTAAAAAATAATGTTGATACAATAAGAAATCCATTTAATATTTTAAATTATGTTAGAGGTGTTCAATTTAATTGGAAAGAATCTGGAGAAAAGTCATATGGTGTTATTGCTCAAGAGTTACAAAGATTTCTACCAGAATTGGTTAAAGATTCCAGTATGGGAAAGACAGTTTCATATTTACCATTAATCGCATTTTTAGTTGAAGCAGTAAAAGATTTACAAAATCAAATAAATGACCTTAAGAGAAAATAGCCGAGTAACCTAGGGGGACGAAGATGGCAATTAAAGTAAAAGGATTAACATTACTACCCGATGAAAACGGTAATGCGAGAAATAATACCGGATTGGGTATTAATACTCTTCTTGGCATAACTACTGGCACAGACAACGTTGCTGTTGGTTATCAGGCATTGGATGCGAATACGACTGGCTCGGCTAACACTGCGATGGGGTCTGGTGCGTTGGGGGCCAACACCACCGGAGCAAACAACACAGCAGTTGGTTATCAATCTCTCTACGCCAACACCACGGCCTCCAACCTTACTGCAATTGGCTATCAAGCTATGTACACGGAGAATGGAGCAGGAGGTGGTGGTCAAAACAACGTAGCACTTGGTTATCGAGCGTTTTATTTATTAAATGGCACTGGTGGAGGTATAGCCCAATCAAACACGGCCTTAGGTTCTCAAGCTGGGTACAACACTACCGGAGCCGGTGTAAATAATAATACTTTTGTAGGTGCTTTTGCCGCATATACTAATACTGGCGGTTACGGCAACACCGCTTTAGGATCATCAGCCCTCTACGCCAACACCACTGGCACAAACAACGTTGCTGTTGGTTATGAGGCATTAAGAGCCAACACCACCGCCTCCGGCAACACCGCTGTTGGTTACCAAGCCCTCACCGCAAATCAAACTGGCACTGAGAATACTGCTGTTGGCGGACTTGCTCTCGGAAACAATACAACCGGAAATTATAACACAGCCTTTGGGGGGAACATAGGAAGCGGTGGTATTCTATGGTATCCGGCACTGAGATTTAACTCAACGGGCAGTCATAACGCTGCTTTTGGTGATGGTGCTGCGGCTAGTAATACCACTGGTAGTTATAACACAGCCATTGGCACTGCCGCACTTTACACCGCCCAAACTCCTTCTGCTAACACCGCTGTAGGCTACCAATCTCTCTATTCAACAACCACGGGCGGAGGGTTAGTTGCAATTGGCTATCAGGCTCTAAACGGTAACACTACTGGCGCAAACAACACCGCTGTTGGCTATCAATCCCTCGCCAACAACACCACTGGCGCAAATAACACCGCTGTTGGTTATCAGGCAATGAGTAGTAATTACATTACAGGTTCTAATAACGTTGCTATTGGCACTCAAGCCCTCTACGCCAACACCACTGGCGCAAACAACACCGCTGTTGGTTATCAATCTCTCTTCTCCAACAGCACAGGCACAAACAATGTCGCTGTTGGTTATCAATCCCTCTACGCCAACACCACTGGCCTACAAAATACCGCTGTTGGTTATCAGGCGTTAGATGCGGCTACTAGTAGTGACAATGCGGCCTTTGGAGCTGCTTCACTAGGTTCTAACACCACAGGAAGATATAACGTGGCAGTTGGAGCTAGTGCGGGTGGTGGTGTAACAACGGGTGAACATCATGTTTCTCTTGGTTTTAACGCTGGAAACACCGTAACCACTGGTTCATATGGTGTTTATATAGGTTCATCATCAGCAGCATCGTCTTCTTCAGCAAGTAGCGAAATAGTAATATGTCATTACAACCAAACAGGCAAGGGATCAAACACAGGGTATATGGTTCCTGGATCTGGAGGTATGTACCAAGGCAATAACTCATCTTCTTGGTCAACCACCTCTGACCGCAGGCTTAAAAAGAACATCGTTGATAACAACGAAGGCTTAGACAAGATTAGCCAGATTCGGGTTCGCAACTTTGAATATCGCTTGCCTGAAGAAGTTGATCCGGAACTTAAACCAACAGATGCTGTAAAAAAAGAAGGCATCCAACTTGGTGTCATTGCTCAGGAACTTCAAGAAGTCTGCCCTGACTGCGTGAAAGAAGAAACCACGGGCGTGTTATCCGTAGACTCCGACAACGTGTTCTGGCATATGGTTAATGCTATTAAAGATCTCTCATCACAATTAAATTTAGCTTTACAACGTATAGCAGTTTTAGAAAACGCTTAAAAGATATAAACAATGGCATCTAAAGCAAGATATATAGCAAATTTTATAATAGCCGGCAATAATATTGCCAACAGCACTATTACCTTTTCTGACATTGGATTGTTATTTACATCTAATGTAAATGAACTTGGAAATCTTTACTACACCAATGCCAGAGTATTTTCTAATGTATCTCTGATGAGTATTGATGTTCTTGCTGATGTGGATACAACCGGTAAACAAGTAGGTAACACTTTAGTATGGAATGGTAGTTATTGGGTACCGGGTGCAGTGGGTTCAGGTGGCGGCGTTAATCTTTCAGAAACAGCGAATGTTGCAAATACAGTTGTATCCATCAGTAACTTTACTACTGCAAATTTAGCAGAAGGATCAAATTTATACTTTACTAATGCAAGAGCTCTTGCTGCAGTTCAGTATCAAGATTTAAGTATAGATGATTTGTTTGTTGCCGGCAATTTAACAGTTCAAGGTAATGTAGTTACTTTAAATACTGCAACTGTTATAGTTGAGGATAAGAATATAATACTTGCCAATGGTGCAGGATCAGCAGCAGCTGCAGATGGTGCCGGTATTACTATCGATGGAGCAAGTGCATCGTTAACATATGTCTATTCTGTTGACAGATTTAGATTTGATAAAAATGTAGACATTAGTGGTAATCAAGTTTTAACTACAGCAAGTTCTACGACAAATCTACCAGAAGGTTCAAATTTATATTTTTCAAATGCTAGAGTAGCAGCCAATGTATCTTTATTAAGTATTAATGCTCTAGTCGATGTAGATACTACTGGAGCAGTAAGTGGAAATGCATTAGTTTGGAATGGAACCAATTGGGTACCGGGGACGGTAGCTGCCGGATCTGCTACTGCATCTTTAACTGCAAATTTCGCCAATCTGGCAGCAAATGCTAACTTAGTTCTTTCTTTAAGTAATTTTACTACTTCAAATCTTACTGAAGGAGTAAATCTTTACTACACCAATGCTAGAGTATGGGCTAACATAACGGGCGGTATAACAACCTCATATGTACCTGAAGGTTCAAATCTTTACTATACCAATGCAAGAGTAAGATCTGCTATAACGGCAGGTAATACTTTAAGTTATAATAGTAGTACTGGCAACATTACAATGACTCCTTCGGGCGTAACACCTGGAGTTTATGGTAATTCGACAATAGTGCCGGTTGTTACTGTCGATCAATTTGGTAGAGTAACCAATGTCTCGAATATAAATATAACGGCATCAGTAAGTGGCGGAGGCGGAAGTCCAACGACAGATTCTTCTAATGCCAATGTATTTACATCAATGAATGGTATTTTTATTAATTCAGCGAATGTAACATTGAATTATACTATAGGATCTGGGTATAATGGATTATCTGCAGGACCTATTACGATTTCTGCAAATACTAATGTTATTGTTTCTGCTGGTAGTTTTTGGACTATAATATAATGAGTACATTATAATGAGTATATTAAAATTTTCAGGTAATTTATTTGGCACTGGTTCTGTTACAATAACTTCGCCAAATACCAATGCTACCTATAGTATTACTTTGCCAGCATCTTCCGGTGAATTAGTTTCCACTGGAAATTTTAATACTGGTATAGTTACAGAAGGTACAAATTTATATTTTACAAATGCAAGAGTAATTGCTGCAGTATCTGATGGACTTTCAACTAGTAATATAGCAGAAGGTTCAAATTTATATTTTACAAATGCTCGTGTTGCTGCTAATGTAGCTTTACTAAGTATAAATGTATTATATGATGTAGATACTACAAATGCTGTAGCCGGAAATGCATTGGTATGGAATGGATCTACCTGGGTACCGGGAACGGTTGCAGCTGGATCAGCATCTACAGCATTAACATCCAATTTTGCCACTCTAGCAGCAAATGCCAATCTAGTAGTTTCCATTAGTAACTTTACTACAAGTAATCTTGCTGAGGGCAATAATCTATACTATACAAATGCTCGTGTTCGTTCAGCTATAACTGCTGGTAATACATTATATTATGATCAAACTACGGGTAATGTTACTTTAACCAGATCCGGTGTTACTGTTGGTGTTTATGGTAATTCATCAACTATTGCTGTAGTAACAGTGGATCAGTTTGGAAGAGTAACAAACGCTCAAAATACTGTTGTTTCAAGTTCTGCTGTTGCAGCATCAGGTAGTGATAGGCAAATTCAATACAACAATGCTGGATCTTTTGCTGGCGCTTCATCTTTTACATTTGACGGGTCGAATGTAACTATTGGAAATGCCGGACAACTAAGATTTGCCAATACAAATTCTACTCGATATGTTTCATTTAGAGCAAACACAGTATTATCCGCTAATGTTACTTGGACATTGCCTGGAACAGATGGTTCTGCTAATAGTGCACTGTTAACTGACGGATCTGGAAATTTATCTTTTGGTCGATCAGCTAATTCGCAAGCAGCCGCTGGTTTGTTTGAAAATTCAAATCTAATAGTAACAAGTTATACAATTAGAGAAGGATACAATGCTATCAGTGCTGGACCAATAGGTGTTGCTCCCGGAGTCACTGTTACTGTTCCTGCTGGAAGTACTTGGTTGGTGTTGTAATGAGTCAATTAGTTTTATTGGGTAATGTTTTAGGAACAGGAGAGATTACATTATCTGCTCCGGAAACAATTAACAATCCAACACTCGTTTTACCCCCAAATTCTAATACCTTAGTATTAAAATCTTATTTTACTACGGATACTGTTACTGAGGTAGCATCAAATCTTTACTTTACAAATGCAAGAGCGAGATCTGCTTTTGCATCAGTAACAAGTTCTAATATTAGTGAAGGTACTAATTTATATTTAACTAATGCTAGAATTGCAGCAAACGTGGCATTATTGAATTTTAAAGATTTTTTCGATGTTGATGATACGGGATTAGTTGCCGGCAATGCAATAGTATGGAACGGTTCTCAGTGGTTACCAGGAACAGTATCAGCTGGTGCAGTATCGACAGCAAATACTGTTAATTTTTCCACCTTAGCTGCAAATGCTAATCTTGTAGTTTCTTTAAATAATCTATCTACATCGAATCTGGCAGAAGATACAAATTTATATTATACAAATGCAAGAGTAATTTCTGCTATTACTGCAGGAAATACATTAAATTATAGTAATGGAAATATAACACTAACTACTAGTGGTGTTTCGGCCGGTGTTTATGGTGGCGGATCTAATATAGCAATATTAACAATTGATCAGTTTGGTAGAATAACATCTGCATCTAATGTATCAGTTACAGCATTATCAATAGCTGCAGCTGGATCAAATTCACAAATAATGTATAATAATGCAGGAATTTTTGCAGGTTCATCTAATTTTATATACGATGGAATAAATATTCAAGTAGGAAGTAGTGGTGCTGTTAGATTAGCAAATATTCTTGGTGGATTTGCAGGATTAAAAGCTCCAGCTACGATAACGAGTAATATAAATTTTAGATTGCCTGTATCAAATACTGGCAATGCAGAATTAATTACAGATGGTTCTGGTAATCTAGATTGGGGAAGATCGATTCAGCAAATGGCTGATTCGGGAATGGTGGAAATGGCAAATTCTATAAGTTCTGCTTATACAATTCGAAATGGTTACAATGCTTTTAGTGTTGGTAATTTAACAATTCAATCTACAGGAAACGTAACATTACCTGATGGTAGTGTTTGGGCTATTTACTAATGAGTACAGTTAAACTTCAAGGCAATTCTGCAGGATCTGGTTCAGTGACCGTTGTATCTCCGAATACAAACAACAGTTATAGTCTAACTTTACCATCTGCTAGTGGTGAATTAATTACTAAAACCATTACTGGAGGAGTAAGTATATCTGCTGGTAATCTTTCATTTGATTCTGGATACGGCATAGATTTCTCCGCAACGGCTGGGACAGGTACGAGTGAGCTGTTTAATGATTATGAGGAAGGGACATTTACCCCCGCATACAACACATCCAATTCAAACATGACGGTGACAGACAACGGAACTGGCACTTACACAAAAATTGGAAGAGTTGTACACGTTTATATGAGATTTTTGGTTTCTGCAATTTCTTCTGCCGGAACAGGCGATCTAAGAATTACTGGGTTGCCATTTACGCAAGCATCTGGATCGCCAGTTGGGGTTGTTTCGGTAATCTATGAATCAAACTTTGCTACCAACACCTTTCCAACAGCAGGGCGAATAGATCAAGGAAAAACTTATATTGATTTGTATAAACGCTCTGGTTCTGATGCCAGATCAGCTTTGAACGTCCTTAATGTTGCCGCAGATTTAGCAGCAAACTCAGGATTCGATTGGTATTACGCTTGTTATTACGTTTAAGCAAATAAAGGAACCCAAAATGTCTCTTACCAAACAAACCGTTGTTGACCAAATAACAGTCACCGAGAACGGCATCGTGCTTTATCGTGAAGCCACTCGCATTATTGAAGATGAAAAGATACTGACACAAACCTATCACCGCTCAAGCCTGACACCAGGACAAGACCTAACCGGACAGCCTGAGAAGGTCGTAGCCATTGCTCAAGTAGCATGGACACCTGAAGTCATTGCGGCGTATCAAGCTTCAATGGCAAACAATTAGGAGTAAAGAATGCCAATAACATTAGATGGTACTGCGGGTATTACGACACCGGCGGTAACTAGTACCGGTACAACGTCTATAGCTAATGTAAATCTCAGTTCTACGACAACAGCACCAGCAACAGGGATATATCTTCCAAGTTCTGGCACATTAGGATTCTCTACAGGCAGTACTCAAAGAACTACTATAAATTCTTCGGGTGTTTTATCCCATTCAGGTAATGTAGCAATAGATACTAATGTATTGTTTGTAGATGGGGTATCTAATAGAGTTGGAATTGGTACAACTACTCCTGAGACAGTGTTTTCAATTAGTTCTGGTCAAGCATCTTTTCCAGCGGGATCAGTTTCAGCACCCTCCATCACCACGACAGGTGATACGAATACGGGTGTGTTCTTCCCCGCTGCGGATACGGCTGCTATTAGTACGGGTGGTAGCGAGCGGATGCGGGTTGATTCGTCGGGTAATGTTGGGATTGGGACGAGTTCACCCATATCAAACTTCCATGTGTCATCAACAAGGACTTCGGTATCGTGGGGCACACATTCCACGCCAATGCAACTTGTAGCATCTGTTGTTGTTGGTGATATTGGAACAGCTGGTGGCAGTTTTGCTGTTCGCACCGGCTCAATTAATAGTAATTTCAGCTCAGGTTTAGGAGTAGACGGATATTATTCTGGTGGCCCGGACTTCACATCGACAGTTAACCTTAAAGCGTTTGGTCCGCAAACCAACGGATATTTTGGAGACATGGCATTCAGCACAACGTTCAATGATGGCATTAGAGAGCGTATGCGAATTCGCGGCAACAGTAATAATGACTCTCAAATTTATCTAGGAAACGGCAAAACGCACTCCGGCGTAGTTACAAATGCCATTATAAATGGTACAGACGCAGTAACTACTGCTAATACATTTGGGTCCAATATTTCCATAGTTGGAGGAGCTTGTACAGGTTCTGCAGAAGGTGGAATGATAAAATTTTTTACTGGACTTAATTATGGTAATACCGCTGCCACTACTTGGACTGCTCAAAACGCAGTTTATGAAGTGATGCGAGTACGAAACTTCAGTGTTATAATTAATGGCGGCGGCCTTAGAAAGAAAGTAGACGAATCTACTGCAATAACTGAGGATGGCAATCGAAAAACATATGCAGCCGGTTTAATGGTGTCACCTCGGGCTAAAGATTATTTTGATATCGATTTAAATGGAGGTGGATATACTACAGGGGGCGGTCAAGCTAATGGGGGATATGGCTGGACCTATAGTAAACATCCCGGCTATGGGGCAGATGGTGTACCGCCTGGTATGTTTGCTGATGGTAGTCCCGGTGATCTAAATACAAGCGGAACCAGTGTTGGTTTAGTTTGCAGAGGAGGTTCGGCCGGTACTTATTCATCTGCTGCCGCAGGTTTGTATTGTGAGGCAGGAAATGCATTTGTACGAGGTGGCCAGGCGCCTGCTTCTGCTGTATTTAGAAGTTGGGATAATCCGACAATAATAGTTGATAGATTTTCAACTGATGGCACCATAATAGATATACGACAAGGTAACACAACTGAGGGTACTATTTCTGTATCTGGTACAACAGTTTCTTATAACGCTTTTATGGGATCACACTGGGCAACTCTGTCAGATTGGTCCAGACCAGATATTAAAGTCGGTACTATATTAGAATCTATTGGTTCTTTAGTAGAATATAAAGTAGCAGTTTTTGATGTCCCATTGAGAACCCCTATTAGAGATTCGGAAAATGATGAAATTAATGGTGTAGAAAATGCTCTTGATGAAAATGGTAATCAAATATTTTCTAAAATGAAAATTTGTTATAATGGCAATGAACCAACTGGGTCAATTGTTTCTATAGATTTTCATGATAATACATATAGTGCAGTTTTAGAACTTGAAAAAGATAAAGAATTCACCAAGGGCGTTCAAGTAAAAATTAGTGATACTGTAGGATCTAAAGCAGTTTATGGGGTATTTCATCAATGGAATAATGATAAATTATATGATGGTGGTATATGGAATGATATGCATGTTGCCGGTTTGGGTAACTATGTTATTCGAATGGCGGCAGATCAAAATCCACAAATTGGTGATCTAATTGAATCTAACGGCGATGGGTGTGGTAAAGTACAAGATAATGATAACGTAACATCAAAAACAGTAGCAAAAATAACTAGTAATCTAAAACAAGTAACTTATGAGGATGGTTCCTTTTTAGTCTCTTGTGTTTTATATTGCGGATAAGGTAAAGAATGAGTACAGTAAAAACAAATAATTTACAAATAGGGTTGTCATCGACAGCTTCTCAAAACTTCACGATTTATCAACCTACAGCACCGGATGGGACAGTTAGATTGGGTTTTGGTAATTCTGGTTCTGTTACTGATCTTATTAGAATAGCAAATACAAGTATTACTGCTTTTGGTGGAGGTGCTGTTTCTACAAATACAGCATTCGGTGACCAAGCATTACTAAGTAATACGACTGGTGCAAACAATACGGCTGTTGGTTATCAGGCTTTGGACGTTAATACGAGTGGCGCAAGTAACACCGCATTAGGGTCTGGCGCGTTGGGAGCCAACACCACCGGACAAGGCAATATCGCGGTTGGGTATCAGGCACTTTATACAAGAACAACAGGTTCAAGCAATATTGCGGTTGGCTGGAACGCCATGCGAAACGGAGATGGTAACGGTTATGACAATATAGCTATTGGCTCATACGATGTATCAACAAATTGGAACGGACCTTTACTGAGTGTATCCACAGGTAACTCAAATATTGGTATAGGTGGTGGTGCAATACAAACCTTAACCACTGGCTCAAACAATGTGGCTATAGGAAATAGAGCCGGTCTTCGTATAACAACGGCTAGTAACAATACTGCAATTGGGTACCAAGCGCTTCAAGAAACTACCACTGGCACAGACAACGTTGCTGTTGGTTATCAGGCTTTGGATGCGAATACGACTGGATTTAACAATGCGGCAGTTGGGTCTGGAGCATTAGGAAACAACACTACTGGGTCGGAGAATACAGCATTTGGAACAACGGCTATGCGTGTTGCATCAACAGCAAGTTCTTGTGTTTCTGTTGGTCATGGGTCTCTTTATGCCTTAACTACAGGTAATTCAAATACGGCCTTGGGGTATGTATCTCTATATTCTAATACTACTGGAATTGAAAATACTGCTGTTGGTCGAAATGCAATAACATACAACGTCACCGGCTCCGCTAACGTAGCTGTTGGTCATAATGCGTTGTATGGTGTTTCAGGAAATTCACATTCAAACAACACCGCCATAGGCCACTCTGCCCTCTACGCCAATACCACTGGCGCAGGCAACGTCGCTGTTGGTTATCAATCCCTCTACACCAACAACATCGCCTCCAACAACACTGCTGTTGGTTACCAATCCCTCTACTCCAATACCGCTGGCGCAAACAATGTGGCGGTCGGCGCTCTTTCGGGTTATGCCGTAGTTTCTACTGGCGGTGGATCTAACGGAGCCGCTAACGTATTGCTCGGTTACAAGGCGGGGTATGGCATCACCACTGGTTTCCGAAATGTTGCAATCGGTTCTCAAGACCCTGTGTACAGCGATCCGGCTCCAATGATGACAGGCCCAGTTACGGGCTATAGAAATGTCGCTATTGGGCCGCGTACGATGGTCAATTTAACTTCTGGCTATGACAACGTCGCTATCGGTGATTATGCATTAAATGCCAACAACACAGGTACTGGCAATACTGCAATTGCTTCGTCTGCGCTCGGCGGAAACACCACTGGCTCAAACAACACCGCTTTAGGATCATCAGCCCTCGCCGCCAGCACCACCGCCTCCTACAACACCGCTATAGGCTACATAGCCCTCAGCGCCGTCACCACTGGCTTTCAAAATACCGCTGTTGGCTATGGAGCGGGAAATACAATCACGACGGGGATAGTGAACACTTGCATTGGAAACGCTACCGCATCGGCTGCATCAGGTAGTTGGCAAATCGTTATTGGCAATCAGAGTGGTTCGCCAATAACAGGCAAAGGTGATAGCACTGGGTTTATCAACCCCAACGGCGGCGGCGTCTACCAAGGCAATAACTCTTCATCGTGGTCTACAGCCTCAGATCGCAGACTCAAAAAGAACATCGTTGATAACAACGAAGGCTTAGACAAGATCAGCCAGATTCGTGTTCGCAACTTTGAATATCGCTTGCCTGAAGAAGTTGATGGTGGGTTGCAACCGACTGATGCGGTTAATAAAATAGGCGTTCAACTTGGCGTTATTGCTCAGGAACTTCAAGAAGTCTGTTCTGACTGCGTGAAGGAAGAAACCACGGGCGTGTTATCCGTAGACTCCGACAACGTGTTCTGGCATATGCTTAACGCCATCAAGCAACTCAATACCCGCTTACAAGCAGCCGAAGCTGAAATCGCAACCCTTAAAGGAGCTTAAAAATGTCTGAAATTATTCCCACACAGGAAGAACTTGACCGTCACTTCTCAGCAATGGGAGACTCGGTGAGTTTGATTGAAGGTTATGTCGCTGGTGAATACGGCAACCGAGTCATCGTCAAGAACGCTGAAAATCTAGCAACCGTTGAGCGTAATGTCGGTCACTTGAAACTCATGCGTGATAAGCCTTGGTGGAATGGTTTTGACCTGACCGCTGTCAACAATGCTATCACCATCGGAGATGAATACATAGCTAATTGATATGAAACCTATAGGTGGATCTGAAATACTTTATTATAAACTATCTTCGTTATTAGATTTAAGTAAAGTAAATTTAATTTTATCAGTTTGTTCCTGGAGAAATATTAGTAACACAAAACCTAATATTCTCTGGCAGCATCTTGATGTAAATCAACAAGCAGTAGAACAAATGCAAAATGAAGCATTTGTTGATTCTTTAGATGCTATTGTATTTGTATCACACTGGCAATATGAACAGTATAGAAAAAAATATAATATACCAGGTAAAAAGTGTTTTGTGATAAAAAATGCTATTGATTCTATAGAAATACATTCAAAACCAAAAGATGTAAAATTAATATATACATCTATGCCTGATAGGGGTTTAGAACTACTTATAGATGCATATGAATTATTGAAAAATAAAGTTGAAGTGGAAATATATTCTGGAACAAAGATATATGGGCAGCAATATCACGAAGCAACAAAAAATAAATATACTGCACTGTATAAAAGAATTAAAAAATTAAATTTACAACACTTTGATTATGCACCAAATGATAAAGTAATCGATGCGTTAAAAAGATCACATATTCTTGCATACCCAAGTATATTTCAAGAAACAAGTTGTTTATCAGCAATTCAAGCATTAGCTGCCGGATGTACAGTAGTTACAACTAATTTTGGTGCATTACCGGAAACTTGCTGTGATTGGGCAACTTTTGTCCCATTAGATAATAGACAAGATTTTGTTAAAAGATTTGCTAGTACATTAGATGAAACTATTCTTGAATATAGATATAATGAAGATCAGGTAAGATATTATAATAAATATTGGACTTGGAATACTCGAATAAAAGAATGGGAGAAGTTATTTGGAAAGTTATGCTAAAAGATTTGGGATTTTAAAATCTCAAGGTGTTGAAATTGAAGAAGTTTTAGATATTGGCGCATACAGAGGTGAATTTACAGATATAGTTAAAATATTTTGGCCAAACTGTAATGTACAGCAATTCGAAGCAGATGAAAGACAAAAACCTTACATACCAAATGCTAAATTTGTTTTACTTGGTGACAAAGATAGAAAGGTAGATTTCTATACTTTAAGTGAAAAAAGTAATACCTCTGGTAGTTCTATTTTTTTAGAAAATACGAGTTACTACGATGAGCATTTAATAATCAAAAAGAAAATGACTACATTGGATAAAGTAGTCAAAATGCAAGGTAATTGGTCAAAGGGTTTAATTAAAATTGATACTCAGGGTTCTGAATTATTAATTTTACAAGGCGCTAAAAAATTATTAGCAAACAAACCTAGATATATAATTTTAGAATGTTCGGTGCAAGAATATAATATCGAAGCACCACTAATTGATGAAGTAATAAAAACAATGCAAAGTTATAATTATAGAATACATGATATTATGGAAATTGCATATAAAGAAACAGGTGAGTTATTACAAATGGATATATTATTTGAGGTATTGAAATGAGAAAAGTATTGATTGGTACTCCCGCACACGATGGTCGATTGGATGTTTGGTATGCTACTTCGGTAATTAATTCTGTTCGACTTGCACAGAATAAAGATATTTTTTTGCATCCAGTCTTTATGTCTTATGATGCATTAGTACAAAGAGCAAGAAATGATTTATTTGGATTAGTAATTGACGGCAGTTATGATGATTTAATCTTTATAGATAGTGATATAGAATTTGATCCTCATTGGTTACTTGAATTATTAGACAGACCAGAAGATGTAGTTGGTGGTACATATAGAAAAAAGACTGATGATGAAGAATTGTATGTAGTAAAGACAAAAAATCTTAAAATGGAAAAAAATGGTTTAGTGAAAGTTGAGGGTTTAGGTATGGGTTTTGTAAAATTTTCTCACAAAGCGTGCAAAGCATTGTGGGATAATTCAACAGAATATAAAAATGAAGGTAAAGTGAGAAGAATGATTTGTGACATTGCGATAGTTAACGGAGAATTACATTCCGAGGATACCAACGTTTTTAATAAACTGGTAGATTTAAATTTTGACATTTGGTTAGACCCCAAAATGACCTGTGTACACATGGGACCTAAGAAATTTTATGGAAATTTTTTAGATTTCAGAAAAAGAATTGTAGATAAAGTTTCGGACAAGAGCAATATCTATAAAGTGGGAAAAAGACGTAAATAAATAATTTTTTATAAGGAAATAATTATGCAACCAATTAAATTAATGTTAACCGTTGAAGAAATCAATAGAATCTTTAATGCTATGGGACAAGTGCCTTATGCAAGTATTGCTGATCTTTTTGATAAAATTAGATCACAGGCATCTCCACAAATTGCAGCAATGCAGGCATTGGAAGAAGCTGAAGTAAAACAGGAACAATCTGCTGCGCCTAATGTTGCGCCAAAAAATGGTAAGTCTAAAAAGGAAACCGTGCAGTAAATGGCAAAACAAAAGTTATCAGAATTAGAAGTAACAAAAACAATAGGTCAAGATGATCTGTTGTATGTAGTGCAATCCAATACAAGTAAAGCAGTAAATGTAAAGGTGATTGCTTCTTCTTTAGTTACTGCTAATATTCGAGAACATTCAAGTAATTTATATTTTACCAACACTAGAGCCAGATCAGCTATAACAGTTACAGGTTCTGCTACATATGACACAGCAAATGGCATTATCTTTGTTACTGGAGTAGCGCAAACTTATGTAGCTAATGTTAATGGGCAAAACGGTGAAGTTACTTTAACTACAGCAAATGTAAACGAATCTGATAACTTATACTATACGAATGCAAGAGTATTTGCTAATGTTTCTTCTTTACTTAATTTAAAGGCTAATGTTGGTGATTTGACTACAGCAAATGTAATAGAAAATAACAATTTATATTTTAATAATGCTAGATCAATTCTTGCAAATATTCCAGCAACAAATCAAATTGTAGTTTCAACTCCAGTATTTAACTATAATTTTGATCAATATTCTGGCGACAATCCAACCATTTATGTATCAGCAGGCGAAACAATATCTTTTGAATTGACGCAATCTAGCGCTCATCCTTTTGCAATTAGAGAATCTAACGGTGGTCCAAATTACAATACTGGACTTACTCATATTGCACTTAATGGAACATTAAGTACAGGTTCTTCGGCTCAGGGGAAAACATCTGGTAAATTATTTTGGAAAATTCCTTTTAATCTAGCTGGAAATACCTATGTATATCAATGTACTGTTCATTCAAGTATGGTTGGCAGTATTGTAATACAAAAACCTTTAGCTACTTTAACTACTACAGATATAAGTGAAGGAAATAATTTTTACTTTTCTAATAACAGAGTAACACAATATTTCACTAATACTGCTCCAGTCTCTTCTAGTTCATCGGGTACAACTGGAGAAATAAGATTCGATTCTGATTATATCTATGTTTGTGTTGCCTCTGGATCTTGGAAAAGAGCAAATCTAACGATTTGGTAATATGAATTTTGAATTGACCGATGAAAATTTTATTATGTACGCCATTAAATACTATGACAATCCTTATTGCAAAGGCATGGCAGAATTTTTAGATGATTTAAAAAGATTTAAATATCTTAAAAGATTATTTAGAAAATATAGTGCTACTAATGATTTAAAGGAAAGATTAATTCTAAATCATCTAATAGTAATTTACAATTTATTTGGTGCAGAAGCAGCAACAAAAATGTTATTCTTTAAGATTGAAAAGAAATACTGGTCACAGTTAAAGACCTTTTTAGTATTTCTCAATTATATGCCGTTAACCGTTATAGTATCTAAAGGTATTGAAGTATTAGAAAGTGATATACCTTTAGACGATAGAATTATAGAAATTTTAAGAAAGATATAAATGGGTAGATTTGTAGATTCAATGATTGCTTTAAGAATTTTAACTCTTTTGGTTACACCTTTTGTACAAACACCTGCCTATAAACTTGGTATTATTGATAAAAACGGTAAAGAATTAAAAACAATGCAGCAGCTTAATACTGCTGAAGAAAGAGATGCATATACTCTATTACATAGATTAGTTTATAGATTAAAACGTATTATTGAAAAGGTACCTATTGAAAACAAAAAATTGGTATCTCTTGCGGCCGCATATGCGTTAATACGAGAATCATTACAACAAGAAAAAGAACCAATAGATTTAGAAAAGAAGTATTTAAATAAGTTAAATGAAAATCTTGTCCAAGAATTGGTTATTGTAGAAGATTTTTTACATAAAAATAAAATGTTTACTTTTAAACAATATTCTGAACAAGAAGGTGGTGAAGGTGCTGCAACAGTGCCTACTAATAATATAGCTCAAGATACCCAAGCCATTGAAAAACCAGAGGGTTTTCCTATTTTCAAAAGAAGAAAAATTTTAAGGAGAAAACGATATGTTTAATTGGTTAAGAAATCTTTTTATTGGTGAAAAAGTTGCAGTACAAAAAAATGAGATTATTGAACAAAAAACTGAGGTTGTCATACCAGAAGTAAAAGAAGAAGTAGAGAAAATTGTTACTGATACTTTAGATGCCAATAAGAATGAAAAAGTAGATTCGCAAGAGGTGAAACTTGCTACTTCTAAAGTAAAAGAAAAAATAAAAACCAAGGTTAAAAATAAAAAAAAATAAATGGCGACATCACAATCGAGAATTTCTGTGCTTGAAACCAAAGTAGAATCAATAAAAGAGGATATCGTTGAAATTAAAGGCGATATCAAGAACGTCCAATCTAGAATAATTGAAGATAAAAAAGAATTAACTACTCAATTAGAAAAAATGTATAATGCTTCGTGTGAGCAGCATAGTCAATTGGCGAAAGAAATACGAGAATTGAAGCAGTTTAAAAATAAATGGATTTATATTTCTATGGGTGGACTTACAATGTTAGGTTGGATAGTGGCTTATTATGATAAATTGGCATTATTTTTACATTAGTATTGATTCTATTTACTAGCTATAATATAATAGTCTAATACGAGGACTATTATGTTATACATTGATCTTAAATATCTAAAGCTGATTCAAAATCGGCTACCGTTGTTTAAACAAAAGAGTGACCACGTTTATACATGTAGATGTATTATCTGTGGTGATTCAAGAAAAAAGGCAAATAAAACAAGAGGACATTTTTATATTATCAAAAATAGTGTTTTGTATAAATGTTTTAATTGTGATGCCAGTATGCAGTTCGGTACATTTCTTAAAAATTTAGATAAAATTTTATATGACCAATATGTATTAGAAAGATATAGTGCCGGTTTGCCTTTTAATAAACCTCACCAAGATGCTTCAGATGTTTTTAAAACCAAACCATTAAAAATAGAAAATACATCTATCGCGTTTCTCGATAATACGTTGAATCGATTAGATAAATTATCAGATGAGCACGAGGCAGTACAATTTTGTATTAAAAGAAAAATACCTAAAAGCTCTTTCAAGCGATTATATTTTGTAAATGACATACGAAAAATAGAACAACTATCAGACAAGTATAAAGATAAATTAAAAACATCTGAGCCTAGATTGGTTATTCCTTTTATTGATAAAACTGGGCAATTAATAGGTGTTACATGCAGAGCTTTAAGGGGTGAGGAATTAAGATACATTACAATCAAAGTACAAGAAGATGTTCCTTTTATTTTTGGTATGGATATTATCGATACTAATAAAAAAGTATTTGCAGTTGAAGGTCCGCTTGATTCATTGTTCATAAAAAATGCTATTGCTGTAGGTGGAACTACATTTAATAAACTTGAATCTATAGGTATTTCGAAAGAAAATTTAGTTATCGTTTTTGATAATCAACCTAGAAATAAAGAAGTGGTGAAATTAGTAAATAAAGCAATTGAAAACAATTTTAATGTTGTAATTTGGCCTCAAAATTTAATAGAAAAAGATATAAATGATATGGTAATTGCCGGAAAAAATATAGAAAAGATTTTAAATGCAAATATTTTTAATGGTTTAGAAGCAAAAATGAATTTTACAGTATGGAAGAGAGTATGAAAGTAAAATTAATTAGTTATTCGCAGCATGCGTTTGATCCTGCTTTAGGAGATAAAATTGAATCAGATATTTTTAATCAACAAGATCTTATTGCCTACTGCGCCAGAGTCTCGAACCCAACGAATCAATCCAACACAGAAACCTCGGACCGATTACTTCGATACCTTATTAAACACAAACACTGGTCACCCTTCGAAATGGTCAGTGCCTGTCTCGAAATCACCACTACCCGTGACATTGCAAGACAAATCCTCAGACACCGAAGTTTTAGTTTTCAAGAGTTCAGCCAGCGATATGCTGATCCAGTTAAAGAACTCAATTTTGTTCTTAGAGACGCAAGGCTACAAGACCCCAATAATAGACAAAACTCGATTGAACTTGATTTTAGACAGCAAGAGCACAGAGAAATTTCAGAATGGTGGATAACTTCACAGCATGAGCTTCTGAAGAAAACAAAGGAAATATATACTACAGCCGTCAGATTAGGTATAGCAAAAGAACAAGCAAGAGCAGTATTGCCCGAAGGCTTAACGGAGTCAAAAATGTATGTTAATGGAACCTTGAGGTCTTGGATTCATTACTGTGAATTGAGATCAGATAATGGAACACAATTAGAACACAGGGAAATTGCAAAGGCTTGCGCGCAAGTTATTTCCAAAATATTCCCATTGATGAATAACTTTGTAGGAACAACATGAATACTAAAATAGATGTCGCTGCTTTTATGTTTGCAGGAAATCATAACGTAGAAACAACTAATCCTGGTTTTTATCCTGGTAGAATCGACCAAATAAATCTCTATGCAAATTTGATTAAAGAAGAATACGAAGAATTAACTGCAGCACTTGCCAAAAAAGATATTGTTGAAACAGCTGATGCTTGTATTGATTTGATCTGGGTTATTGAAGGACTAATGTACAGTGCCGGCATTGATCCCCAAACGGTATGGGATGAAATAGCTAAATCAAATCATAGCAAAACTGTAGATGGCAAATTAATGAAAAGAGAAGATGGTAAGATACTAAAGCCAGAGACTTTTCGACCACCCAATATTCAAAGAGCACTGGGGCTATAAATGACACTATTCACTTTTCTAATTGAATTCATACCAGATTTAGTATGGGTTCTTCTTTTCTTTGTAGGTGTAACTATGATGATCGCTGGGCAATTTCTGCGCGGCGTACCAATTATCATGCAATACAGACTGCCTTTGATGTTTATAGGTTTCTTTATTTTAATGATAAGTGTATGGTCACTTGGGGCTCTTGCCAATGAATCTAAATGGCAAGATCGTCTAAAAGAAGTTGAAGAACAAGTGAAAACCCAGGAAACAAGAGCAGAAGAAATAAATAAACAGCTTGAAAAAGAAATCGCTGATAAAAAAGAATTAGCTGAAAAGAAAAATAAAGTAATCACAAATGAAATAGTTAAGTGGCAGACAAAGGAAGTTCTAAAAGAAGTTACAGTGCAAGGACCCGAAAGAGTAAAAATTGAAAAAGTTATTGAATATATTGAAAACTGTCCAGTGCCTAAAGAAATGTTAGATATACACAATAAAGCTGCAGTACCTATAATTGAAAAGAATAAAGAAGGGGAAAAGAAATGAAACTAATTTTAGCTTTTCTTCTTGCAATTACCATATCTGGTTGTACCATGGTAGAAAGATTTATGCCAGCCAAGCCGAAATGGCCCTCTGTTCAAAAAGAATTAACTGACCCATGCCCAGATTTAAAAACTATAGAAGGTGATCAAGTAGCAATCACTGAACTACTGAAGGCGGTTGTCAACAATTACACGTTATATTATGAATGCTCTTTGAAGAATGATGGTTGGAATAAATGGTACAAGGAGCAAAAAAATAACTACGAGAAGGGCGGTAAAAAATGAAAAAATTATTACTTATAGTACCATTAATTATGCTAGCAGGTTGTGCCTCATCTGGTCCTAGCAATTACCAACTTTATGCCGAAACACAAGCAAAAATAGCTCAAGCTCATGCTGTAGCCGAAACTGCAAGATTCAATGCATTGGCTGAAATTGCAAAGAACGGTGATGCTGCAAGTAAAGTAGCAGCAGTTTTAAGTATTCAAATGAGTGGTGGATCAAATCAGCAAAGGCAGAATCAACAAGTTGCACCTCCCGAAACATTTGCTGATACAGCATTGAAATGGACAAGTGTTTTATTGCCGAACTTTACACAGTTTTATAGTATAAATCGTAATAGCGCTGTTGCTATGCGTCAAAGTGATAATCAAGCTGCTATAGCAGTCAGTACAAATCAAGCATTTACGGGTATTGCAACAGCAGGTCATAATGCAAATAGTAACATAGCAGCAAGCGGGTTTAATGCAATAAATCAATCTAACACAGCGGGATTTAATGCTTTGAACACACAAAGTACCAACGCATTTAATGCTTTGAACACACAAAGTACCAACGCATTTAATGCTTTAAATACGCAAAACACTTCCGCATTTAATAGCTTACAAAGTGTTGGAATAGCAGGTTTCAATGCGCTAAAAGATACTGCAAGCAAGATTCAAGCACCAACACCCAACATTACAGTGCAAGGCAATTATAATATTGGTGAAAATAGTGGCAATACGGGAAAGATTGCAGGTGGTGCAATAACTGATAGCACTTCAACACCAACGGTAGTAACTCAGCCTGCACCGACAATTGTAAACCCAGTTGTTGTGACTCAACCGGCTCCTGTTATAGTTGAAAAAACGGTAACAACCACAACCAATAATACAACGCAATCTAGCGGAACTGGTAAATAAAGAAAATTTCTTTATATCTAAAATATGAAAATCAATTTGCCATATTACAACACTAGTTACAGTGTTGTAGATAATATCTTTACCTATAATGAAGCAGATAAAATTTTCTATTGCTGCTTTAATAGTTTTTATACTTTAACAAGAAAATCTGCAGCATATGATGTAAATAGTGTACCACAACTTGAATGTCATGTAACAGAAAAAGAATTTACTGCATTGCCTTTTATGCATAATAAAAAATTTTTAGATACTGTTGCAATACATGGAACAGATTTAAATATAACAAGAGCTAGAATTATTTGTAATAATGCATTAGAGGTATGTAAGCTACATGTGGATGGATACGAAAACAACGATAAAACTATTTTATATTATGCAAATAAAAACTGGGATCATGAATATGGAGGAGACACAATATTTGCAAATGATGCAGGTGAGACTATAGCGACGATAAATTACAAACCCAATCGATTAGTAATTTTTGATGCTAAAATTCCACACAGATCAACTGCAGTATCGCCTGCCGCGAATCAATGGCGATTCACTATAGTAATAAATTTAAGTAAATAATAATAAGGTAATTTTAATGACGGATATCGCTCACGGCATAACAATAGACTATTCTCGGGATAATTTGTTTGACGAATTAGGAATAAAAAGATTAAAAGAAAGTTATATGAAAGATGAGGAGAAAAGCCCTCAAGAAAGATTTGCTTTTGTGTCTAGAACTTTTGGCAGCAATCCAGAGCATGCACAACGATTGTATGACTATTCGAGCAAACATTGGCTTTCATACAGTACCCCGATTCTGTCATTTGGAAGAAGCAAACGAGGATTGCCTATCAGTTGCTTTTTGACGTTTCTTCAAGATTCCGCGGAAGGATTAGTTAATACTCTTTCGGAAGTGAATTGGTTGTCGATGTTAGGGGGTGGAATTGGAATCGGTATTGGAATTCGTAGCGCTGATGATAAGTCTGTTGGCGTTATGCCTCATCTTAAAACATATGATGCATCATCTCTTGCATATAGACAGGGTAGGACTCGGCGTGGCAGCTATGCTGCATATCTGGACATTAGTCATCCTGATGTACTTTTATTTCTGGATATGCGTAAACCAACCGGCGATCCTAATATGCGCGCTCCTAATCTTCATCACGGCATCAATATTAGTGATGATTTTATGCGTATCATTGAAAAATGCATGATTGATTCCACCGCAGATGATACATTTGAATTAAGAGATCCTCACAATGGTTCTGTGCGAGAAAAAGTATCAGCAAGGGAATTGTGGCAACGTATTTTAGAATTAAGAATGCAAACAGGTGAGCCGTATTTACATTTTATTTCAACGAGCAACAAACATCTTCCTGAATTTCAGAAAAAGCTTGGATTAACAATTCGCCAAAGCAATTTGTGCAGTGAAATCGTTTTACCAACAGATAAAGACAGAACTGCTGTATGTTGCTTGTCCTCAGTAAATCTGGAGTATTATGATGATTGGAAAAACGATAAACTTTTTCTTCGGGACATTGCAGAGATGCTTGACAATGTTCTTTCTTACTTTATTGAAAATGCACCCGACACGGTATCTAGAGCCAAATATTCTGCAGTAAGAGAGCGTAGTATTGGTATTGGTGCCCTCGGTTTTCATGCCTATCTTCAGAAATGTGGATTGCCCTTTGAGTCTGCTCTCGCAGTCAGCAAAAATAAACAGATATTCAAACACATTCGTGAAGAATTAGATCTTGCAAACATCAAACTGGGAAAGGAAAGAGGTGAGGCTCCGGATGCAATTGGCACTGGACAAAGATTCAGTCATATGCTTGCCATAGCTCCTAATGCAAGCTCAAGTATAATCATGGGTAATACAAGTCCTTCCATTGAGCCATATCGCGCTAATGCTTATCGACAAGATACTTTATCTGGAGCTTTTCTAAATAAAAATAAATGGTTAGATATTATCATTAAGGAAAAGTGCTCTGCAGATTCTAAGTTGGATTATAATGAAATTTGGTCAAGCATTATTGCAAACGATGGTTCAGTTCAACATCTTATATGGATGGATGATTGGACAAAAGACGTATTTAAAACCTCTATGGAAATTGATCAAAGATGGATTATACAGCATGCCGCTGATCGCCAGCCATATATTGACCAAGCACAAAGTCTTAATCTCTTTTTCCGACCAGACTCAAACATTAAATACATCCATGCAGTTCATTTCATGGCTTGGAAAAATGGATTGAAAACACTTTACTATTGTCGTTCAGAAAAGATCACGAAAGCAGATAAAGTCTCTCGTAAAATAGAAAGACAAGTAATTGAGGAATTAGATATGAAAGCATTGGTTGAAGGAGATGAATGTCTAGCATGTCAATAAGTAAAATACTAGTATAAAACGAGGCAAATAATGATTAAAAAAATAAAAACAAAGTTAACCGATGAAAGACAATATTTTAAACCCTTTAACTATCCTTTTTGCTATGAAGCTTGGCTTAAACACGAACAATCGCACTGGCTTCACCTTGAAGTTCCAATGCTCGAAGATGTAAAGGATTGGAAAAATAAATTAACTGAAGATGAAAAGAAATTTCTAACACATATTTTTAGATTTTTCACACAAGGCGACATTGATGTTGCAGGAGGATATGTAAAAAATTATCTTCCCTACTTTCCTCAACCCGAAGTGAGAATGATGTTATGTGGTTTTGCTGCACGAGAAGCTTTGCATATTGCAGCATACTCCCATTTAATCGAATCGCTTGGCATGCCGGACACCACCTACAATGAATTTCTTGAATATGCGGAAATGCGAGAGAAACATGATTACATTCTAGATATCAGCTCAAAAAATAGTACTAAGCAATCTACAGCCGAACACATTGCTGCATTTAGCGCATTCACTGAGGGAATGCAACTTTTTAGTAGTTTTATTATGCTTCTTAATTTTCCTCGTCATGGTGTTATGAAGGGCATGGGGCAAATTATTACATGGTCAATTGCTGATGAAACACTGCATTCTGAGTCTATGATTAAACTATTTAGAACATATATAGAAGAAAATAGAGAAATCTGGAATGATGAACTTAAAGGAAAAATTTACACAATTGCTACCAAAATGGTGGAGCTTGAAGATAAGTTTATTGATTTGGCATTCGGCATGGTACGCGTGGCTAATCTGGACGCTGGTGACGTTAAACGTTATATCCGCTATATTACTGATCGTCGTCTTATCAGTATGGGTCTTAAAGGAATCATGAAAGTTAAAAAGAATCCGTTACCTTGGGTAGAAGAAATGTTAAATGCCCCCACTCACACTTCATTTTTTGAAAATAGAGTAACCGATTATGCGAAAGGGGCAATTACCGGATCTTGGACAGATGTTTGGGCAAAGACTGCTTGATGGAAAATTATGTAATTTTGAGACGTGAAATTTGTAATAGTTGCAGTAATTTGAAAATTTTACTTGGCGTTAAAATTTGTAATTTATGTGGGTGTTCTATTTGGGCCAAATCTATGCTGCCCAATGCAGAATGCCCTCTGAATAAGTGGGATACTGGTGACAATAAACAAAATTGATTTAGCACATTTAGAAGTAGCTGAGGTTTATTCCAGATTATCTAAAGCTCGTCGATTAAAAGTAGGCGCGGTTATAGTTAAAGAAAATAGAGTTATAAGTATTGGCTACAATGGAACTCCTGCTGGATGGGATAATAACTGTGAAAAAGAAGTTAATGGTGATCTTGAAACGAAAGCTGAGGTTATTCATGCGGAAGCTAATGCCATCGCTAAACTTGCTAGATCAAATGAGGCAGGGCTTGATAGTACTATGTACATTACACATGCACCATGTTTTGAATGCGCTAAATTAATTTATACTGCTGGTATTAAACGAGTTTATTTTAGAAATCATTATAGAAGTAATGATGGCATAGATTTTTTAGAAAAAACGAAAATTGAGGTGATTAAATTATGAAAAAAAGAATAGGATTTACAGCATCCACATTTGATTTATTTCATGCTGGACATATTGTAATGTTAGAAGAAGCAAAAAAACAATGCGATTGGTTAATAGCAGCAATTCAAATCGATCCAACTATTGATCGGCCAGCTGTTAAAAATAAACCAGTGCAATCTATTATTGAAAGACAAATTCAAGTAAGCGCTTGCAAACATGTAGATGAAGTGATTGTTTACAACGTTGAAAAAGAATTAGAAGATATTCTTTTAACTTTTCCGATTGACGTAAGAATAATCGGTGAGGAATATAAAGACAAAGATTTTACCGGTAAAGATATTTGTGAAAGAAGAAAGATAGAAATTTATTTTAACAAGCGAGATCATTATTTTAGTTCTACTGATTTACGTACGAGAGTTTTTGATGCTGAGCTTAAAAGAAGAGGAAAAATATGGGAAAACACCAGCATTTTGAATGCGTCGAATGTGATGCAGTCTTCAAAATAAAATTTGATTTAGATGAAAATTATTATGTCGTGACACACTGTCCATTTTGTGGAGCTGAAATAGACGAAGATCAGCACGAAGATTTTGATAATGAAGATATTATTTAATAAAATAATTTTGTTTAAAAATATTTGGTCATATACTTTTTTTATCTTTGCAATTATAGAATACTTTTACTTTACAATGTCTATTTGTGGTTCCAATTTGATCACGGGAGAAATGTGGTTTATGTGGTTAGTAATGGGACTGAGTATGTATAAAATAAAATGAAATTATGTCCTAAGTGCGGTGCGGAGCATTCCAAATCTGGTAAATTTTGTTCTAGAGCTTGTGCTAATTCTAGACAATGGACTGTTGAACAAAAAAAAGTATTCTCTGATAGACAAAGAGAATATATGGCTCGCGATGATTCAGAAGAACACAGAGCAAAAGAAGAATTACGTTTTAAGATTTTGCACAAAGCTGGAGTTCTTGGAGCACATAAATCCATATCTTTGGAACAACTAGATAAAGATGAAGTAATGACTAATCCAGATGATTACTTTTTCGTTGCTCCAAGAATAGAAATTGATGGCAAATACGTTGAAAATGGGGACTTGTGGGAGGAGATATAAATACTGATTTAATTTGGTATTTATATGTGGATGTATCAGAATAAACCGCTAGAAGAAATTCCAGAAAATGCATATGGTTTTGTTTATTTGATCACTAATAACGACAATGGCAAAAAATACATAGGCAAAAAGTTATTTTGGTTTAGAAAAACTAAAATATTAAAGGGTAAAAAGAAAAGATACAAAATTGAATCTGATTGGAAAACTTACTGGTCCTCATCCGAAGAGGTTAAGTCCCTTGTTCAAAACTTAGGAGAGCAATTATTTACCAGAGAAATACTTCACATTTGCGAGAGTAAGGGAATGTGTAATTATTTAGAAGCAAGGGAACAAATGGACAGAAGAGTTTTAGAATCAAATGATTACTACAATGGCACCATACAGTGCAGAATACATAAAACTCACGTAAAGTTAAAAGATTAATCTTAATCATAATTTAATCTTGCGCAGACTATAAAAATAATTAAATATTAATGTAGGTAAATTTTTTACTATCAGGCAAATTTGACATTTTGATGACAAGACATTTTTTTTACGTTAGAAAATGCAGATAGGTTCAGTTACTAACTGAATTTCGTAAATCAAGATGCAAAGATGCCTGCCCTTATTTTCATTTTACGTTTAGGAGATATATATGCGACTTCAAGAATTGGCAGCAAGATTAGTTGTAGTAGAAACAAAATTAGCAACTCTTACAGGGGTACAACCCAATACATCAAGTCCAGTAAGTGTTGAGGAGCTGGATTCGAGATTATCAGTTGTAGAAGTACAAGTAGATCGTTTATTGGCAGAAAAAGCTGAGAAACAAGTTGCAGATATCGTAGCTGCTTCTCCTGATAAAGCACCAGTATCAGTTGCGGATATTGTTGCATTATCTGCTAGCTCAAATGTTCCTCAGGCTGCAGATATTGTTGCAGATGTTTTAGCTGTTCAAATGGAAGCACCCGCAATTCAAGATCCAGAAGTTGCAGCTATTGTAACTGCAGCTATTAAGGCAGTTATAAGCGCTGATCCTGAAGTTGTTGCAGATCCTGCAGCTATCAAAGCAGTTATTACTGAAACTGTTGCACATATGCCTGCTCCTGCATCTGATGTTGAAGATCAGGTTACTGCAGCAATTGCAGAAGTTTTAGCAGCAGCAACTGGTCAAGAAGTAACTAAAGATGAACACGAAGAAATACGAGATGCAGTGATAACACCATCCGATACTGCGCTAGATGCAATTGAAGCAAGATTAACTGTTGCCGAAGCAAAGGTTGAAAGCCTGTTGGGAAAGTAATTAGTAAAATTAAAAGATGGTTCTATAGTATTATAGGATACTAAAAGATATCAATAATCATGCACTACCGATCCATCTTCATATCTGATGTACATTTAGGTAGTAAAGGTTGTAAGGCGGAATTATTAGTAAATTTTCTTAAAAATAATTCCGCTGATAAGTTATATCTTATAGGTGACATAGTTGATGGTTGGAAAATTCAACAAAATAAATGGGCTTGGAAACAAGCCCATTCCAATGTAGTTCGTCGAGTCTTAGGACACGCAAAACAAGGAACTGAAGTATTTTATGTAGCCGGAAATCATGATGAATTTCTTAGACCTCTAATACCTTATGGTATATCGTTTGGTAGAATACATATAATTAATCAAATGTCTCACATCGGTATCGATGGAAAAAGATATTTGGTATTACATGGTGATCTATTTGATGGTATCTCAAGACTTGCTCCCTGGATAAGTTTTTTAGGAGATAAGGCATATGATTTACTACTCATCTTCAATACTTCATTCAATCGTTGGAGGCATAGATTCGGATTCGGTTATTGGTCTCTTTCTCAATTTCTTAAACAACGTGTCAAGCGGGCTGTGGACTTTATTTTTCATTTCGAGCGCAATCTCATTGACTATGGCCGTAAGCGTGGGTTTGACGGAGTCATTTGTGGACACATCCACAAACCAGAAATCAAAACCATAGATGGATTTGTATATATGAATGATGGTGACTGGGTAGAATCATGTAGTGCTTTAGTTGAACATCCTAATGGTCGTTGGGAAATAATTTATTGGACCAAAGAAATTCCGGAATAATTTATAGGAGATTTTATGTTTTTTCTTAATTTTTACAATCCATATTATTGGTACAATGTATTAAATCTATCAACAATGCAAAACACTGAAGAAGGTTTATCAAATAATGTAGAAGAAGATCCTCAGGATTTTGACATAGAAGTAGAGTATACAGAATGAAAAATGTATGGGTCTTTCATTATGATTCCTTATCTGTTGAAAAAGATACTGAGACCCGTAGTTTGGTTGAACGATTTAAAAAGCACGGTATAGACTGCAAAGTGTATCAACCAAAGAATTTTGATATTATTACAAGTCGTAAAAGTCATAAGAGTATTCGCTATCAAGGTAGTCGTATTGAACTACCAGATGCTGTACTTGTAAGAACTGGTGCAGGAACAAACTATTTTACGCTGGCACTGCTTAGACAATTAGAAAACTTTGATATACCAATTATCAATAACAGTCAAAGTATAATGCATAGTAGAGACAAAATGATCAGTAGTCAAATATTGGCCCGCGCCAAGTTGCCTACACCAAGAACCATGTTGGTCAGTCATCCTATTAATATTGACATAGTAGAACAGGAGATTGGTTTTCCCTGTGTAGTAAAACTGGTAACAGGTAGTCAAGGGAGGGGTGTTTATCTCTGCAGAGATAAAGATATGTTTGTTAATTTAATGGATCTAACAGACAATCTTAAGAGTAAAAAAACTCTAATCATACAAGAGTTTATTAACAGCGGAGAATTATTTGATCTTAGAGTTTGGGTCATTGGGGGCAAGACTATAACTGCTATGAAGCGTACACCACCTAAAGATGATTTTAAAGCCAATATTACTAGGGGAGGTATAGGTGAACCTTTTGATTTAAATGAGGAAATTAGTGATCTAGCCAGTAAGACTGCTAGGGCATTTGATCTTGAAATAACTGGAGTAGATTTACTATTTAATGGTGAAAAATATCTAGTATGTGAAGCCAACAGCAGTCCTGGTTTTGAGGGCATAGATAGGTACTGCGGCACCAATATGGCCGAACAAATAGTTAATTATATAAGGAATAGAAATGATTTTCGATTTAGTAAGTGATTTGCACATTGATCACTGGGGTCGTAGTTTTGAAACTGATTGGCTATGCGATCAAAAAAGTGATATTCTAGTTGTTGCAGGAGATACTAGTGATAGTGTAGATATAACATGTGAATATTTACACAAGCTTACTAATTATTATACAGATGTTTTAGTTGTTGATGGTAATCATGAACATCAAAATAATATGGAAAATTTAGAAGAATCAATACAATACTGGAAATCCTGCGTATCCCAAACATTGGCAACTTATCTGGGAGATAAACAACCCACAATAAATGGTGTTAAATTTATTGGAATCTGTGGATGGTGGAGTTTTGATTTTGGCTTACCCAATATTAGCTCAGAACAAACTATATCTACATGTAAAGATCGTTATGGACTTACTGATATTGCAATTCAAAATCAAATGAATCAAAGTCTTCTAGATGCAAATCATATTACAAATTTAATGGTGGAAGCAACACTTAATTCCGAAGTAAATGATATTGTAGTTGTTACTCATAGTTTGCCTCACTCCAGTTGTATTAGTTGGAATAGATACCCTCCAGATTACAATGTAGTGGGTTGCTATGGAAATACTAGACTGCAATGGGTATTAGACGCTGATATTAATAAAAAATGTCGCTATTGGGTTTTTGGACATAATCATGATAGAAAAAATGTACCATATAAGTCTCTACGTTTCATCAGTAATCCTCGAGGCCGTCGTGAAGATTGGAACAGAATAGATTATCAAGCTCATACGATAGAAATTTAAATAAAAAATGAATTTTATCACAGATTGTGATATTATAAATTCTATAGATATAAATGATCTTTGGGTAATTGACAAATTTATATTGTCTAAGAAATTGGGATACTTATGTGGGCCGGCAGGGGTCCTTCCACCAAATGAAGGAAAATATATTGTTCGTCCTTGCATAAATATAAGAATGCTATCTAAAGGTGCTAAATTCATGTGGTTAAATACCATAGATGATATAATACCCGACGGATTCTTTTGGTGTGAAGTATTTGAAGGTCGTCATAGAACTTTTGACTACAATTGGGGCAAACAAATACTAGCTGTTGAAGGTTTTAGAGACGATCCCGACCGATTAGACAGATTTAGCAGATGGACCAAAATAGATGATGAATATATACTACCAGATTTTATTCAAGAAATAGCTTCTAGATATGAATGGTTTAATATTGAAACCATTGGTAATAAAATTATAGAAGCGCACTTTAGATATAATGATGATTTTGCTAATCACAATGCCAAAACAATTATTCCTATTTGGAAAGAATATTTTTATGAAAGTCAAGAGGGCGATAGACTAGGATTTTTATTAAGATATGACTAAAAAGATACTAGTAATAACTGATAACTTAACAGATCAGATTAATGGTGTGGTTACAACCTATAAAAATCTTGAGGCGTTTGCGATTCGTGATGATTATAACATTGTTTATATTACTCCCAATGAGTTCCGCCACTTTGATTGCCCTGTGTATAACGAAGTCAAGATTGCCTATCCGAGGTCGATGGGCACGAAGATTAAGAAGATCAATCCGAATTATATCCATATCGCAACAGAGGGTCCTGTGGGTTTGTGGGCTCGAGCATATCTTACAAAACGTGGTTATAGTTACAATACTGCTTATCATACTAAATTCCCTGAAGGATTACATACCTTGGTTGGAATACCTGAAACCATAACTTGGAAGTATATTAAATGGTTTCACAAACATACAGGCAAAGTATTAACAACTACAGATGCAATGGTAAATCTACTAAAGGAAAAAGGTTTGAGAGCAGAAATTATTCCTTGGACACGAGGAGTTGACAGATCTATTTTTAATGATTCGCTGAGAAATAAATCTAATAAAGTCGTCAAGTTGGTTTGTGTTAGTAGAATTAGTAAAGAAAAAAATCTAGATGATTTCTGTAGTTTAGTTTATCCAAACGCTGAGAAAATACTCGTGGGCGATGGCCCATACCGAGAAGAATTAGAAAACAAATATTCTGATGTAAAATTTGTTGGATTTAAAACGGGAACAGATTTAGCTTACTATTTTGCCAATGCTGATGTATTTGTTTTTCCATCACGTTGGGAAACTTTCGGAATCGTAATGATAGAAGCCATGGCATGTGGTACTCCAGTTGCAGCTTATCCGTGTCAAGGGCCCTTGGAAGTAGTTGATCACGGAAGTACTGGATTTCTTAGTAACGATTTAAATTTAGCAATCACTGAGTGTTTATCATTAGATAGAAATGAAGTGATATGTAAAAGTAATAAGTGGTCTTGGGAATCTGCTTGGAATATTTTTAAAGATAACTTAACGCCATTAGATAAAAAACACTGAGATATCAAAATACACAATACAATGTTATTGTATAAGTTTTAGTATCCGAGCATTTGACTCGGATAACTTTTGGTTATATAATATGGTATGATGAGAAAAAAGCGATCTGACAGACGTCACATTGTATACATGCTACAGAACACCGTAACAGGCGAGTTCTACATTGGTGTTACTCAGGGATTTAGACAAAAGGATCTTCGTGTACGAGTGCTAAAGCACTTTCAGAGGGCCCTAGCAGAGTCTAAAGACTGGGCATTGTGCAAGAATATTCGCACATACGGCCCTGAGAGCTTCTTCTGGACCATCTTAGAAGTCGTGAAGGGCAAAGTGCCAGCGCATGACTTCGAGCGTCTGCTGACCAAGATGTACAAGCCAGAGTTGAACACCCAGTAACCCTTCAGAGTGCTCGGGCTCTTGACATGGATTACTTTTGGTTTTATAATATGGGTATAGTGAAATTTAGGAGATGCAAATGGCTTCAGTAGCAATCAAGTTCAATGAGTCCAAGAAGCGCTGGGAAGGCATGGTAAATGGTCGTGTCAAATCCCACAGTACTCATCTTGATTACGTGCAAAATAAGATGACTGCGTTGGGATACAGAGTATCTGCAGAACAAGATCTTAAAGAAGATGCAAAGAAAGTTGACGAATTTGGTATTACCAAGCGTTTCGAGTTCGTCAAGCAGATGGTGTCAATGGTTGCAAGGAAAACGGTGGCATCGGCAATCATTACTGGCCAAGGTGGTCTAGGTAAGACTCATAGTGTCATCAAAGCTCTAAAAGATTGTGGTCTACATGATGTTACTGATCTTGCATCATTCGAGATTGGAACTCGTTTGCAAGGATCTAAATCTTTTCGTATCATCAAAGGATTCAGCACTGCGAAGGGTTTGTATCGTTCACTGTTCGAAGGCAACGGTATGACTCTAGTGTTTGATGACACAGATAATATCTTGAAAGACCCGGTTGCTCTTAACCTTTTGAAGGGTGCACTAGATTCGTATGGTGAACGTTATATCAATTGGAATGCTGATATCAAAGACGAAGACTTGCCTAGGTCTTTTAAGTTTACTGGAAGTATCGTGTTTATCAGCAACAAAGACATGGAGACACTAGATCAAGCAGTCCGTTCGCGTGCTTTGTGTGTCGACCTGAGCATGACTGAATCTCAAAAGATTGAGCGTATGGAGACTATTGTCGACGATGCAGAATTCTTGCCCGAGTACAGTAAAGAATACAAGCATGATGCTTTAGAGTTTTTGCGTTCAATGGTCAAGAGTGTTCAGAATCTATCGCTTCGATCACTTATCAGTGTAGTAAAGATTCGTGCTGAGGGTGGCAACTGGAAAGAATTGGCTAAGTACATCTTAACTGCTGGGACTTGATTCAGCAGTCTTTTTAATATATACTTATTGAATATTGTAAGGAATTAATATGAGAAAACGTTTAGTACCCGGTTTAAAGAATTCACAGCGTGTTCGATTCATCATTGATGGATTCGGGTTCTTTTGTACGGTAGAAGATCTTTGGATGAATACTGGTACAACTAGTCATGCTACTGCTCTACAGGATGCAGTCTTTGCTCTCGCATCTAGCAAGAGTGACCCAGGACCTGCGGGGAAGGCATGCATTGGTATTGCTGGGACATGGCGCGGACACAATGTTCAAATTGATCTTTGCTAGGGGTATTATGAATAATACCGTTGTGTTAAGCTTCAATGATTCTGTTGTTATTCTCAATCTTGTACAGTATCACTCAAAATGAGTATACTAGAAATTTTATTGGGAGCAGTTTTAATTTGGGCAATTATTGCTAATATTAGGGGAGACTATCCAAGCTCTCGCATGAAAGTGTCTCGTCCCGTATCTATAAGTGAAATAGTTTTTATAAAAATTGAAAAAATTGATGACAATTATTATCTTTGGAACAAAGATACCGAAGATTTTTTAGCTCAAGGTCCCACTATAGAAAAGGCTTTACAAGCATTGATGATGAGATATCCAAATACAACCTTTAAAAACGAATAGCAAGACTCAAAATAAATTCAAAAAAGGATTAAAATGCCTGAATTAAAACCATGTCCGTGTTGCGGCAGCACAGATATTAAGTTTATTTCCTTAACACAAGAAAACATTGATATGAGTCTTATTACTTGTAATAATTGTGGTATTATGGCATCTGCTTTACAGACAAAACCAAATGATCCTGTTACTGTCTGGAATAAACGTTTTAACGAAAATTTATTGGCTTGACATATTTAACTTTTGAATATACAATATTGGTATAGTAACAAAAAGGAGTTTTTATTATGGGTTTAGACATGTATTTAAGAGCACGTCGTCATTTGAGTTATGATGACGTTCGTCGCAATACACTAATACAAGAATTCAACGTTCCCGATGGTTGGGAAACAAACGAAGTCAGCTTTGAAGTAGGCTACTGGAGAAAAGCCAATGCCATTCACAAGTGGTTCGTTGACAACATCCAAAGTGGAAACGATAACTGCGGTGAGTATTATCTGAATAAAGTTGATCTTCAGACTCTTCGAGATCTTTGTACGCGAGTAAAAGCTGAACCAGACAAGGCGCAAGAGCTGCTACCTTCGCAGAGCGGATTCTTTTTTGGTAGTACTCAATATGATGAGGGGTACTTTCATGATATTGATCAGACCATTGCCATTATAGATAGAGTTCTTAACTGTAATGATGCAGGTTTTGACTACTATTATTCTTCGAGCTGGTAAATGAATAGAATTAGTTTGCTTGAAAAAGCAGGTTTTGTTTTGTGGGGCGACGAAGAGTATGCTACTGGCATTGTAGACTGGGCATCTAACTATGACGATGAAGTCTACAATCTTATCAATATTGTAATCGACGAGTGTGCAAAACAAGTAGATCACATTAAAGTATTGGACAGTACTCTCGGTGATCACATCAGACAAAAAATGAATGGAGTGAAAAGTGAAGTTTAATCGTTTTGATTTTGAGCAGCAACTGTTAGAATGTTGGGGTGTTACCAAGGACATCAAAACTCTATGCGAGGCAGTGTGTGATAGAAATCCTGCTATGACTGAGGATGAGATTGCTAATGTTCTAATTGGATTAGAATCTCTCTATGAATTGAAGTTCAATAAGTTGTGGCAGTTGTTTGAAGCTGATGCACATGAACGAGGCATTGATTCCCCAAAGGTTGACAGCTAATACTGTTTCAATTATAATTATGGTATAGTGAAAGGAACAGACATGAACATGAATGATCTACACAAATTATCCAACAAAGAACTAGAAACGATTCTTGCAAAGATCGAGATGGAATTACGAGAGCGCAATCTAGATGCCGAGTATCAACTTTTTGAACAGCAAATGATGATGGCCATTGAAGGAGATGAAATTGATTTCTAGAGCAAGAGAATATACAAATCGAATTCTTGAATTGGATGAGGATGGATTGCTAGATCGAGATTGGCTAATTTTTTCATTACTCAATTGGATGTCCGAACAAGAAGTAAGATCTTTTTATGAGCGCGTTGTTCAATCCGAAATACTAGATTCTATGGATGACAATGATGAATAAATGGAAAGATACATCTACAATGCATTACTACTACAGAGAATCTGATGGTAGAGTTTTGGGTAGTGCTTGGTTTTATCCTTTGAATACTGTTTTGTGGTCATCAAAGATTTTTGAAGATGAGTTTCCTTTTACAAATGCGAGTGAAAAGTTTCTAGGTAACTTTATTGATGAGAAAAGTGCCAAAATGGCTGTGGAAAATTATTGGTTGAAAGAATCTAACACATTGGAGTATGTAAGTGAAGGTAGTAATTAATCGTTGTTATGGTGGCTTTGGTCTTAGCTTTGAAGCATGCAAACTAATCGCAGAGCGCAAGGGTTGGACTCTGGCTACAGACGATTATGATAATGAATACTTTATTCCAGAACTAGGTGAAGATCAAAGACTTGATCCATATGATCTCGAGCGCAATGATCCAGACCTTGTTGCTGTAGTAGAGGAGTTAGGAGAAGCAGCCGACGGGTATGGTGCAGAACTTAAAATTGTTGATATCCCCGATGATGTTCAGTGGCATATTCAAGAATATGATGGAGTGGAAAAGGTTTGTGAAGATCACCGAACCTGGTTATAATGGGTGCAGGATTCAAATTCAAACGTAAGCAAAGAAGTGAGGTATATTCGGACATGAATAAAATTACCCTAGATAGAGATGCTCTAGAAACTATTCTTAAACTAGTAGACCAACTCAATCCAAATAATACTATTGATGGTGATAGAGTTACTATTACTGCAGATAACAGTTCGGGTATTGGTGTCATTATAGCTGTTGAAATTCCTATAGACATCAACGGTGTTAATGGAACCTTTACAAAAGTTATCGTAGATTCAACAAAATGGTAATGAAAACATATACCGTTGAAGAATTATTTTCAGACATACCCGGAGACCCGGCCAATGTACTCTTAACTTTTCCCCCGGAGGTACTAGAATCAGTATGCTGGGAGCCAGGAGATACCCTGAACATTCGTACCGAAGACGATAAAATCATCATTGGAAAAAAACATGGGAATGCTTGACTATGTTTCCTACAATGGCTTTCGGTATCAATCCCGGACTACACCAGCACAATGTCTGTATGAATATAAAATACAAATGGATCTGGAGTCTGGTTTGGTTTCTCTATGGGTGGAGGAACACGATAGCAACCCTTTACTGGACTATGATAAAAAGAACCCTCGATGGGTACTATGTGAGGATTTTACTGGTGAGGTTCGGTTTTACAGGAGCCTCGATAAATCCCGTACCAAATGGGAAGAATATTCAGCCTATTTTGTGAAGGGTAGGTTAAGAGAGATAAACAGGTTGGATGACAATGAGTGATATATCTAAACGCCGATGGGAAATAGACAAAGCTCGCAACAAGAAAATGGAAGAGCTTATGGAAGCTTATGATCGTGATGTCTATTATCCTGCCAAGCGACAACTAATAGAAGATTGTATTGCTGATGGTGGGCATAGAGGCGGAAAATATCACGACAACGGTTTTGGTTGGTCATGGTTCTATTGTGGTCGGTGCGGTGACAGATACGACATTACTGGACCTAACGGAGAAACAAAATGAAAGTGTGGATTGATCCGCCAAGTGGATGGCGCTATGGTTTTCCTAAAATCTATGATCCTGATTGTGGTAAACCTGTCATGGATTGGCTAGTTAGTGAAGGGTATCCGCAGGCAGAAATAGATGCGTTAGGTAAAGTATTTTTTACCAGATCATGGGGAGTAGATGAAGATGCAGACGACCAACCTTGAAGTAAATTGCTTAGACGAAGATGGTTACCCAACCGAAGAGTTTCTGACCAGTATTGAAATCTGGAGAGATAGACCTTTTACTGAACTCTTGGATATGATCAAGCCAAACTGGAAATATTCAGACTTTGGTTATTGGACTCAGCAAGAGGAAATTAACCAGCATGGTCGATCTGTGATAGCTTATAGACTCAGTACCGGTGGTTGGTCTGGCAATGAGGATATTATCAGAGCACTACAGGACAATCATATCTTCTGGAGTATTTGCTGGGTTAGCAGTCATCGTGGGGGACATTATGTATTTGAGGTGAGAGATGAATCAACCCTGGCAAATTAGACTTAAATGGTGGTTAAAGCAACACTGGATTGCAGTATTGCGTATTTCTTACTTTGTATTGAGTTTTGCTGTTATAGTATTTCTTCTATATGATAGGCAGTCATTGCTACAAAAACCAGTGCCAGCACCAATCATAGTAAAAGATGATACTGACACTAAAAGAATAGAAAGTCTAGAGCAAGAACTCAAATCCCAATCAACAGCGATTAAACAACTACAGCAGAAGAACGATGAGCTTGCTGTTACCAATAAACAATTGGAAAAGAGACAACAAACTCAGATTGAATTTTCCAAAAGACTATGTGAATACATATTTGTAATCACTGTAGATAAAAAGATTATTCCGAGGCAATGCTTATCTAATCACGACTGGAACAAAGAATAACCCTTCAGAGCGCTCAGGCTCTTGACATTCAATACTTTTTCCTTTAGAATTATGGTATAGAGAAAAGGAGATAAAAATGTATGTTATGCACGATTATGGTCTAGTTCGCATTGTTCGCGAAGGTGACCCTTTCACCAAAGCATTTGACATCGTTGTTCAATTCCGTGAGAACCTCGAGTCAGATTGGCAAATGTATCACGGATTCAATTCACTCAGTGACGACTATGCTTACACAAATGCTCGAGAAGCTGCTGGTCGTTGCATCAAAAATCTAGCAGCAAAATTCGCTAGTGCTTAAACTCTTTTGTATTCGCTGTCAAGTAACCCTTCAGAACGCTTGGGTGCTTGACACGGTGATCTTTTGAACATATAATTATGGTATGGTGAAGAACAAGGAGATAAAGATGTTCAAAAGTGACTTTGGTATGTTCTCGGAAGAGGGTGACATGGCAGTAGGGCATCTAATCGACTCTGCTCGTACTTATGGTTGGTCCTGGTCGCAGTGCCTCAAATGGATCAATGCTGTTAGCCGTAGTCGCCCTTCAATTGCAGAAATGAACGACACGGCGGTCCGAGAAGTGATCTATGACATTCTAGGATTTGACACCGACTTCTATTCGGAGTAATACCCCTTCGGTTGACACGGGTATCAAAAGCACATATAATTATGGTATAGTGAGAAGGAGATAGCAATGGCAAAGTTAATGATTCAGACTCAGGTGATGGAAAACTACGGTTCAGCTGAGAATCCCCATTGGAAAGCAAAGGGTGGCAATGATTACGTTGTCAAGAACTTTACTGCTTTCAACTCTGTCCCCAGTTATATCATGATGATTCGAGATCGTATCGAGATCGACAACGATTTCTGTCGCGAGTATATCGTCGACTATAGTGTGGAAACTGACGACTATCTTACTCAAGACGAGAAGTTACAGTTACGCTTTGATGGTAAGATCTCGTATTCGGCCCAAGAAGTTACTTACGGAGGTGTTTAATGAATATCTATACCAGACGTTATCGTAATGCTCTTCGTAAAGCAGCGAAGATCAATCGCATGATGAAGAAGGGTTATATCGTCCTGCACGAGGGTACTCCAAATCACAAAGGGTTTGTTCTGCAGGGTAAGGAGCTCTTGCTACAAGCATCAGATAACGTATTCTATCGTTTCTACGAGCATACTCCGGACTTTGATCATGGTTACTACACTAGAATTGATGATTGGAATGCAGTATTCAACCGATCTTTTGAAGTCTACGCACCCACGGCCCGAGTACAGTTATGAGCGAATATCAACCCGATGTCTGGGTCATGCTACGGATCACTAGTAAGCTGGTATCTGCAAAGCCTGTGTATAAAATTCTTGCTGGCTGGTACGGTGGTTATGCAAAAGATGATATCTGGAAGCTAAACAGTGGCTGTACGAGCGTTGAGACGGACGGTGATTACTATGTGTTTACAGGATCTAGCGGTAGTCGATATCGATGCCATGAGAACTTATATCGCACGAATTATCTGACTGGCTCCGTTCTTGCAGATCTTCAGAAAAACACGACTACTTCTACCATACAACTCATGCCCGAAACCACTAATTTTCTGGAACTAGATTATGAATGAACGAATTCGAGAACTAGCAACTGAGGCCAGATTGTTAACTGGATGGCCAGTAGGCGAAGTTGAATATCAAAAGTTCGCCCAGTTGATTGTTCAAGAATGCCTATTATCCCTGGAGCCAGATTTATACAGTAAAGAAATTGATTATGAGTTTGAACAAAGATTCTACAAACGTTGTAGAGACAAAATCATAAAACATTTCGAAGTTGAACAATGAATAGCCAAGAAATCAGTGATGCTGTGTATAACTACGCAATGAGTCGTAGCGACTTTACAGCACCTTATGGTGTATTACAAGGTGAGCATATCAACAAAAAAGGCACCAAGTTCAAGAGTGTGACTTTTGGTCGTGCCAGATCACTTGATGCTACAGTGGAAATCTATAATCGAAATTTTATAATTCTTCGATGTAGTGGTGTTGCTGATCAAGTATTCAACAATTATAGTGATCTGATGGTCGCATTGCAGGGGTTGTAATGATGCCAGAACAAATCGTTAGAATTACTGCTAAGGATAAAACTAAATGACAACAATTAAAAATCAATTTCCCGGTGTGACACGTCTAGAAAACGGCGACATAGTGTATGAGGATCATGTTTGGTGGAGTGAAGAATATTATAACGCCGGTCGTAATCCAATTGGTGTAAACTTTGATGATTCTGTCAATTGTAGATTTACTTTCGATAAAGACGGCAATCTAAAGAATGTGGAATTTATAAAATGAACGAACGAATTCGAGAACTTGCTGAACAGGCTTTTTTTTGATGAATCAACATCACTACCTAGCACCAAGATGTATACTTTTTCTGAACATAAATGAAAAAGTTCGCCGAGTTGATTGTTCGAACATGTATTGCTAAATGTGATGACTTGAATAGCATGAAGTATATTGCCAATCATTTTGGAGTTGAAGTTAAAGGATTGACAGATGAGTAACATTGTGCT